GAATACACCCTGCTCTTTTGCAGATATTTAAGGATGAGGATAGGTCAAATGTCTCTTGATGAATTTTTCGAGTACTTGAGCGCAAACCCAAATGCGTCTGATAGCGATGTTGATGATGCTATTTCTCTCATTTCTGACAATAATGAGCGCGATCTTGCTTCCGTATCCGCATGGGAGTTTTTGGCGTCATTGCGCGATCCAGAGGACATTTCCGCATGAGTAATTTCACCGCCGAGGCCAAGCTGGCACAGTTGAAGGAGACAGACAATGAACCTAAGTGAGATGATTGCGATAGACGTTAGCAAGGCTGAATGCTTTGATGATCGAGGCTACGGGCAGGGGTCTTAAACCCAAAAATTGTAGCAGCATCCATCATCGCCCGCCTGCATGAATGCGTGAAGCCTTTGGAGTGGGGACCGGAGGAGTGCGACGGTGGTTTTTACGTCAGCATCTGCATATCCGGCGACTTCTCTGCATTCTATCAAATTGACCAGACGGATTTCGACCTAGCCGAGGTGTCGTTTGGGATTGTATGCCATGAGTTTGGTAGCGACGTAATTTGGCGCGGCCCAAAAGATGACGCAAAGGCCGCAGCGCAAGCCCACTACGCCAAGCAGATCATCGCTAGGTTGGACCTATGACACCCAACCCATACCCACGTCAGCTGAATGGTGATCAACAGACTGAAATGACAACGAAATCGTGCGAAAACTGTGGAGTCCCGATGATTTTGAATGCGGATGCTTCTCCATTTGAACCAGACTACACCTGCTCTGTATGTGGAGGTCAGAAGATTGATCGCAACTACATTCCTGAGCCATTTGAGTCTACTCAAGAGCCTTCATTACTGGAATTTGTCATAGGTTTGACCGCAATCGTAGCTCTCATTTTTGCATTCGTCGTAGCGGGTGTCAATTCAATCCGGTGAGATGCAAAGCCACAAAGAAGTGATGAGAAAGGATTCTCTGTTATGAATGCAAGAGAAAAGGTCGCACGTAAGGTCAAGTCTGCTCTTGAGTCTGAAGGCTTCAAATCGATCTCTCTTCAGAGGGTCTATGATGGCATATGGTCTCCATCAGGTGGAGAGCGTCAACTGGACATTGCAAGATGGGATGTGACTGTCAAGTGTGAACATGATGACTCTGATCTGAAGTACAGCATCCACACCCATTCATAAGCTTTGCTACCCAGTCAACTCTTCACATGCATGGTATGCGACACCAACTCAAGCTGCAAAAGCTGTCGAAAATGTTCGCGATCATGATGATCCCAAATGGGATGAAGTGCTCAGGTGTTCGTAACTGAATACTGTAGACGATGTGGAGGGACTGGAGTTCTTGCTCGTCGTGGGGTCTCAAGATCAATCAATTATGTTGTATGCACTAGATGCAAGGGTCACAGAGGTAAGTGCATTAAATTGCACAAATGTTGCAATGAATTGTGTACATCTGATTCGAAGTGTGATATAATAGATGGTGACAACGAAGCTCTCTGGGTCACACCACCTGCTTCGACAATATATTATTCATCAACCTGGCATACGTTACTCAGTGAGTCACTGGTTACTCCTGAAGATTGATCGGAAGTCAGTATTGTCTCGTAATTTACGGAACAAGAAATGAATGGACGGATCGTCAGTCGGTTGTGTATGCGATGCAATCGGTTGTGTATGCGATGCAAAACGAGCTGTGTACATTGCGTCTCCGATAGTCTATAATCGAACTATAAACAAAGGAGACTCAATCATGACTGTCAAGCAACTGGAAGCACTCTTCGAATCGAACTCAGCATTCAAAGGAATGTCCGAAAACGTAAAGGAGACCGAATACGGTTTCTCATTCACATATGATGGTTTCCTACAATGTGCAATCGTCAAGGACCAAGGTCAATTCGTCGATGTTCAAGATTGCAACACAGATGAAGTTGATTCTGAATTCTACCCAACGACCTACGTCAAGGAAGGCAAATTCAATCGTTACGATTCGATCGAAGAATTGGTTGCATTCAATCAATCGTACTTCGATGAGTTCATGTCTTAAGCCAAACCAATTCGATTCTCCCTCACACTCAACACGAATGTGAGGGATTGTTGTGTGTTCATCCCTTTGAGGACGCTTCACTCGAATCGAATGATGACAGTGTATAGAGTGAGACGAGCTCTCCAAGGTTTTGAGTCGATTCGTCTGTAGTCTGAAGAGTTGCACTGATTCCACCATCACTCGATGAACCTGATGGACTGATTGGCACTGGGGTTCCAAGAGTAGCAAGACCTGCTGTATCAGCATACAGAGCCTTTTCAACAGGATGTGAGAGTCGAATGGGTCCTGAACCTGCAATCGAAACATTCCCATCAGATGAGACGAATGTTCCACTCGAACCAAAGAGAGTTGCTGACCCTGATCCACTGATTCCAACATTACCGCCACCAGCAATCGAAACGTTACCACTCGAACCCACTGTTGTGGATGCTGCACTGAAGATTGAGATGTCTGAGGTTGCGACTGCATTGATTGCATCATCTGACCTCAGACCAATGGACTCAGAAGCCTCAAGATTGAGAGTGCCTGATCGCGCAACTGCAGCGAATGCCTTAGAGTCGAATTGAAGATTGCCTTCGATTGCTGCAGTCATGAAACCACCAACACTCAATGCAGAGTCAGCACCAATCGTTTCAACCTTCTGACCTTCGATCTCAATGTTCATGTCTGCAGCCTTGATGTTGAGAGACGAACCGCATGTGATGTTGAGGTCCTCTTTCGTATTGATCGTTACGTTGTTGGCTACGATTCCTGCATCACCTTCCACGAAGATGTTGACGTTTCCATTCACCATCACAAAGTCATCACCACAGATCAGTGTGTACCGATCCTTTCGAATCACATTGCGTTGGGTCCCATTCTCATCGATCTCATATCCAGTCCCTGTACGATGTCTTTCAGCAATGCGTTCAGAACCAGGAGTATCGTCAACTTCCCTGTAATGCCCAGACTCCGAATGATCGACATGATTGTGCGGATAGACCGGTGCTGCTGTCGATGAAGGCATGCTAAATGGCATTGAGTCAGGCATGTAGTTTGCTGATGCGGCAACCTGATTTGCTTCAGACTCTTCACGATTCATCGTCTCTATAGGTCCATCAGCAAACTGACTGAAGATTGCTGAATTCGTACGACCCCCAGCTGTTTGGAACGAAATGCCTTGAGTCTGCTGATTCGCAGCACTCAGTGTCTGTATAGATGCGATCGCTACGTATCCTTTGACCTTAGCCTTCATGTCTGTAGACTCAAGCACACCCATCGAAATGAGTCGTGAGTAGAGGTACTTGCATTCAGTCAGAAAGATGGGTCTCTGATCAGCTGAAAGGAATGAGTCTCTCGAACTGATGCCATCTTTGCCTGTCCACATCGATGGTACCTTGAGTGATAGGTTCGTTGTACCAGGCTTCACATACCCAAGTCGAATCAGTTCATTCGCACCAAACTGATAGGATCCGAGAAAGCCTGTCGCATTCACTGTAGAGGCAGAGGTTCCGAGATACGATACGATGTTGTTTGCAAACTGAACGAACTCATCTTCAGTCAGAGGTCCGAAGGATACAGCATCATCGTCAAGCACACCAACTCTTGATACTGCCATACGGGCATTGGGACTTGCGATACCTGTGATGACGTCCTTCTCAGAACCAGGGTCTCTTGCATTCCCTGCGAATGATGACGACTGGGCAGGTATCGATGACAGCTGACCTCGCACGTATTCAGCACGAACGAACCGAAAGAACCTGTTGCGTAGGGTAGATGCGATCCCAACAGTCCTATTCAGTGAGACTCTATGGGGTACGTCGATAGACTGCTCGATTTCGAGTGCACTCTCTGTCATCTGTTCGAACGGTTCTGAGTACTGTTCAAGCAACCGTTCGAACCTCTGAATGATCTGGGTGAGTCGCAGTTCGAAGGTGACCACAGGAGATGGCAGAGAGAACCGTAGACGCAACTGAGTGAGTGAGGATCGCGTAGATAGCAGTGTAGTAGCGATGGTCAGCAGCTGATCTCGTATAGAGACGTCTGCATCCTTACGAGTGTCCCAGTTCTCGAACGCTGTTAAAATCGCGCTGGTACCCTTTTCTCCACTATGATTCTGGGACAAGAGAATGGGAACAGATGCAGAGGATTCGAACAAATCCCTTGTACTAAGGAGAAGTTGTTGAATCTGCACTCGGAGGGACGTGAATTCTTGCTCCTGGGATGCACTGAGTACGCTGAGTACATCCTGGCTACTCGGTAGATAGCTGGTGATGCCTGTGGATGAAGGTCCATCACTAGAGAGGTTGGAGATAGAAGGCTGCATGCTCTTCTCATATTCAGAGAAAGAGACTCGACCTGATTTGAAGACGAGGTTGGTTGGAGGTTGAGGTGAACGTAGCCTAGTAGAAAGGAACGAGGTGACGTTGTTGGAGAAGCTATCGTACTCCTTTACTATAGAGGAGAGAGAAGAAGTCTGCTTTTGTACAGTGGTTCGGATGAAGTTGGTGAAGGTCATGATGTCGGTGTCCTATCTATTACCAGATGTCGTTTACAGAACCGTAGCCGCTCTGGTGGTTGCTTTGTGTTGGGCCCTCGTTGGAGCCACCAGGAAGTGCGATCCCCTGTATGGCTTCGATCTCAGCACCAAAGATGTCGTCAGCAATGGACTCACCTTCGAGGTGCTCTTCGAATTCGACCTGTGTCGTGTACCAGGCAAAGAGCCAGAGGTTCTGTACGAGATCGTCTGTGCATCCCTTGGAGGCTTCGTATGAGGTGCCTTTCGATTCAAAGGTGCAGAGTTCGTTGTATGTCTCACGGTCCCGCACTGTCAGCTTCTTCGAACGTAGGAGACCCCGTAGTGTGGAGCACCCGATCGACTTGACTTTGGTTGTGGTGCGGATGCCGATCCCCATCTCATCCTTGGCGTTCATGCAATAGAGGTTGTCGTAGTCATAGTCGTTGCGAAGAGACACAGCGACGAGTGAGCCCGAAGCGTTGTTGTTCTCTACGACCAGTTGGGATTCGTTGTAGTGCTTTGCCCATGTGTCGACGAATGCTGCGAAGAGGAGTGGTGAGATGTCGTTGTTCTGGTATGCAGCAACCTGTCGATACGGCTGTTCGGTCACGTTGATGACGGAGAAGGTCGAATAGTCCTGTCCTTTGCCCTCAGCTGTGTCGACGATGGTTACATACGATTGCCCCTCTTCAGGGTTCTCGTAGATGCGGACACCTTCGAATTCGTCTTCAGGGTTTTGAAGAGTGTGGAGCTCTATGTCTTCGAGCACCTCTGTGTCGATCAGGTTGGTCTTGCCTGAGAGGAACTCAATGTTGTGCTCGATGCGGAACTCGAGGAGTGATGAGTCTTCGATCGTTGCGATCTTCCACTCTTCGTCACGACCAGGAACGAGGTTCCAGGGTACGCCAAAGCTGAAGAAGTTGCTGTTGCCTCCGATGGCCTTCTCCCATGTTTTGTAGAAGATGCCCTTCTTGCCGTCAGGCGTTGAGGTCATGGTGAGTCGCGAATCAGTACCTGATGAGATCACAGGAAGGGTCGACTTGTAGAAGTCTACGTCGTTCTTCACAAACGCGAATTCGTCGAGCAGCACTTCGTTCAGTGTGAAGCCACGTACAGAGTCATCAGCTGTGGATGCAGCGAACGCTTTCGAACCATTCTCTAGAGTGGTTGAGCCTTTGTTCCAGTCGATGACACCAGGCTGCATCCACAATGGGAGCTCCTCGTAGGCAAGACGGACACGAGAGAAGATTTCACGGGCTGTGCCACCCTTGTTCGCGAGGATGGCGATCTGATAGTCTTCATTGAAGAGGATTTTGTGTAGAATGCGGAGTGTCATGATTGTCGACTTCGCTGTCTGACGACCAGCCAAATAGATGGCGTTCCGAACTCCAGGCAACTCCATACAGCGAAGGAACTCTTTCTGATAGTCGTACAGATCAATGATGATGCGACCGTAGTCAAGCGTTCGAATGTAGAAGTATCGAGCAGCGAAGTAGATGACGTCCTCACGACAACGCTGAATCTCGTCGAGCATCTCCTGAGTGTACATGATCGGAAAGTAGGCTCGACGAATCTTTCTGTTGTTCATGTAGAAGGCGCGACGACCGTACTCGTTTGGATCGATGATACTCGGAATTTTGAGGTCGAATCGCGGCTCCACGTCGATGCCTCGTGCTGATTCAAGCCAGCGTGGGTTGGTGTATTGCTCAAGCAAAGGACTGTCCTTTTCGGTAGGCATTATTCATTCATATTTTACTCGATTGCTGACGGGAATGAATGCGATTCATGGGAATATCGTTTGAGTCTTTCGATCTGTTGAAAAGAATATGATGGGGGGGTGTAAAATAGTCGAATTAATTCAAACGAACTCAGGAGCAACCATGTCATCACGCATCAACATGAAGTCAGGTGGGGACCACATCGTTGCCTTGGAGTTCATGACACCAGACGACACATTAATGGTCATCTCATCTGCATCTCTTATTGGTGTCGGTAGCCTTACATCAACTGAAATCGCGGATCGAGCCACACTGTTTGTTGGAACGAACGGGATCGTTCAGGTGATGATCGATGGGAAGACTGCACCTTTTTTGCCGAAAGGAACTTATCAAATGAGGATTCAAGCCATAAACGACAGCAACTTTGCGGAAATTGTGGAGATCACCATCTATGCCGACTAACACAACTACACTCAAAATCACGACTTCAGCCCCAGCAAGGGTGCGAGTCGCAAACGCAAGTATCGTAAACATGCAGGGTGGCTTGACCGCGTACGAATCAGCAGTTGATGAAGGGTTCGTCGGAACACAAGCCGAATGGGTCGCCAGTCTCGCTGGTGCTGATGGTGCCGATGGCGCTGACGGTTTACCTGGCGCTGATGGTGCCGACGGTCTCAATGGTGCCGACGGTGCCGATGGGCTATCAGCCTATGATGTTGCTGTCGCGAATGGATTCGTCGGAACTGAAGCCGCATGGCTCTTCAGTATTCGAGGAGCCGATGGTGCAACTGGCACTCCTGGCGCTGACGGTCTCCCTGGTGCTGACGGTCCTTCCGCATACGATGTTGCTGTCACGAATGGATTCGTCGGAACTGAAGCTGCATGGTTGCTGAGTCTCAAAGGCACTGACGGTGCTCCTGGTGCTGACGGTCTCGATGGAGCAGCTGGTGCTCCTGGTGCTGACGGCATTGATGGTCCTTCCGCATATCAGATCGCAGTCAATAGTGGTTTCGTCGGAACTGAAGCTGCATGGTTGCTGAGTCTCGAAGGTGCTGATGGTGTCAACGGTTCTGACGGTTTGTCTGCTTATCAAGTAGCGGTCAATGGGGGTTTCGTAGGAACTGAAGCTGCATGGCTTCTGAGTCTCGAAGGTGCTGACGGTGCTCCTGGTGCAGATGGTCTCGATGGTGCAACTGGCGCTGACGGTTTGTCTGCATATCAGATCGCAGTCAATGGTGGATTCGCCGGAACTGAAGCTGAGTGGTTGCTGAGTCTCGAAGGTGCTGATGGTGCTCCTGGTGCAACTGGTGCTGACGGTCTCCCTGGTGCTGATGGTCTCAACGGGTCTGACGGTCCTTCCGCATACGATGTTGCTGTCACGAATGGATTCGTCGGAACTGAAGCTGCATGGCTTCTGAGTCTAGCAGCCGAAAACGATGGCGTTTTGGTCGAGGTCAGCGGGCGGTTTTATATGGAGACAAACAACCGCTGGGTGACATTCAACAAGGATTTAGGCATTTCGACGACGAACCAGTTGGACGATGCCGGGACGGGCGTCGACCCAACCTATGACTGGGCGCAGAGCGGGCCATATGTGCGGGCCGGGTCGCAGATAAAATCCTTTTTTGGTCGGATCACCCCGTCGGACAATGAGTTGACGGCTGTCAATCTGCGGCTCTATTTACTGCGCGCCGAACCCGGCGGTGATTGGGGTAGTGGCACGGGTGTCGAAAACCGCGTGCTACTGGCGCAGTTGACCAATTTTCCAGTCTCTAAATTCGCATGGCAAACGTTTGATGAGACCATCAATTACACATCGGATCGCCCCGGCGCACTGGTCGTCTATGTCCAGCCGGTCGGCACGCTCGCGCAGCGCCGGTTTCTCGTTTTCAATTTTGGTGTGATCTTGTAGCCATAATGGCGGCGAAATCCTGCAAAAGGAATGGCAAATTTTCAAGATGGGAGAGTTGCCGCACCTCAATGCCAATCAAAGGTCGACAAGCACTACAGAGAATACTTAGACCATAAGCTGGCTAACCACGTAAGGAAGCATTTTTCGTGGGAAATCGACAAATTCGGATATCGCTTTTGACAACAATGGCAACAAATCGAAAGACTTGCTGCCATGATTGATTTGTGATGTTCAGATCGACCTAGAATAGGAAGCCGAAGCGAATATCAACGTTTTCGTTGTGGTCTGTTTTGCTTGCTGCGACACCCACAGACACTTTTTCCACGATCTTGAAGTCGGTGCTGATTTGATACATTTTACCGTCATCGCCTGATCCGACACCAAATTGCGGAAGGAAACGACCAGCATCGTAGGCAATGGTCAAAAGTCCAGCATTTTGATCTTTGACGAGCTGACCTTCAAAACCGATCAGGAAGTCATAGCCCACTTCAATGCGATATCCAGTATAGAAGCCAGCAGTTTGTTCGGTCGATGTTTCAGTCCATGTGTTTGTCACGGTGTCAACGACATCAAAGAATGTAACTGTCCCACCTTGGCGCAATTCGGCACGATTACCCACAGGATCAGGAACAAAGTTCGACCCTGTTGTGTACACGAACGACGAATCAGGCTGCATCCAGATACCATCACCGTATCCTGCGGTGTATGCAATCGGTCCTGGATCGAGCTGCTCATGCTTCCATGGCTGATCTCCACGTGGAAGCGCTGCGATCTCAGAACTGTCGAGATGCTCATCAGGAGTCAAACACTTGCGAGTGCCGTGCTCTTCTCCGGACAAACACTCGAATGTATAGATGCTGCGTTCTTCAAGGATGTCAAAATCTTCACTGTAAGAACGGGTTTGTTCTGAATGACGCATGATTGCACCACCATATGCACCAGACCATCCGAGGTCTACAGACGTTTGCAGAGTGTTTGTGATTGGTGGTGCCAATCCTCCGGCGGATAAAGCAGATCCACACATCATGAAGGCCGCTGCGAGTTTGATAATGGTTTTCATTTGTTTCTCACTTTCGATGAGTTGAGGTTAACCTAAAGGGAAATTCCATCAGGTGCGAAATCGAAGAGATTGAATTCTCTTCTATCCTGCTTTAGTCTGCAGGAATTGGTTGCTCTGCACGTTTTCTGAGAGCTTTCTTGAGCGCTAAAACGTCTGGAGCGAATGTGTTTGGCGGCATTTTACCTGAGATGATTTGCTCGAGTGATGGAATGAGATAATCAACAATTTCTTCGAGCGTGGATGGGTCATCAACAGTTTTCTCCCAGTTTTTGAGAATTTCCAGAACTGTGTTCTTTCCGCCGCTCTTAAGCTTAAATTCCAGGCTTCCACTACATTTACCACCTCCAATATGCTCAAGTGTGAATGAAGGAGGAATAAAGACCACTTTATAGACAGGGTTCCAATATTCCTTCATCGTATGGTTACCTTGAAGGTGATAGACGACTATGTCACCTTCATGTATGTCCGTTCCATTCATATCTTGAAGACCAATGAATGCTTTTTCGTGAAGATGGTTCATGATGATTCCTCCTGTGAATTCACAGATCCTTTTTAGCTTCGTTGATAGCTTCAAGAAATCTGTGGCTTATGATGCTGTTAGCAGTTAACTCTGAAAACGTGCCGCGGTATGTGGGATATGGAGAAGCATACGTTGGGAAATATTCATGGTGATCTTCGTCGTATTCCATATATTCGAAGCATGTATCCTTGCAGCGTGCATCTTCAATTTCGAGCAGACACTCTTGGATAAGTTTCTTTCCGTATGAACGGTGAAACTTCTTCAAGGCTTTAAGCTCTACTCCAGCTCCACTACTCATATATGCTCCAGTATGAGGATTGATGGTATCAGATTTGTAGGACTTCTCGTACTGAAGCTGATGTTCTGCTTTGTAGTCTCCCAGAGAGATTTCAATCTTTTCGCCTTTGTTGAGAGTCTGCGGGACTTGGAAATGCGATTGCGATAAGTCATATTCAAATTCCTGTTGATTAGATTTCCATCAATGGGAGATCGTTTAGCCGAGGTCCTCTCCATAACGCAACTTGTTGAGGTGTGCAAGAGAGCTTCCAGCTTTGCGGCGTGCTTCAACCTTTGCTTTGGCCTTTTCCATACGGGCTTTTTCAGCAGCTTTACGCTCTTCAGCATCATTTTCATTGTGGCGTTGGATCATGTTACCAACTCCCCGCATAACTTTTCCTTCAGTAGGACGTTCGCGACGTTTGACATTTGAACTGTAGAGTGACTCTCTTGACATTCGAATTCCTTTGGTTTGTTTTATTGTTTCTGTAATTATAGAATATCATAAAGGTTGATAAATGTACACAACTCATTTGCAGAAACACAAATTAAATGAAGCTCGCTGAGTCTCTTGAGCAGATTGACAATATATCATTCATCAAATACGAACGGAGTACCCAGCGAATCACTGAGTACTCCTGATAAGCATCTGTGTGTCAGTTTTGTCTCGTAATGTTCAGAACAAACCATTCTAACACACTACGAACTATTTGTACACAATCAAAGTCGAAAATCAGACATTTCTTTCGGCAGCACACCCTTGATGTCGATGAAGATTCTGTTCTCGGAATCGACAATATGGGAATCAGTACCATAATCTACAAAAAGTTCATGAGGAACTGCGAGAATGACTGCGTCATACGCATCATCAGATTTGATGCCTTCACCCCATATGAAGTTGAGTTGTGGGTAGTCGGCTTCCACTCTTTCACGATCAATCACCGGGTCAAAGATGTCGACGTGATCTCCACATGATTGGATCATTTCGGCGATCTGTGCTACACGAGTGTCACGATAGTCAGCGCAGTTCTCTTTGAATGCGAAACCAAGGATGAGTGTCTTCGCTTCGTCAATTTCACGGACGGACTTCAGACCAATGTATGCGTTGAAGATATCCTCCACAATCTCGTCGTTGTTGATCTGTCGTGCAAGCTTCGTCATGTTCATCTTGACGCCGTACTGAGAAGCACGATTGATCAGGTAGAACGGATCAATGCTGATGCAATGACCACCAACCAGTCCAGGTTTGAGATCGATGAAGTCGTCTTTCGTTCGTGCAGCTTGAAGCACTTCAGCGGTGTCGATGCCAGTTGCGTTGAAAAAACGGGACAATTCGTTCATGAACGCAATGTTGATGTCACGCTGAGTGTTTTCAATGAGCTTCGATGATTCAGCCACTTGGATGGATGGGCACTTGTATGTGCCAGCTGTGATGATCGTCTTATAGAGTTGGTCGACAAGTTCGGCTACATACTCGTTTGAGCCCGATGTGAGCTTGATGCGATCCTTCATGCCTTTGCCCATTTCGTTGGGTTTCAGCCGTTCAGGACTGTAGCCAAATCCGAAGTCTGAATCACGAAACCAGCCAGATGTGTCTTCGATCGCAGTGATGCAAATTTCTTCAGTTGCACCAGGGTAGACGGTCGATTCGTAGATGACGATCGGCTGATCTTCACATGAGCGGACACCAAGACATCGACCAACCATTTCGGAAGCAGAGATGAGAGGTGTGAAATCAGGAAGATTGTCAGAAGTAACACCTGTCGGAACTGCAATGATGTAAAAGTCGGCGTCGCATGGAACAGACGACTCGAAACTTGTGAAGTGGATGTCGAGGTCTTTCAATTGGGTGCTCGTGACTTCGTTCGTCTTGTCAGTCCCGATGCAGAGGTCATGTACTCTCGCCTTATTGGTGTCGTATCCGTGGACGACAAATCCTGCTTCCGCAAATGCGATTGCAAGTGGAAGACCTACGTAGCCGAGTCCGATGACGCAGATGGTGACTTTTGATGGGTTGTCGATTTCAATCATTTGTTGTTTCCTTCGAACCAGATTGGAGGTACGCGGTTCTTCCAGCACATTGGATGCTTGAGAAGACTCGGCTTGAGATTGTAGTAGTTGATGTACGACTGAATTGGATTTCCTTCAACGACGCATTGTGGATAGCTTTTCATGGCGAGAGCGAATGGAGTAAGGTCGCCATGAGGTATGTTACTCGGTGGGTTTCTTAGGAATTGATCGTACACTTTGAACGATGTGTGATGCTTTCCGTATCTATAAGTGTATTCTGCGAACAATGCCTCAGTGTGCTTGCTTAGCCATTCGTAATTCGTAGTTGTTTCACGTGCCCAGAGAGTGCATGGGTGATTTCGATGTGCCATGAGGTAGACTTGAGCAACCACACGTTTACGGCTTGAAACTCCTGAGTCACCACGAACCTCCATAACAGATTCGCCGAAACTTGGAAGCATCATGAACTTTCGAGGCTTTTTGTAGACCTTCGAAGTGTCTTTCCATGCGAAGTAAACGGAGTCAACTTCACATTCAGTACCATCACAGACACGATGAATCGCACTGAGCATTTGAAGGGATTCGATAGGCATTTTGACGACATGTTTGTCGTATAGAGCTTGAGCAGCAGCGACTGGGTCACTGTCGACAGCGAAAATGTTCACCATGATTGAGTCCTTTGTTTGATAAATCCATCATATCACAGATGGGACAGATTGTACACAGTCATTTTGAAGAACGCAGTCTCTTTTGCACTCGAATAAGGGAATTCAATTGATCTCGGAGAGTGTAGCCTTCTTCATTGAAGTCACAATTTTCTCCGTATTCGCTGATCAATCTCCTAACATCTGCCAACTCTACAGCAACAGCACCGATTTTTGATGCAGAGTATGGTCTACCTGCATCAATAGGGTGTTGCACTCTCCACCCAACCCATGATCCTGGAAGCCACCCATAATCAAAATGTCGTTTGGAAACCTTTCCCCACGTAACACCCTTGAGCTTGTTCCACCAGTAGCCGTATCGAAATCCACGGTGAGTTCGTATGGTGCGAAGTTCGTACTCCCAGAATTCGATCTTCGCATGTGCTCCATAGACCGCAGTGTAGCTCTTGTCTCCGACTTTCAACTTCGTCACGATATAAGAAGACTCCTCAGAAAGGTGTTGATATCCTTCTTCGCTGATGGATCGTCGAAAATCTTGCAGATTCGAAGAAGACTTCCAGGCTTGAGAATGAACTCCTTGATGTGCTTGAATGATGGATTGTAGTCGTCGACGAAGGGCTTCACGAACACGAACTTGTTGATGCCTTTCAAGAGTGCAGCTTCGACGTACTCGTGCATTTGGTCTTGGTCGAGGCCTGTCGTGTAGACAAACAGTGTTGCGCTAGTGCGATCAGGCACCTGGTTGCAGAATTCAGCCATCGCGTCACGAAGCTGTTCATTACTGAGCTTTCGAAGACTCGTGATCGAAGAGTGTGGAACTTCGAGGTTCTTCTTCGTCCACTCGTCGAGCTCAGGATCGTTTTCGAGGACGAGAACCGAAGAGCCTTCGATGATTGTGACATTGTTGATTGAGTCTCGATGAAACAGCTTGAAGTATGAAAGACGATCATGAGAGACTTCATGGAATCCACCGTTCTTGTTGATGATTGTGACCTTTTCATTGCCACCTTTGATGCATTTAGCGACATTCATCAGCGTTAGTGAATGGTACTCATTGATAGCCAACGTGTGCGCAATCAAAGGTGCTGCCTTATTGAACTGCATCTTCAACAATGCCATGCTATGAATAGCTTTTGCACACTTCCCATAATAGTGATTCCATCTATCTGATGGAATTGCATTGCGAATCAGACGCTTAACATCGTCGTCGACCAGTTGTTGCTGCCATTCGAAGTATTCTTCATGCTCTTTGAAGTCAGCGATCGGGAAGACCTCGTGTTGTCCATCCAAGAGTGCTGTTCTCATGCTTGTTCTCCTTCATTGTGTGCTGTGCCTGCGAAGTTGGTGAGATTGTAGTACATGCGAAGATAGTCTTCGTCTCTCGTTTCAGTCTTGAAACGGGCAAATGTGCGGTTGTCGAAAGACCTTTCATCAATCTCGGTGATCTCGGAATAGCGATAACCGAAAACAGGGAATTTGTCGTCAAGGTAGTCCTGGACAGCTTTAAGCCGCTGCTGACCATCAATCACGAGGTTGTGAAGAGGACCTGTGAAGCTGATGTCCGAATTGATCGTATATGTCCCAAGGTTCATTCCTTTCCATGCACTCTCGATGAACGAAATACTCTGATCTTCAGTCCAAACGAATCCACGCTGCCATTCAGGGAGAAAGAAATGCAGAACCTTCCTGTAGCCATAAGGATTCGCACGAGGTTTTTCGCGATCTTGCTCATAGCGAAAGGTCAGTTCACTCATGGACATGGATTGATGCTGTCCGAAATTGATTCGGTCAGGCATTAATTTTCCTTCAGTGGGTCTGGTCATTAGTGTCTCCTTAGAGCAGGTAAATGCTTCGATGTCGCATGATGTGGTGTTGTCACTGAAGAACGAAACGAACATTGTCTTTCCAGCGCGAAGCTTCTTGATCTCTGCTTTGTCTTCAGGGGAGAAGTCGTAACCTTCTGATGACTGACCGAGATATCATTTTGCTCTCTGTACTGCCTTTGTGACTGAACAGAAACAGCGATTAGTCCATCTTCTGATCCACGGATTGCAAAAACTTTCTTCGGCATGATATTCTCCGTTTGTTTTGATTTAGCTTATGATTCAATGTAACACATCTATGATGCGATGTACACAGCTAAATGCAAACGGTTTGACAAAAAGGTTCAGCAGAGGGTGGATATGCAGGACATGAGACCATCGACGTAGCAATTGGTATTCTTCGCTTCCTGAATGAGGTATGTGCGCATGCCCTTCTTCGGAAGATCGGAGAATGGGAGAAGCACGTTGACATCTTCACCATCGAGAATGCCGTGGCAGTACGATACATCCCAGCGAGGATAGCCAGGGTCTGACAGAAGACGCAAACGTGTGAGCTTCAGACCAGGTGTGGTCCAATCAACACGACGCGTGATCTTTCCACGAGCTTGATGGTATGCAATTCCATCAGTGAGACCATCTGTCTCTCCAACTGACGGGCGATCAATCATCTTCGACATTAGTTCATCTCCAGTTTGGCATTCGAGGAGCCAAGGACAAAATTAATCGCGGTTTTCTTTGGTACATTGCGAACTTCACCGATGTGAGTGGTTACAGAGAAACCGCTGTGGCCTTCTTCAAGAATTACGATATTGTCATGCAAGTACACATGAACACGAAAGGTTTCAGAATGAAGATTGCAACCATCGGAAATGGCTTCTTCTGCAGTCATGGTCTTGATTAGCGAGAGTGTTTGCATGTTTGATATCCTTTGTTTTGTAGTTTTAGAATATCAAATTTTGTGCTAAATGTACACTACTTTTTGCTCAAACAGGCAACTTTCTTTTGGCGTAAATTCTGGGTAAAGGCTAGTGATGTCGTCGAGTTCATATGCGAGGTTACGCAGACGAAAATCGTAGTACGTGTGTATCCAATCGTGGGACAAAACCAGTTCTCCAATTTTCTCTTTTCCACGAAACTCACTGTGAACGTAATCAATCAATCGACCATCCTTATTAACGTCGTGCACCAAGATATGGACATGGTCGATAGGTTTCACAAGCTTGGAGATTTCATATGAGTAGTGACGAGCACATGAATGTGTCGGAACAACGAGCACATCATTCGGTTGAAGATTGTGAATCGTTCGATAGGTTCGACCTGATTTTCTGCTCCCATTCTCGAAGACATGAAGCATCATATCGAAATTAATGCGATAGCGATTGATCTCGTCGGCATTCTTTGATGGATTTTTCATGGATTTCCTTTCAGAACAGATCAAGCTGCTCTTTCTGTGTGAAGTTGTAGCCAGTCGCACTAAAGAGAATGTGAGTCTGACCAGAGAAAACGGCTTCAAATTGACGTTTATGATCGATGAACTTTGACAGATCAACCTCGTCAAAGAACGAAGGCCATTCATCGCACCATGATATGACGTTAGAACCGACAGGATTTGGTTTCGAGAGATAGACGTACTTGATCGAACTGCCATTCTTGATGAGTGAAACATCGGCTTTAGTCTCCAAAGCAAGACGATTGTGTGCGATCGAACCACGAACGTGAAGAGGTGTTCCTTTCATGAAGCCTTCTTGGACTTCGTATTTGGAGACATCTGAGACACCAGTATTACGAGCAATGCTGTCAGGTGGCATCAAGTCGAAGTCAGCTCTGAACGAACATTCGAAATCGTATGCTTCCTCATCGGAGTAGAAAATCTTCGTCATGAATTCGACAAGTTTATCCTTGACGACCTTTGGTGTCGATTTCTGAATGATCGTAAGACCCTGAGTTTTCTGAGGGTATGGCTCATGATACTCAGCACCTTCCTCATCGAATTTGAGCATGCTGTACTTCTTCTTCGCAGTGAAGATGGCAGCAGGTGAAACGATTTCACGGTCAGCTTTGAGGACTGAAGAGTCAACAGCGTTGGTTGCCTTGCCGACTTTCTCCATTGCGATGTTGATCACCTTCTGAACGATGGTGTCAGCGAACCAGCGAATGAAGCAGAGACGTTCGTATTCGGACATGTCGAGTTGAGACACGATCTGTTCGATTTCGAACATAACAGAGTCTGTGTCACCTGCGACCAGTCGACACTTTGCTGGCTTGAGAGTGTCAATGGACTTTCGCTTGAGGAACTTCTTCTCATACATGCGAATGGCGTTCAGTTGGTTCTTCGGATTGTTGACGAATTCGGTAATTGCCTCACACATCCATCGCTGAATGATTTGACCTGTCATAGTGATGGCCTCAGCAATGTCTGGATCGTAGAAGATGAAAGTTGACGAACCGGTAGAACCGTAAACGGAGTTGTTGATCTCCTTCACAGCTTTGTCCGAGGATTTGTAGACTTCCATCTGCTTCTTCAGGAGAGCTTTCTTTTCCTCGTCGTACTCAGCAGAGTAGAGAGCTGTCAGACGATTCTTTTCGTCCTTGAACTTCTGTCTGTGAGCAGCCAACTCATCGAGGATTCGAGGGAACATGCCTCGATTATGTCGATCGAAGCATTGACCATTCGGAGCCATCGTTTCGTTTTCGCGATCAAACTCAGGAGAGACACCATCGATCATCTCGCGAACGTTTGTTGTGAGCTTTCGAGTCTTCGATTCTGGAGAGATGTTGATGGCTCGCATAGAAGACGGATACGATGCTGCGATGTCACATGTGAACATGTACTTGTGACGACCTTTAATGGTCGGATAGACGAATCCACCTTCGTATTTGCGAGGCATGATTGTAGGAGTCTCAAGAGGCATGAACTCGTCGACCTTCTTGAGATAGTTGTATGTGTAGCTCATCACGATTCGAGTGACGAACTCAATGTCGTCAAGATTCATGCGACACATTTGAGCAAGTGAGATGTTGAGGTCGAGGATACGACGAGATTTGATGATCTCTTCGACTCTCTTGACGTCGACGACGTTGTATGCGAGACCAGCAGATGGGTACGTTTTGTAGAGCAGGTGACCTGGAATGCCGGATTCGTGAACGAGCTTGCCTTCACCCAGTTCGAAATTCGCAATGTAGTCGAGAGAATGGCGTTCACGTGCTTCGAACTTGCTGACACGAGTTTTGTAGAGCTTCATGAAGTCGATGTGATACATTCCACGGATTTTGTACTCGACGGCATCGTTTCCGTAAGAGGTCTTGAATGATCGCTTATCGATCTGTCCGAATGGAGACATGCGTAGCAAAACGTCAAAGCCAAGACGCTTTTCAATGCGTGATCCCATGTACGTCATGTCGAAGTCTTCTGAGTTCCAACCACCGTAGATGTCGATGTCGTTCTTCGAGAAGTAGTCTACAAAGGCGTTAAGCATGTCATCTTCAGATTCGAAGAAACGAAGATTGATAAGATCAACAGGGACTCTGCAACGCTGTGAAACTTCTTCAATGTCCACCTTACATGTCGTCATTACAGTGAACTTTTCGGCAGTCATGACCTTTAATGTGATCATGTTGACGGGTTCGATTGCGAGGATTGGGTCAGGTACGCCGGTACTTTGATCGACCTCAGTCTCGATGTCTAAGACGCAAACGTTGAAGTCATCAATGAAAGCTTCTTCCCATTCCATCCCAGATACGATGCCGAAAGGCAAACGAGATGTGCCAAAAAGACTGCGCTTTGTTTCAGGAAATTCGTAAAGGAACTTCTTGGCGTCGGAAAGTGTATCGAACTCGAACTTCTCGAGATAGTCACCGTAGATGGACCTGTACGGCGTTTCTTCTTCCGTCTTTCGGTAGAACGGAGCAGGCTTCTTTTCGTGTAACCATCTCCGCTTTCCGTCATCGTCGGTCGTCTTGATGTGAACCACACCCTTGTTCTCGAAATAGCTGATGTATTTCATGCAGACTCCATTTGTTGTTCTTAATTCGATTGTATCACATTTGTGTACGAATATACATCACTGTTTTACAGCGAATCCACAACTTTGTATAAGAGTTGAAACATCTACAGCATCACGCATATAGGCTTTTCCCTTCGGAGTCAGCGAGGATTTCAGTGTCATGATGTCACCTGGACGTCGAATGAGTCCAAGCTCAAGTAGGATTGTGAACATGGTGTTGCCAGACTCATAGCCCAGTGCGTGCAACAAAATCCCTTTTGCGAGGGTTTCACGTCGTGTTTCATTTCCGAAATTGGAGTTGGCAAATGCTGTGATCATCTCCTCAGTGGTGACGATCTCGTCGAACTTCTTTTGCTTTTTCATAATGAGGCCTGTGTTTGTGGGAGGGAAAGAATACGCACCGGTCGCGGGTCTGTTGGCGACCCCACCGGCACTCGAGCTCTCAAAACAAAGGAAAAAGGCTCGAGGAACTGTGAATCAACCGTTGAACTGATGCAGTCCATTCAGTGTTGATTCGTAAACTTTGTCATAGAGAGCACGGCTCTTCTTGTTGTACGGAGCGACAACTCCGAACTTGCTGATAATCGCAGCTTGTGCTTTCTCGTGAGCAATGCGAATTTTCTGTTGGTCTTGAGGGGTGTGGGCATCTTTAGCGTGGGGCATCATTGCTTTCCTTTTTTGTGCTCAATCAAATTCCAGGATTTGATGATATAGAGAGGTTTAAGAACGATAATCGAATCTTCGTTTTTGTCGAAGTTGACTGGATCATAATCCTGAACGCGTAAAGCATTCACACCATACTTGGTCAAAATCTTTGTGGATTCGAGATCGATTATGTCCTTAGATGATGCATTTGCAACCAGCTGGTTGAAGTATGTGTCAGCGTTGTTTTTGCCGAGAAGGTGATAAACAAGATCATCGTTATCGAATTCGAACTCAATCTCAGCTTCATACACAAAGGACTCGCCTGAGTGGATTCGAATGTTTGTAGACCAAACATCAATCGAGGTCTCAAGTTTCGTTGCAAACCAAATCGGTTGATCGAGAAGATGCGGAGTCTCAAAACCCGTAGAATGCCAAACTTTCATGTGATTATCCTTCTTATACATATTTCGTTAGAATGGGCAAAAACTATTTCACCATTACGATCACATTCAGCCAGTTCTTTTCTTCGGCACCAGCTTCGAAAAGAAGGTTCTTGTGCTTCTTGCTCATCGACTGAGTGAAGTCGTACAATTCTTTGCGGGATTTCGAAGTCAGGACTTCCCAGTCGTAGTCGCCATCGTCTTCTTCACCATCAGGAATTTCCCATTGACCCCAATAGCGGCATGACATGGCAAGAACACATTTTCTACCGAAGTTGGATGGGTCCTCTTCAATACGAATATCCATTCCACGACCTTTGCGGAAGAATTCACGAATATCATTCCGAATTTTGTCGAACACTGGGGTCGTTGTGTCCATCAAAACGGCTTCTTGAAGATTAGCGAGTTTCACTGAGAAGTTCCTTCAACTGAGTTTCGAAGTGTTGCAACCAGAAAGCGTAAACATTCTCTGGAGTGTTGGGTGTAGTAGGAGTCGAATTTGTGTCGAACTCTTTACGAGTTTTGTGATTTGCAAAATCTAATGATTTGGTGTATGGGTCGACTGCATGCATGATTTTATCCTTTGTTTATAATTCGAATATAACACAAAGCTGCAGTCATGTACACAAGAGAGTTCAAATTTCGCAAGGTTTTCCAAGCGATCCCCATCCATGGACACCTGTTTCAGAGCTTCCACAATTGTCACATGTAAACTCATAATGGTCATAGACGATGATGTACCGAATGTCGTGGCTGTAGTGAGGACGATCGGCTTCGTTGCGTTTCTGTTTCTCTTCTAGCCACTCTTTCAGTCGGATCGCTGGATCGATCTTGCGAGGAAGGAAGAGAAAAAAGATAACGAGAATCAGTACGAAAAAGCATTCGCTACACACCGTGAAAATCCTCTGGATTGACAATCGTGATGGTCCTAGAAGCCGTTTTCGATTCTGCCCCAGGATTAGCTTTCACTGTCAACATTGCTCCGTAGCTGGAGTATAGTGATGCATCGTGAATGTTGCGCGTCCAAGTGGTTAATGCATTACCGCGGAGAGTATGAGTTGATTCTTCGCTTGAGGCATAGACTCTCTCGCGATTATCGTCGATTTTTGTCACAATGTGACCTGTCCAACCTTCGTTCATTACCAAGTCCACACCTTTCATTGGAGGAGGATTTGTGTCGTATGATGACTCGAAAGACCCTTTAGAGACCTTAGTCTTCTGATTTGAGACCAGTTCGCTGATGTAGTCAGCATTCGATTTCACAACTGCTTCGAGATGTTTTGGTGCGGTTGTAGGAACTTTCAGTTCTGGAAAATCATGCACGAGGGCGTCTTGAATTTCAGTCCAGAGTGCTGATCGTATGATTCCGGCGATGCTCATTTTATTCTCCTATGGACGTTTGAAGTAAAAGACGATTCTTGGTGACTTTCGAACACCGTCGACAAACTCTTTGCCCTTTTTGCTGGCAAGACGAGTATTCTTAGAAAGAAGTCTCATGACTGCGAAGCCATCAGTTCGGCAAATTGTCATGAACTTCTTGCCATGCGGCTTGACTGAGTATGTGCGATCATTCTTCATGCCGAATCCAACTCCTCGTTCTCGAGAATAAGACGTGCATCCTTACTCGAGATGCAGTAGCGTGAGCACAGATCATCGATCTTGTCGCGATCGAGGTCTTTGAAGAGCTTCGGAAACTTGCCGAAACGACGCTTCTTAGGATGAACCATCGAATGCAAGAAACGAAATACGTATTCGTCTGGCGCGTAGACAAGCATGTTCGCATGCTCTCCGAGGAGAACCGTGTCGACATGAGTCATCATTGATCGCGTGAGCATGAAGCGATTCATACTCCTCAGCGGAAGAGCTTCAGTGCCAATACGACATTCGATGTCAGAATTGATCGAATTTGCATAGTCGAAAGGAGATGGACCTTTCTTCTTCGCGGGAGCTTTCTTCTTTTCAGCTGCCATTGATCAAACTCCCATGTTGCGAACAGTATCGAACATCACGGATCCGAGCAGAATTGCGCAGGCGATAAGGACGATAATGGTGCCGATCAAGGCGATGGTTGCATCAAAGTTCCACATGCGACACCTCACATCCACCGATATGAAGTAGCTGATTTGACATATCTGTATACTCAAGCACACCGACGATAATGATCCAGATAACGACAAAAAGGGCTGCCTTCAGGTGATTCAGCGTCAATTCGAACTTTTTCTCTTTCCTATACATCTTTCACTTCACAATCTGCCATCATCTTCGTGAAGGCTGCGACCATCGTTAGGTGCTTGTCAGCAACCATCGACATGTGGAATTGAGCTTCGTTCATATGAACGACAGCATACGGCTGGGTCTCGGCAGTGAACGTTTCAGCAATGCGTGGCCAGAAGTTCAGAACAGTCGACTCGGGATCAACAGCATTCAGCATCAACCACTGATAGAGACGTTCGTACGACTTCTGTTTCAGGATGTTAATGAGCTCATCATTCGATGTGAGCTGAATGCGCTTCGCAGCTTCTTCATCGATCGGACCAATGTACGACTGGCGCTGAAGATCGTTGAGTGTCTTCCGGAAGTCGGGAAAGTTGGACTTGACGATCTTCGACAAAGCAGGCTTCGTGAACTCGATCTTCTCCTCATTGAGGATTTTGACAAGTCGACGGGCCATCTTCACCATGATGTCGTTCTTCTCGGTTACTTCCAGCTTGACCGGATGACATCGTGAAATCAGAGCATCGATGAGCTTCCCAGGGAAGTTGCATGTCAGAATGAATGTGGTCGAACGACCAACATCTTCGATAACGGAACGAAGAGCCATCTGAGCATCTTGTGTGAGATTGTCAGCCTCATCGGCGATGATGACCTTGCGTTTGCCATCCATGCTCATCGTCGTAGCGAAGTTGGTGATCTTGTTTTTGACGGTATCGATGCCACGATCACGACCTGAGCAGTTGAGGAAAAGGAATTCGGCATCGAGTTCGTTCACAAGTGCTTTCGCAAGTGTGGTTTTGCCGATACCAGCAGTACCGGAAAGCAGAATCGACATTGGTTCCTGCGACTCGATCATCTTCTTGAAGAATGCGATGTGATGGTCTTCGAGAACCATCTCGTCGAGAGTTGCAGGGCGGTATTTCAAATACCATTGAGTTTGGCGTGGATCACTCATTGTTGTGGACCTTTCAGATCATGGCTGCATAAATGAAGAAGACGACGGCGAAGAGGACAAACCAGAATATGCCCTTCCAGACCTTGCGTCGGCCAGGAATTTCCCGAATGGCACGACGTTCATTGATGACTCCTGCAACGAAAAACGCGATCACGATGAAGATGATGATTTCCATGACTATATCCCTTTCATGAAGATTACGATTGACCATACGATTGCATTGATGTAAGCGATGACCATGACGATGGTGAATAGTCGCATTGGTCTAGGAGACCTTTGCAACTTTCTTCTTTTTGCGCCGGCGGATTTCGCTTTTACGGCGCATTGCAAGCTTTTCATCAAGCTTGGTGCATCCTTCGATAACGAAGAATTGATGCGAATTGTTCTTGGTGTGGAGCTTGACTTCATCACCTGATTGATCCTTTTCATACTCAGCGAGGAATTCGGAGTGAACCCTCATCATTGATGGACCGACTTGATTGACTGTCAGTTGCTTGCGCTTGGTGCCTTCGAGGATGAAGTTTTCCGAGGCTGCAGCGAAGATTTCAGTCATCGATTTATCAGCGGAATCGAATGTTGCTGTGTGCTTGATTGTGATCTTAGGCATTTGATGGTTTCCTTTGTTTCTGTAATTTTAGAATATCACATTCTATGCTACAAGTACACACTTAAATGCCAAATTTCGCAAATTTTGGCTGAGGCTTCTTTTCTTCGACCGGTTCATCTTTTGACGATAGCTTCGTCTTCTCATCAGCTCGAATGAGATTTTCGAGAAGTTCATCAGATTTGCCCTCTTCGACATCGTAGAATCGCATCCTCGATCGATCGCATCCGACAATAAAGGCGTTGTAGTAGTTCGTGTCACCGTAGCGATTCTTCAATTGCTTTCCTCTGACCCAACCATTGCGAGCGAGATCATCGTTTCCGTACCATGCGATCAAGAAGTCGACAGTGTTCGAGAGACCTTGCGATTCAGCGATGTTGCCGATCTTCACATCACTAGAGTCCTGTGCTTGACGCTGAAGCTGTGTGGCTGAGATGACCGGGATTTTGTACTTCTTCGCAATGTGTGCGATGATCTCTTTGCAGATCGTTTCGATCTGTTTGTGAGTGCCTGAGTTGTGAGCAGCATGAGCAGCCTTCATCAAATTGAGATAGTCGATGTAGACGATGTCAACCTTCTTGCCGAGCTTCTGTTGAACTTGACGAATATGGTTGGAGAGATGCTGAGCTGTGATCGTGTCAGGAGCATAGTCCTTGAAGATAAGCTCGCCTCGTGCAGCCTTACGCTGAAGACCGAAACGTTTTCGAATGTTGTCGACGTTCTTCGCGAATTTCGGAACTGCTGACATCTCCATGTCGAGATAGTTCGCATCGAGTCTTCGAGCAATTCGAAGATCACTCATCTCGAAGGTGTAGTAGATGACTGTGAGACCTCGTTCGGATTGGAATTTGGCTTCATCAGCCATTCGAATCGTCTTACCGAAACCAGTTGGTGCAGTTTCGACGTTCAGCGTGCCAGGCTCCACACCACCATTGGTGATCTTGTTCATCATCGCCAGCTTGTAGGGAATTTTCGTCGAGTTCTCGTTGTACGAAGAGACACGCTCTTCGACGTCGTCATAGTAGTTGAGACCAATGTCGTGATCGAACGAGAAGTTGATTGCAGTCGACATCAACTCAGGAATTGCATCGAATGTCTTCTTCGGGTCTTCAGCAATTTCGAGAGCTGCGAATAGAGCGTTCATTGTTGCTCGCTCTTTGCAGTATGCTTCTGCTTGCTGCATAAGGAAATCAGTGCTGATTTCGCCAAGAGGCTCAAGATATTCGAGAGCTTCCATCTTCGTTTCGTCAGGAATGTTCATCGTCTGAATGAGAACGTTGATCTCATCCGAGGACGGAGTCTTCGAGTGTGCGAAGAAATGGTTTTGGATTTCGATAAACGTTGATCTCGCAACTTCATTCTTGAAGAAGTCTGGCTGAATCGAGTCAACCGTTTTCGCTGCGAAGTCCGAGTCACGGAGAAGTCCGTGCAATATGAGATGCTCAGTATTGAGTGCAGTTGTCATTATCTACCTTAATTCACACAGACAGACGACTCGATAGAATCGTCTGTCAAATTTCTGAGTCACCTTAAGCCGTCAGTTGATCAATGAAAGCAACAGCTTCCACGATTTGCGCTGCATTGGTTCCATCTGTCGTGAAGATGACAGACTCATCAAAACTCAGTTGGTCACTATCAGGCTTGAAAACTACTGTTTTCTCACCGTCAATAGCAAGTGATATTTCGAAGTCCTTGTGAGTAAACTTGACGCAATAACCCATAGGACTTACATGGACATTGTGATTTGCGCGGCGATGGTTTTCTGGATATGTCATAACGTTCTCCTTTGTTTATAGTTCGATTATAGAACAAAGGAGAACGAAAGTACACAACCTTATAGCCTTATAGCTGGTATTTCTTTTCAGCCAACTCAATGAAGCGGGTCTCGTCGAAGAGCCGATCGTAGAACTCCTCTGTCCACTTCACATCCATCTCACGGAAGTTATCCGAGTTGGTCTCTTCACCGGTTTCCGGATCGAAGAGCTTTAGAGCTCGCCAACCTTTCGATGGACTGAAGATAACACCTAGCGATTCGGCCATGTTCCACATTCCAGTGTACTTCCAAGGACGTGATTGACCATACTTCCAAGGCATTTCGAGAACAGCGCCTTCTTTGAGAATGCGAGACTTGTTGATCTTCAGCTTGAAGGTGAAGCCAACCTGACCATAATCGATTGCGTTCTCGTCCTTGTCGTTGATGATCTTCGACTTGGCGAAGAAGACAATCGTGTTCGGAGCGAGAGTTGCTTTCTGACCACCTGTCATGATCTCTTTCGAGAACAATTCGAGTGTCTTTCCGGTGTGGTTGATGCATACCATCGGGCAGTTGTAGTACGAGAGACGAGGAGTGATCAGACGAAGAGCCGAAGCAATCGCCTTCGCACGAGACATGTCAGCTTTCGAACTTTCGTTCTCAGCATCGTCGGTTTCCTTCTTCGAACCCATCATCCCAAGGCTGTCGACCATAAAGATGATGCGATCTCCTCGTGTGATTTCCTTGAATTTCTGCATGAAGTCGAACTTCCACGCTTCCACATCCATGATCGGAACGTGAATGACACGTGAAGTGTCGATTCCCATCTTCTCCCATGAGTGTCCGCCACCGAACTCGGTGTCATAGAAGATGCAGATCGCATCAGGATAAAAGTCGAGATAGTCCTTCACAGCGTTCAGTGCAAGCTGAGTCTTACCCGATTTCGATTGACCTGCGAGCATGTGAAGTCCTGGTGGAATGCCAGCACCTGGTCCACGAATCTTACCAGAGTAGAGGAAGCTCAGGATGTTTTGGTGGCATGGAGCAACGTGTTTCGGATCAGCAAAGTCCGTGTTGTCCATTGTGTGCGAGTCGACTCGCTTGGCACTTGCTTTTTTCATCTTCTCGAGAAGTTTGCTCATTGGGCAGGTTCCTTTCGGTTGTCACGGACCTGTGCGAAACGAAAACCGGACTTATCACGGTGACGTTCGAAGAAGCCCGATGGGGTGATCGAGTTGCAGTAGATAGCGAAGTTCACGATATCGTCGAACTCAAGAATGTTGAATTCACTGTCGCGCAAATTCCATTTCTGACCGATCTTCTTCTTCACATGAGCTTTCCATTCGACGAACGTATTGATGTTGCCGATGAACGCAAAGCAAAAGCCATAATTGGGCATGTGTGAATGACCAATATAGATTCGCTCTGTTCCATTGTTGCGTTCAAGGAAAAAGCGGGTGGGTCGGTTTTGGTTGTTGATCATTCCTGATCTCCCATTCAGAGAAAGTGACGAAATAGACGTGTCGTCACACCACGCATGCGAAAGGCTCACATTCCTCGAATCGATTCTCTGAACCATAATGGCATCAGGTGTCGATATTGATCCAAAAGACGCTTGAAGTTTCCGTCAAGAATGTATGTGACAGAATGGTCATCTATTCCTCGTGTTCCTCGACCGCAAGCCTGAACAACATTTCGAGCAACTTGAAGGTTGTAGATACGTGGATCAGCTTTCATCAAATATCTCATACGAGGATCACCCAGTGACGGAAAAGGAAGCTTACAGATAATGTTGAGACGGCACATATCATCCTTTGCGTCAAGACCAGCATGAATTGAAGGAGATGCGACGAATTTCTCACTATCAGAAGAAGACAGGTATTTTATCACGTCTGGGTGACTCTTGAACACCTCGATCTTATGGCGAGATTTAGCCTTGATGTCATCTGCTCTCTTATATGAGGCAGTATGGATGACAGTGTTCTTGTTTCCATGCTCTTCAATCAGAATGTCAATAGCATTTGCAGTCTTTTCAATGTCAGATGAGTAGTTCTTGAAGCTCATCCACGCGGCAGGCTTGAAATTGACGATACGACGTTCAACATCAATCGGGTGTGACATTTCCACAAAGCTTGCTTCATCTTGAGGAATACCAACTTCTTCACAATAAGCATCAAAACCACAGATTGTTGCCGACATATGGAGAAAACGATTTGCTTTCGAGTAGATTTTTGACCTTGTGAACTCTGACGCATAAATCGGCTTGAACTCACGGTCACCAGTTTGAACGAAGCGAAACCCTGCTCCATTTATGATCGGTGAAATTGCACGGATGAGAGAGTTCGCATGACGGTATGCACGCTTAAACAGGGGTTGCTCCATATAGGCGCCGAGTTTAGATTCTAGCTTGGCAACGACCCCTTCGAGAATGTTCGACATGTTGACGAACTCATCGATTAATGGCATTTCGAAAACGACGTCTTGCTCGTACATGAACAAAGCCTTTTCAGCATTATTCCACAGATTCGAGAACATCTGATAGTCTTCAGACTTCGGAATGAGAAGTCGAATGAGCTCCATATTTACAATAGGGAGACCAATTTCGGTTTGACCAATCACAACTGACTCAGTTTCATGGGCTTCGTCCATGACAAGCAGATCAGTATCACCGAGATGAGGAACGTTGCAAAGGAACTGCAGATTTGACATTGCTCTCCTTGAAGCAAAGAACTCCTTGATTGCACGCTTATATGGACATTGGCGTGCATTGTCACATTCAAGCTCTTTGCGTTGAGATTTGCATTCGAGATCAGAGCGAACGAATCCTATATTGCACCGATAAACGTCATTCGACGAACTACGAATATCACTGATCCATCTGAAGTCACGAAGATACTGATTCTGGAGAGATTTTGTCACAGTCGTCAAAACAGAGCGAAGTTCAAACTCTTTCGCAAGGTACGTCATGATTGTTGCTGCAATCAACGATTTACCAGAACCAGTTGGAGCTTCAAGAACTACATGACGAGAGCCACTATTGAAACTTTCAACGATTTCGACACAGGCTTCTATCTGTCCTGGACGCGGCTCGTAATCAGGCGCAACCTGTTTGAAGGCCTTATATAGCCTTTCTTTGAGTTCTTCATTCATTCGACTAGAATTTTCCTATTCTTCATTCGTGATAACGAAAGGTTCTGATTTCCATTCACATCGTTTGCACTTGTTGTACCATCCCCATCCTTGTCCTTGTGGGTGAGTAGGATGAATGTCTCCGAAAAGCTCGGAATGAAATCCGAGTCTGCAGAGGATTTTTCCAGCGATACTGAGCATCACGTGTGATTAACTTCTACACTCTGTGAAATGTCCACCATTTGCTCTTGCATTTCGAGTTGAGTAAAAGGTTTTCCATCAGCAGAAGGAATAACATCGAATCCACGTTCTTCAAGAACTTCTGCAATGAAGTGAGCCATCGTGATAGAGCTCACTGAGTTTGAGGAGGTTACGTTAATTTTGATTGACATGTTTGCTATCATTTGTTTATAGTTTTATGATATCACATTCCACTAGACATGTACATACTAAAGTGACTGATTCACTCAATAAACCTGAAGCTCACTGAGTCTATTCAGAAATTGACAATATAATATACATCAAACGGCAGGGAGGAACCCAGTGAATCCCTGAGTTCCTCTGAATAGTGACTGGCATCTAATAATCACTTTTGCGATTTTGTTCAGCCATACCGATCACAGTCAACCAGATGAGAGCAGATTCATCATCTTCAGCTACGAGTCCTTTCTTCAGCATGGAGCGGACAATTCCACGAACACTTGCGATAGAGCGATTGGTGTTTTCTGCAAGAAAATCAAGACTCGATGGATCGTCCTTGCATGAAAGGGACATCAGAATGTCGATTTCATTTTCGGTCATTTTGATATCGAGAAGAGGTGCAGGTGTTGTCTTGAAATGAATCTTGAATTTGTTGATTGCACCTGGGCGAGTTTTGGTATTCCCGATAATTTCCTTCATTGATTCTTTGGAGTAGATAGAAAGACGTGCTTCCCATTCACGCTTGACACCGTATGGGGTTTTTGCAAAGAGACTAACTTCATTAACGAGTTCATCGACTGTAAATGTTTCTCTCTTGACCATGATTGATTTCCTTTGTTTGTTTGATTTGATAATTCAAAGTATCACATTGGAATTCCATTGTACACAACTAAATGTGCGTAGTTTGACAAAAATGGGCCATTCGGTATGGCCCATTCTACTTTCATCTAAAGGATAATGATCATCCGCACTTCGAATAACCACAGTTTGTGCATGTCGGGCATCCACTCTGTACGATCATCGCGAATTCACTACATGTTGGGCACTGAGATGGAGGAGAAGGATGCTTGTTGTCTTGAATTGAGATGGACTCAACAGCATCATTAGTGACCAAAGTGTCGGGATTTGCGCCAGACAAAACCTGAAGGTGTTGTTGAATGACATCACCAATCGAAGCAATCATCGATGGATAGTACTTGCCTTTTACCCATGCTCCACCATTCGGGTCGAAGACTGCACGAAGCTCTTCAGCAACGAATGACACATCACCACCACGACGGAAGACCGCAGATACCATTCGTGTGAGTGCAACCATCCATGCGAAATGCTCTGTATTCTTCGAATTGATGAAGATTTCGAAAGGACTCGAGACATTATCAACGATTTTGTCATTGATCGTGATGTAGAGAGCGTGATCAGAGGTAGGCCACTTCAACTTATACGTTGTTCCATGAAGAGATGATGGACGTTCAGGCAATTCAGGAATGGTTTTCTTGATGACAGGCTCTTTAGCAACAACATCAGGTTTTTCCTTTGGTTTTTCGACCACTGTCAAGACACTGCCAGTGATATCATTCGGACGGTAAGTTGTACATCCTTTGCAACCAAGATCATAGGCATCCATGTAGATCTGTTTGAAGTCTTCGAAGGTGATGTCTTCAGGGCAGTTAACTGTCTTCGAGATTGAAGAGTCAATCCATTTCTGAGCTACTGCCTGCATTCGAATATGATCAGATGGATCCAATGTCTGAGCATTCACGAAATAGTCGGGAAGACACCGATCAGAGAATTCTTCGTCCATTCCCCCATGAGAAGGAATGAAAATGTTCTTTTTCCAGAAATCCCGAAACTTCGCAACTGCAAAGTCTTCAACGAGGTCTTCAGTCTTTGATCCGTCTTTCTGCAAGACTTTCCTCATATACGAATATGCGAAAACAGGTTCGATTCCAGAGCTGACATTGTTGGCATACAAACTGATCGTTCCTGTTGGAGCAATCGATGTCACCAATGCATTTCGAATGCCATGCTCCTTTATGAGATTTCGAAGTTGCTCAGGAAAGTGATAAGCATTGATGAAGCCAGATTTCAGGAACTCTTCCTCATCATACAATGGGAATGGTCCCTTTTCTTTCGCAAGTTCAATAGAAGCCATATATGCACAGCATGTAAACTCTTCCATTACAGAATCGAAGTAAGATTCTGCTTCGGATGTTCCATATCGAAGACCAACCATCATAAGCATATCTGCAACACCAGTCACGCCAAGACCGATACGACGCTTCGCTTTCGCTTCAGCTTCTTGTTCAGGAAGTGGGAACTTGCTTACATCGATGACGTTGTCAAGCATTCGAATGGCATTCATGACTGTCTTTTCCAGCAAGTAGTAATCAATTTTGGCATCGTCAGTGAATGGATCGACAACCAACTGCGCAAGATTGATAGAGCCAAGAAGACAGGCGCCATAGGGCGGCAGTGGCTGTTCACCGCAGGGGTTCGTTGCGGCAATCGTTTCGCAATAGTTCAGATTGTTCATCTGGTTGATGCGGTCGATAAAAATCACGCCGGGTTCGGCAGCATCATATGTTGATTTCATGATTGCATTCCACAGATCACGTGCTTTCATGCTCTTATGGACTTTGCCTTGCCAGACAAGGTCCCACATACTGTCACTTTTTACAGCATCCATAAACGAGTCAGTGATCAGGACGGACATATTGAACATGCGAAGACGTGCGGCATCGTGTTTCGCAACTATGTAGTCCTCGATGTCAGGGTGATCACAACGCATTGTCGCCATCATTGCTCCTCGACGTGAACCAGCAGACATGACTGTACGACACATTGCGTCCCAGACATCCATGAAGGACAATGGACCAGATGCATCAGCGGCAACACCTTTGACTTCTGTGCCTTTTGGTCGTATTGTGCTAAAGTCATAGCCGATCCCGCCACCTTGTTGCATTGTCAAAGCAGCTTCCTTCAACATGTCGAAAATCCCATTCATACTATCGGGGATAGTGCCCATGACGAAACAATTGAAGAGAGTCACATTTCGATCAGTTCCTGCACCTGCAGTAATTCGACCAGCAGGAAGGAATTTGAAGTTCTCGAGAGAATCGTAGAATTCCATTTTCCTTTTTGCGCTATCTTCTTCGTTTTGAGATAATGCATCTGCGATTCTATTCCAGGTGTCTCTTACGTCAAGATCAATAGGAGTTTCATCGAAATTTTTGAGTTGGTACTTCATTCCCCAGATTTGATTGGAAATGGGCATCGTAAAGTAGCTTTCATTCTGCATTCATGCATCACTTTCTTCGGTTTGTATTCTGATACTGAGACAACAAATGACGAAACTTACGTTCCGCCATTCTGTATTATCGATGACGATTAGGAGTCCTTGGGTTCCTCGAGTTTCTCATCGTCATGATTTTCTTCGACGTGATCATCACTTACCATTTGATCAACTTCGCCTATTGCCTTTTCATCGTTTTCTGATGATGTCTTTCCATCATTTTCTTTAGCATCATTGACGACTGCCTCTTCGACAGGTTTTTCGTCGGTCGACACGACTACCTCTTCGACAGGTTTTTCGTCATCAACTTTGGTGGTTGATTTTTCGTCTGCTGGTTTTTGGACATTTCCATCAGATTTTTCCTCGTTCTTCGCGTTCTTCGCATTCTTCGCGTTCTTCGCATTCTTTGGTGGTGCCTTTGTAGGCTTCTCTGGAGATACCTTTTCAGGCTTCTTCTCAGGTGCCTTGAATTCAAAAATCGGCAATTCGACACCATTGATGATGACAGTACGATCTCCAGCATATTCAGCAGCAATCTCGTCAGGAATAGTGACCTTTCCTTTGAAAAGTCGATTCATCAGATCGCGATCAGGCTGAGGCATGCGATTGAAGTTCTGCATGAACACTCGAGGTGCTTCTTCCTTACGGAATCGCACATCGAAAAACTTATCGAGAACGTCTTCACAAAATCGCTCGATAGTCGAATTCGGACGGTTAGATGGTTGGAAGTATTTCGAGTCGAAGCCTCCAGAGAGCGCAGTCTCTGATCCACCCATTGCAAGCCAAACAAGCTTGTCGAGAGTCTTTGTTGGTTCAGTCTTTGCAAGTTCTGCGTGATTCTTCGAATCGGTCATCAATTCGTGATATGGACTTGGGTCTCGTGACATGTGTTTTTCCTTTACAGGTCTAGTTGCGTATGAGTTGCTTCAACGCCGGTTTTGTTCGGAACGAAATCGTTAGACTTCGACAGAAAGTTGCCAGCACGAAGTTCGGTGAAAAGTGATATGAGATCACCTTTCTTATTTTGTTGGCGGTGGAATTCGTCACTGATGGAATCAAGGATTGAACGCGGAGTCCGCTTGAGATCGATCAGAACTTCGTTGCGTTTCCAGTTGGCACGCATCTGTTCGGATGTGACACCCTTGACTTTGAGATAATCGAATTCCACCATGGGATCGATTGTCTCGGCAATGAACTTTCGAATTCGACCAGTGATAGGACGTTGACGCTTGCTTGGATTTACGAATGTGTCATCATCAGAAATGAAGTTCGGAATATCATCTCCACCATCGCCATGCATGATAAGTCGTTTCAGGAAGCCAGGACCATTGTCGATCTCCTGCTTCTTGATTGGGTCCCATTGACGAACACGCTTCGAAACAAGCTGAGACATATCCTTGTCTTTCGACACGATCATGTGCTTCCCAGGATGTCGAGATAGCTGGTACATGACATCGTCACCCTCAGCACCTGGAACTTTTACACATCGATAAGGCGAATGAGCCACCAAGGCGTCATACACTTCGTCACGAATGCGGAAGAGGTCCTGTGTTTCCTGGGATGGAGTTTCCGAATGAACACGACGTGCTTTGTAGTGTTCGAACTCGTCTTTGCGCCAGGATCGATGATCCGAGCATATGACCAATTCACCAAATTCGCTTCGGAACTCTGCGTTATATGTGCGAATCTTTCCGAGAAGGAATGTGGTCGAAAGTTCATCCATATGGCCGGTATGCATCGCTTTGAAAATCGACGCGGTGGCCACGTTGAGATAATCGACTAAAATCATGAGGAAATCCTTATTTGATAGTTCAGTTATATCACACTAAACTTCAATTGTACAACACTCTTTTCAGAAAGTTAGACGAGATCACCATAGATCAGGAACGAATCCACGGAGTCTTCGGTGTAGCGAACTGCTGTGACCACACCGTAATTTCCATTGATTGTGTTTGCACCACTACGAGATCGCAGTGTGCCTGTACCGAGTGGATCAATAACCAACGTGGCACCAAATGCTCCAATTTTGGTGAACTTAAGTGGTCGATTCTTCAGAAGACCTTCTGGGAACATAACCTCGATGGAATTGGCACTGCAATCAAGTGTGATAAGAACATCACCGTTAAAGTCTTCATCGAGAACTGTATACGAAGTCGCAGAGACTGTCTTTTCAGATGGTGGAATGAGAAGAAGACCTTGCTGATAGGTGGTCAGAAGCTCAGTACGAAGAGAATTGATTGCCGAAACAACGTTGGTCTTCGCGGTAGTTTCTAGATCAGTTAGTTCGCCTGTGCCAGCGACTGCACTTGCCGTCACATTGTACTCTTCAGCGATCTGTTGAGTTCTCGCGATGATCGAGTTTAGAGACACGACGAGACTCTCAACGTCGTTCGACATGGCGACTGATGGGATTTGGTTGGTTGGGATGGTCATGCTTTATCCTTATGATGATATTTTGACATACGTACCTACAAAGATAGAGTTTCCACCAATTACAGCCTCAGAAGGTGTCTGAAGAGCTCGGTAGATACCTGTGAGATTTGATTCAATAGTTGGTCCATTCACATCACTAGGTATCCAAGCAATACTTCCTACTCGTACAACAATCGATCCAATAGACCCATTCGTCAATTGTGAACTTACTGTTGTCACAATTGATGGAACTTGAGCAGCGATGGCCTCGGCCGTTCTAACCGGAGTCATGATCTTGTTGTTCACAGTTCCTTCTTGTGCAGCAGAGGTTGTCGAGATGATGCCACCAGACAGAAGACCTTGTGCTGTGAGGTTGTTGATGCTCAATGTGCCTGTGATGGTCAACGAATTCAAAGTTGCTGCAACACTCACGGTAAGGTTCTCAACCGATAGATTTGTTGCATTCTGTGTAGCAATCGTTCCGAGACCTAATTGGCTTCGTGCTACAGAACTGTCAGTGATTCCGTAACCTGTAATTGTTGTTGGCTTACCAGAGAGATTTGCGAACGATCCATTGAAGGTACTGTCTGCTCTTCCCTTCAGCTCGTTGATGGCTCCACTGACATTCTTTGCAGTCGTTGACAGAGCTGTTCCACCTTGCTTTGTCTGAAGCTCGTTGATAGCGCTTACAACGTTGTCTCGTGAGTTTGTCTGCAGAGATTCGAGATTGCCGATCGATGCGAATGTCGAAAGAACCTCATTAAGTGATTCGACAACTGAATCTCGAGAACTAGTCTGTAGCTGCGAAATGTCTCCAAGATCAGCATGGACCTCGTTGACCGCACTTACGAGACTCTCCTTGTTGATGGTGTCAAGAAGTGAAATGACTCCCAGATTGGTCTGAAACTCGGATGGTATCGTATAGTCCTGCACGAGTTCGTTGATGGCGTTAACAATTGAGGTCTTGACAGTGGTCTGAAGAGTAGAAAGCTCCCCGACATCGACCAGAATGCTGTTTACGACATCAACTACCTCGATGGTTTTCAGATTGCCAGCGTTAATGCTTTCAACAAGCTGTCGATAAAGTGAGTCCCTGCTTAGGGGCGCGAAGTTTTCCTGCTGAATTGTCATGTGTCTAACGCTAGCCTTTCGATAATGCCTTCAAGACGTTCGATGCGACTCTCAAGAGACCTTCTGTTTTGAAGGAACTTGATGCGACTTTGAAATCCTTCTAGGTCGGAGCTCAAAGTCGCATTGGTCGTTTTGTCGCGAAGTAGATTTGGTTCTCCAGATATTTTAACCAAGTGAGTCATGTTAAATACTCGTGATCATTCTGAAGTTCTTCACCTTGGGGATATTGACGGAGTCATTCGAAAGAAGAACCAGCTTCGTCTGAACGAAGTGAACTCGATCGAATGTATCGTAGATGACAGGTCCGTCAACCCGCTGAGGACTGAAGATTGATGGGTTCGTCGACGGGTTTGATCTTCCGATGTATGTCCAAGGTTTGTTGGTGATCACGTCGTTGTCATCGTTCGAAAGAGCTCTGACATACACATCAATCTGAGCATCATTCGGAAGAGCAGCGTCGAAGAAGACAGACACTTTGTCAGTGCTGAAGCCTTCTTTGAGTCCGATCGGTTTGGTGACATAGCGAGAAAGTGCATTGCCTCCTGATGCAGAGTTCTCGAGATTGTCGTATGCGACAGTAGCTCCTGATGTATTGTCATCAGTGATAGTGATAGATGGATTCAGACTGAAGTAGCCAGAACCACCATTGATCAAGTTTATGCCAGTGAGATACCCTGATCCGTCCAATACAGCTTCAGCGATTGCGCCAGAACCTTCATCACTGTCGATCGTAACGACTGGGTTGACGAGAGGAACACTGCCTTGATTGGTAACTTCGAATCCGCCTTCAATCAATGCATAGAGGTTAATCAGGTTCTTGATAACCTTCGACTGATGGTACTGATTGAAGAAGATTGGAGACACGTATGGATCGGCCGTTTCGAGATCGACTCGAATGACTAGGTCTTCAAGACCGGTGCGAATGATCATGCGCTCATCGAAGTTGGCGAGCTGAGACCCACGAATATCTATCGACTTGGTAGATCGTGATTGATCAGTCACACCGGTTGCGACCAATGTCGTGGAAGTGTCTTTGAAATCGTTGAAGATCAGCTGTGAGTTGAGCTCGTCAAACACTTGATCAACATCAGTTGGTTCATTCACAAGGGTGAAGTACGAGTCTTCAATCGTGTTGAATCGACAGATGTTGACACCCATAGTCAAGTCTTCGTTCTGGTAACGGTTCCATGAGGCTCCATCTGCAGTTCTGAATGTCGCGCCCTGAATGACAGAGTTGGTCGACGCATTTCCTGATCCAGTGTTGATCGATCCGACTTCCGACGTGTAGATTTCGTAGTCGATCGAAGAAGTGCGAAGCGTGATCGCATACTCTTCATCAGGCTGAAGGTATATCGGAATAGGGAATGTCACTCGTGTTGGAGCAGCAAGAATCGAAGAAATCGATGACAGGTCTCTCGGAAGATTGATGTCATCACGATTCAACTGAACACTCGATCGGCGAATGATCTCAGACGATTTCGGCGAACCATTCTCGACATAGCGAATATCGATTGTCACGGGTACATTCGACTCGACAGGGATTTTCGAGAAGAACAGATCGAGTGATTCGATGAACACACCATTCGGGAAAGCATTCTTCGTGACAATGAACGTCTGAGCAATCAATGGACGCTTCGAGTCCGCGATTTCGTCATAGCGATTATCGACAGTGTTCTGTTGTTGAAGGTCGTAGTTCTCAGTTCCGTAGAAGTCGTATGTCGAGTGAGACACTGCACTCTTTGGGTTGTTTGGATCGACAGAGAAACTGAACTCTCGCTTGCCAGCAGGGATTGCGAGACGTGGAATGTCAACAAACCCAGTGATCGTACCGGTGATGTCAGCTGTAAGACCGTCGACTGGATTAAGTGTCCTGTCGAGCAAGATGTCATGAACTTCTTCATCGAAACGAACAGTTGAGCCTGGTTCGTTGTACCTCCACAGAGATTCGGAATTCGCAGCTGCTGCTCCCCACCAGTTTCCGTCCTTGTTGACAATGCTGTCAGAACGCTTCTTGTCGATGAAGAAGTAGAACTTCTCGAAAGGCTTCAGACCAGTGACACTGAAACGAACCCTCTTTGGCTTCATGAATGGAATGATGCGAGTGTTCGTTCGGCGACGCCAGAGGAAGAACCCTCTGCTCTTCGAAAGCACTTGCTGAGGCTTATCGGAAACCCATGATGACCACCGAGTTCGACGGAAGATGAAGCCTGTGCGTCTGCGACTGATGTGCAGATATTCCGAATCAGAGTCAAGTGGAGGATTGTAAAGTGATTGACCAATGAAGCTTCGAACAGTGTAAGGGGTGACCCTGACCGATTTGGTAGCATTGTTGTTTTGGAATAGGTTCTCAGAATCGAAGTTACGAGTAAAGAACGTGCCGTAGTCTTCGTTCTCACCAATGCGAACATTTGCACGATCAGTAGAGACAGCCATCTTCACCGTGTCGACAGCAAACTCTGGACGAATGAGCTTCAATTCAGGATCGACAGAAACTGAATAGTCGTTATCTTCGACTTCACCGATCCCGTGATCAGAGAAGTTGTCGACAATGAAGCCAGTGTTGAAACGGATCGTTCCGTCAGTGTCGTAAATCCTCGAGTTCTTCGCTTCGGATTCGAGAAGAGTCAACAGAACTTCTTCTTCGACACGATCGAGTCGCTTGTCGAGGCGACCAATATCTTCCATCGTGTAACGACGAATCTGGTCACTGGTGAAGTCGATGTCATCCAGATTCTGCATGTTCGAACGAATGTCCAGTCGATAAAGACCCATCGAGTTCTCAGGAGTTTTCGGATAGACAGAGTTGGCATCTGGCTTTCCGAGCACATATTGAATCGCACCGTTGATGTCAACGGTGACAAGGTCTTTGCGAGGCAGATATGATGAAGTCGAGACTTGTACATTGCTGAGTGGAGCAGGAACGGTGTTCGAAGTCAAAGCAGTCAAACCAGCAGTTATGACGTCTGGTCGAAAGTCGATGCAGTTCAACAGATTGAGCTTCACTCCAGAGTCAGTGTCGTATGTTGGACTGTCCTTCGTGCTTTCGTAAGAATTCGCGACATAGAAGAAGTTACCTGAACGACTGTAACGAGTGTACTCCACACGAAGTGTGACACCGATCACATTCTGACCTGGGTTCAACTCAATAGATCCTAAGTCGTAGAAGCGATCACGCTGACCATTATCGAATGTGAACTTCGAGCTGATCTCAACGTCTGTCGTATTGTCGTATACACGAACGTTCACAATATCAACATGAGGCAGCGCGTACTTTCGAGCACCTGCGTTGACGGTGTCAGAAGTGACAATGACTTGTTCTGCGACAAGAGTCTTGGAAGCTGGAGTGATGACGTTGGTCGTCTTGGTGATAAGGTCAATTGCACCAGCAGTAGCACTTGCGACAGTCAACGTTTTGCCATCATTCGAAATGAGAATGCTCGTAGGGTTGGTGTAGACTCCACCTTGGACAGATATGAAGTTGAATTCTTCGTTCGTTTCAACCAAGTTGACATTTCGCGTTCCGACGAAGAGCTCTGCACCAGGAAGGCTGAATGCAACCGTTCCGCCAGCAACCGAACCAGCAAGATACGACGTTTTCTGCACTATAGCTGTTTCGGAAACAGACGAGATGTTCTCAGACGAGAGTTGGAAAACGAGTGGTGCATTTTCGGTCGATTGAATGGTGAAGCCTGCACCAACCAGATCGGCTGTAAAGGTTGGTGAAGCTCCTTGGATGGAGGTTGCTGTCGTCAAGTCACCAGTTGCGATCACATTCGAGATGTAGGCACGGAAAACCGTCGCGCTAACTCGTTGGAATGAATCGACGACGCATTCTCCTATTACATCAAGGCCGACATCCAAAATCTCAATCGTTTGCCGTTGACCGATGAACGCATCAGCGCCAGCCATATTTTCGATCTCGATGTAGTTTCCGTAAGAGGTAGAGAAGATACCTGGATTTAGCTCGGATGAGTCGATTGTCCGTTTGACCTCAAGAAGGGTCGAACCGATGTTCTCCACTTTGAAGCCATTGACGTATGCGAGGCCTTTCGAAAGAGTGACACCGAAGCGATCGAGGTTGATGACTGTGCCGGAATTTTCAGTTTCGATGCTTGCACTGTTCGTGATGATAACGAAGTCAGATGCTCCAACACTTTCGATCACAAAGTCACCCTCGATGTTTGGGGTGAAGAGAGACACAGTTTCGTCAGGGAGATAAGTGTGTTCGCCATTGAGCGAGACCCTTACTCGGAATGGGATATTCGTTGGAGTCACAGAGCGAACTGATCGCTGAACTGAATTCGTCGTTTCGATCTCGAATTCGTCAACAACGAAATTTCCAGATTGGTCATATGTTCGAGATGCAAGGATTCGACCAATCTCATTGAGCCTTGGGTCTTCGACGATATTGCGAAGTGCGCCAGCAGAGATGTCAGCAACTGTGATGAAGTTCACCGGAGTCTCTTCGAAGAACTGATATGCTTTCAGCTCATACTCATATGTGAAGCGATGTGCGCCTGGAGCATTCGAGTTTGGCGAACCATTCGAAGGATCGAGAAGCTCTTTGTCCTGTAAAGGCGTGATGAATGATTCTTCAACTTGAAGACCGATCGTACCTGTGAAGTCCGAAGAGTTGTCACTTACAACAATCGATGTGTCTTCGATTTCGAAGAAGTAATCATTGTAGAAGTAGACGCCATTCTCGATTCGAGCAATCAGACCGAAGCGATCGTCGATGTTCAACTGGGAAACTCGAACACGATAGGAAGTACCATCAGTCTGTAGAATCGAGTTGATCTGCACATTTTCACCCAGGACGAAGTTGCCGTGGAGGTTGAAATGTGTTTCGGTTTCTGAGTAGTTGGTCACAGTGAAGCGAGAGATAGGGTTTCCGTCAACAGATTCGACAAGGTCCTTTTCGATGATCTCACTGATCTGGACAGGTACGCCGCTAAAGTCCTTTTCGATTCGAATGACTCGACTCTGAATGATCGATGGCTTACCACCAATGACAGAGGAGCCATTTTTGAAAAGGTGTTTTCCAATAGACGCAATCTGGCTCTGAAGGTGCTGCTGGGCGGCATTCAGCTCTCTCGACTGAATTCCGAAATCTGAGCGGAACAGGACCTTCAGAAACTTCTTTGTGTCATTATGGTAAATGCTCATGTCAGTTCCAATCTAAACTTGTATACGTTAACCTGATCGAGGGCGTGGACGATCGGTGTTGCGCGGTTTTCGTGGAGAACGATTTCTCCAATAGGTGGTTTTGAAGGGTTCACAACTGACTCGATGGACGTTGTGAACGCATTCGTTGAGATCGATTCGCCGACGATAAAACCGGGACCAATCATTCTCTGATATTTTACTTCTCTGGTCGAAGTTGAATCAAGTACCTTCGTGATCGTTCCGGAAATCTGACCGATGATCCAGTCATCTTGTTGGAATTCGTGGTTCTCGACGAATCTCAATGTCCCGCGAAGGTCTTCTTGGTCCTCAGTGAACAGCGAGTGGTAAAGAACGAACGAGTTAATGTCACCAAATTGGCTTCGCTGGGGATCAGTTTCGACTCGAAATCCGAGAGTTGTTCCTTCGATGATCGTTTGCAAATTTGTGCCAATGTTACCAGGGTCGAGGAACACCGTGGATATAAATCCAGTGCCTGAAGTCGACGGTATTTTGATGTTAGCCCATGTGTAGTCTCGGCCTGGGTTTGTGATCTCGATCACCCAGGCTCCCTTTTGTGTGTTGAACCGACTGATTCGAGCAGTTGCACCAACACCATCCCCGACAATCACTGGTTGATCGGTGAATTTGAAATTGCTGCCGGTGTTGTAGACCTGACAGCCAAGAACACGACCGAACGAATTCGGTTCTTCGAAGCTTGTGACAGGGAATTTTGCAGTATCGCCGAAGCGAGAGTCAAGGAATTCGTCGATTTTTCCGACGTTCATCCATGAGTATCCGTCCACGGCATTGACTTCAACTTCGTTCAAAACGGTCTGGGATGGAGCAATGAGTGAAGGGTTGAACTTGTTCGTGATGTTGATGTATACGTAACCATTCGACACAGCATAGAAGTCATTCCTGAGGGACGTTTCGAACAGTGAACGATAGGTTGTGCCTGCCACCCACAGTTTACGTCTTGCTAGCAACTGCATCTCATCGGATTTGATCCGTTGTAAGAAGGTCAAACGGTTTTGAATCTCGATTTCGCTAATACCAAACTCCCAATAAGAAGAAACAAAAGAGATCACACCATTTGTAGCATCGGCCAGAAGTGTCGAATCGAAATCGAGTGTCACATCATTTCCTGAAACGCTCAAGATGTCGACTTCAAGGTTTTGGAATTCAATGACATTAGACGCGTCGCGAATAATGGCCTTTGTGATGCCATAAGCGGTGATGAAACTTGTCGAAACGGGAAGTGTCAAAATTGTAGGGTTTCCAGCCGTGGAAGATGATATTTCGAAAGTTAAGTCCCATTCATCAGAAGATGTTACTCCAAGACTCAACTGAGCAGATGACTTCAGCGCCTGAAGGATCGGGATATTGAGTTGTAAAGCCTGTATCATTTGATTCGCTTACCTTTTTGTCATTATGGAATATTGCATGTCTCTCATGTAAACTGTCACGTTATTCTTACTATGTCAGTTCTTGTATCCGAGTTATGCGAGCTGCTCGTATCATCGTGATGGCCACAGACTGCGCCTGGTCGGTTGAGTTAAATACTTGCGTTTGTATCTTGAAGCTAACAAGTGTCTCTGCTGCTAAGGTGAATGTTCGCTGCCCACTGTCGCGTACAACGTAGTCCAGATCACTTGCGTCACGTATAACCAGGTACGGCCGTATCGAGTGGTTGCCATAGAAGTCGACGTCCGCAAGAGGGTGCACTGTCCCGACGCCAGGACCCGGTATGTACGCGTACATCTCCACTTGCACTACGATAACAGCACCACTTGTTCCCGCGTCGTAAGGCTTGGCCTCGAAGCTGTAATCGAGCAGATAGTCCCCTGCGGGGAGCGTCACTGCGGGCGGGAGTGTTGACGTCGCAGTACCACTGTTTTGTGATTGGCTGGCGTAGAACCCTGACTGACGTATAAGCCCTGTGCGGTAGTTATTTGAGGAGGCTATAATCAATTCAGGGTTGAAAGTTGAAGCCTTTGCGGCCCAATGCTTTGCGGAAAATTCGCCTGTGGAAACTTCAACATCCTCTGCCTCTACAGCCCATTTCTCCGCAGAATTCTCACTCGCGAGAGCTGCTGAAGCTGATGCTGACGAGGAAGAAGAAGAAGCAGAAGCCGAAGCGCTAGCAGCAGAAGCTGAGACAGACGATGTTTGTGCATCATTTTTATAGACTATAGCAAGTCCAAGAGTAGTTTCTAAATCAGTTGCTGCAGCCGTAGCGATTGTGGCGGATGCGGATGCACTTAAAGCAGAATCTGAAGCAGTAATTGCAGAAGTGTTCGCAGCAGCCTCACTCGATGCTGAGTTATTTTCAGACAACAGAGATGCATCTCGTGCCACTTCTGAGCGAATAGTGAGTGCTTCACCATCAGCAAGATATTGGTTTCCGAACTTCGCATTAATCGGAAAGCTGTTTAGGACTCTATCAGCCATTCTTAAGTCTCCATTTCATATTATTTTATCATCGAGCAGTGGTTTATTTTATTCCAGGACTTCCGCAGTGCCAATGAGGAGAACAGATTCACTCTCAGCGACAACAGGGACAAGACCTTTATATATCATTCCTGGCATGAGAGCATCACCTTCAAGCAATTCCTTCATGTTCCGAGAGAGAGTTTCCGTTTCGAACCCAACTGAGAACGGCTGATACGTTGTTCCGATCATCTTCTGATTCGAGCTGAGATGTCCATCACTGTTGATGTATGAACCTTGTTTCTTGATAATACGACCAGTCTTCACTTTGATTTTTGGAACGACTTCGTTCGACAGGGTGATCTGGAGTGAGTAAAGGTTGAATGAGCTTTCCGCAGTGATGAATTCGATTCCGTTTTTCGAAACGACAGAGATGTTAAAGAGCTTGAATTCGTCACCTTCAAACACATCATCTTCGAAAACTCCATCTTCGAAAACGAACGGGATGTAGGTGTTCGATCGAAAGTTCCTGAAGATGATGAGAGCTTCTTCAGTGAGATCGTCGATAATGACTTCATCATCAGCGTCAACCAGAACTTCGAGAATTCGGAAAGGGTTCAAATCACCATCTTGAGAATTTCCTTCATATTCGTACATGTCCACGATGTCGGATGTGATGAAGATTGATCGGGCGGAAGCAGAGATCGAGAAGTACGAATTCGCACCGACACCAAATTCTGTCAAGATCGAAAGCTCTCCAGATTCCTTAAGTCTCTGGATGTCGAATGTTCTTACGGTGTTTGTGTCTGTGTCGAGTATGACACCATTCAAACCGTTCGAAGTTGCCAAGAAGTTGTAGGGAACCTCAGTACTATAGATTCCTCCGATCTCATCAATGATCCAGATTGAGGTTTCATCGAAGGACACAACTGAGATAACGCCATCAAGAAGGGCAAGACCCATTACCTGTGACGGGAATCGGAGTGACGGGTGGGAAAATGTCCGATCCAGAACGGAAAGTGTCTGGCTCAAAAAGTCGATCGATGCTTCATAGATGACATTACGAAATTCCATCTTGAACGAGAAGTCGTTCGACTTCTCACTGACCTGAATGAACCTCGCTTCAGGGACAAAGTCATTCAGTCCTTTGCGCACTACAGACGGGGTTTGGAAACTCCTGAAGTTCCAACCGATCTGGTTGATCTGAACGGACTCAACTTGTCCTAGGCTTCCGACTTCTGAGATGACACCTTCGAATTTCGAACCAGTTGAGGACTTCAGATTGATTTTGTCGCCAACCTTGTTGCCAAATCCTCCATTGACTACTTCGATGTCCACAATGCCGAGATTCATAGAGTCATCACTGACCTCTTTTGAAGAGATCGAAAAGATGTCGTCTTCATTGAACTCGCCGAAGTCCATTCGAACTACGAGTTCGACAATCTCCTTCAAGCTCGAGATGAATGAGACTTTCGCACTCTCGATGATGCCTTCACATTTCGAGTTTGAACCCCTGATCTTTCGACCTTGAAGATCGTCGATAGCAAAAGGAAGTGAGTCTCTCGTAAAGTAAATCGAATAGCGCTCAAACCATTTCGATCCGCTCAGTCGCATGATTTGTTCCTGGTAGTTTGTGGTCTCGACTGAATTACCATACACAGCTTCCGCCAGCCACTCGATCGATTTCTTGGTGCCTTTATTCTTCGCGAAATCTGCGGTGCTCAACAGAAGGTCGTTGTCATCGATCATGTGGGATTTGAAGCTGAAAGACTGCTGGTTCTTCGATCGCCTCAGGTCATCCCCCATCCTTTCGGGAATCGTGTCGTCGATGAGGTTGGTGAGGTACGACTGAGGAGTCTCGTAAAGGTTCTGAGATTGGATGTAGGTGTTGACGAAATCATATAGTCGAGGATATGTCGCAAGGATGTACTCACTGAACCGACCGTTCACATTGACGAGATTATCTCTCGACTCTTTCGGCTCAATTTCGAAGTCATCGAGAGATCGATTCAGATCGTTGATAAAGAACGATCTAGTTTCTCCAGGCTGAATTACAAACTCAACAGACGTAGAACCGTTTGACGAGGCGTAATGGTAGAGATCAGTCTTGACGACAGCGTCTGCAACTGCCGTTTCCAGGTAGACCATGAATTCACCATCTTCGAAAGACAGACGATATGACGATGGATCGACACGACCTGATGCAGTCGCAACTGCGAAGTATGGAATGCTGTTTTCGAAGATTCGACCCGAATTGTCACCAGATTGAACAGGTTCGAAGCTTCGGATATTGTTGTCATCTGTGAGGTTCTGAAACACCTCTGCGATTGTGCGATTCGCGATCACTTGGTTTCCGACCAGTGAATTGTACAGCTCGCTCAGGGGGCTGTCCCAATATTCGTCCAGTGTGGTCTCTTGTATGATGCTGTTTGCCAGTCCGAGAGGAATTCCTGTCAGATTCGCCATTGGATCGTTGTAAATCCAGTAGAGAAGATTGTCGTTGAACCGACCATAGTGTTCCTGAGTGGTGAAGTTTGGAACGGGAAAGTTCAATCCACTTTCGAAGGTCTCATCGAGATGAGTTTCGCGATTTTTCCATGTCAGGAAGATGTCGAAATCTGAATTGATGACGTATCGAACTCCAGGCTCAAAGCGAACAGGTTTGTCAAGGACGATCCGTGAACCGTCCTTGCTTGCGTTGAGTTTGACTGTGATCATCGTTTTTCCTTACTTGTCGAGCTTGTCTCGCATCGTCTCGTTGAAATTCGCCAAGTCCTTCTGAACATCTTGGTTCACTCTCTCGTAAGAGGATGCGCCGAAGTAGGCAACTGAAACTGTGGAGAACGAGATCGTCAGCTGAACCAGCATCCCGTTGTAGTGTCCGATATCTGCAGGATCGGCCTTGTAGAGAATGAAGGCGATCGAAGAGAAGTAGAAGCAGAGTGTCGTGAACATGACCCGACGGCGGTACGTCCATCGGGCCTTTAGAAATTCTTCAAAGGTTTTGTCAGTCATGGGGTATCCAACTCATTTTCATCTATTTGATGACTATTTGACTATTTTATCCCGTCGAGCAAGCTCTTTTAGATAGGTCGTCATGAGTTCGATGTGCATTGATCGTTCCATTGGTGTGAGAGCTTCAATCTCTCCAATCGTCCAGGTTCCAGCCTGCGCCATCTTCATGGTCGAGACCGTGTTGTAGAACACACCTATGTTAGAATACGCCATGATTAGGAGAAAAAAGAGTCGAATCCCCTCATGACGGTGTGATTTTGGTGCTTGCATGAAGGACATTCCCAATCACGAACGAACTCGATCCGAGGAATGGAGTTGAGAAAGACTGTGCATTTTCGATACAGGTCCTGTTGACTCATGAACCAATCTTCGAACTCTGCGAAGTCGTCGATTTCAGCCTTTTCATCCTTGACATACACACCCTCAAGGCACTCGAAGATGAGTCGAACGTCTGCATTTTCATCATCCTGAACTTTAAGAGCTTCACCAACGGTAGGAATTCGAATGAAGAGCTTGACAGGATCGCCATTTTCATCAAGGCCGACGTCGATCTTACAGCGTTTCTTCTCGAGCTTCGGAACTTCGATCTGATCAAGTGGGATGGAAGCGGAAAGGACTTCTTCGCAATCCTTGGCTCGACAACGAAGACCGATGTCTATCGTCTGACTGACAGAGATTTCGTAGGCCTTCATGAAGAGGAATTCGAAATCTGTCATTGGAAACTTCGAGACATCATAGTCGGAACAGCTCGAAAGCACATCCATCGCTGCATTGATTCGATCACCCTTCTGAGTCGATTGCTTTGACATGAGCAGTGCCTTTTCTTCGGATCCGACAAATGGTCGAATTCGAATCTTCTTCCCAGAAGGAAGTGTGACAGACGTTTTGGTTTGTGTAATCTTAGGAAGACCCATTGTGTTCTCTCCAGTTAAGTGACAGTTCTATAACGAGTGTAGCTCATCGAGACAGTGAGCTCGGCAATCTCGTTTTGAGATTTGAAGCTCAGATCAGTTTCACCCATCGTCGTTGGTTTGCAATCGAGAAGCTCGATCGTTCGTAGCCTTCGATCGTTCGAAAGAAGGGGGATGACATAAATTGAGGTCGTGTAGTCATTGAAGTAGCCAAGCTTTCCAGTCTCAGTGTCGACAATGATCTTTCTCCATTCATCGAAAACGTCGAATTCATGGAAGTCTTTCGATTGGTAGAAACCGAAACTCGCTTCTACATATTTTGTCGTTGCAGCATGCTGAGTCTCAGGAGCACCCGAAATCGCATGGGTGTAGTTCTCGATCGAGTAACCAGGAATCTTGGCCGTGTGACAGTTCAGAGACAATCGCCGAATGTCAAATTCCTTGAGACCTGATGGCAGCGTAAACTCTACTCGAAACTGGTTAGTGCGGACGAATGACTGAGATTGCTTTACGAGCTCTCTGATTTCGGCATGAGACATGGAATTTCCTTCGGGTTAACCAGGAGTTCACTGAGTTCAATGAATAACCTCAAATATATTACACAGTCACGAACAACAAAGGTTCCCAGCGAAACACTGGGAACCTCTGATGTCAATTGGAGATCGATTTAGCGATGAAGAGTTCAAAATAAACTCTATGCGAATCCGTACTTTCGCAGATCGCGAGATGCTTCACTGTCTGTTCGATAAGACTTCAGATGATTGAGCATTCCACGACTGTCGATACTGAAGAAACCCATGTTTCGAACAAGCAATCCATTGCGACCGCCGGTCGTGTGAGTCCACTTGTAGTCGAAGTTAAACATCGCAAGAGTAGCAACACCACTTCCGTCGGTGGCATATGCTTCTTCAAGATTCACCCGAACTGACATCTTTTCGTATAGTGCTCCAAGAAGGCCGCCTGGGATTTCGAGAAAGAACTCAATCTGTTTGGGTGAGATTCGCTTGATAGACGCTGGTTTGACCCTTTCTCCACCATAGAGATTGACCATCATGGTTGTAAAAGCGTTTGCGAGATCGTAGTCGCTGACCTTCACCAGATCGTCTTCATTGACCTGGTGAAGAGTTTCGTCTTCGTTTTTTTGTGAAAGTGTGGCCGTGATGGCTTCAAAAATATTCTTCATGATGCTTCCTTAAAAGATGATGCTACCCGAAAGCCCATCAGCTGCCGAGATGACGTTGTTGCGAGTCGTGCGAGACTCCATATGTTGGAATGCGAATGTGACGTCATGTGTCACGACCGAGTTGGCTGATCCCCAATCAAAGGTGATACCACTTACGGTCTGAGGCCAGATTCCGTCGAATGACCAGCTCTTCAAAATCTTGCCATTGCGGGAAAGCTGATGCAATTCGCCTTGACCCAAGAGCTTCATGACATCGAGATCGAGATCATTGATGACGTCACCATTGACGGTGCCACCCAATGCATCCGACCAACGTTCAAAAACGTCGCGAAGTTTGTAGTCGACGTCTGTTCGAACCGTCATCGTCAATACACCTGATCGGTCACGGTCGCCAGGAAGGCGGACCATTTGAGATCGGAACGGAATGGCGATTTCGCCAACAGTCATGTCGGGAACACCGGAAGACTGACAGGCAAAGCCTATCTTCTGCTTGAACGCTTCAGCTTCTGGAAAAAGCCCTTCAAGGTCGATCGGAAGTGTGACGTTCGCGTAGAATTCGTTTTGGTTTGCAACGTTACCGACACCAGCGGCAAAGTTCAACCGGTTAAAGTTCGTGATTCGTGATTCTGACATTCTCTTGTTCTCCAATTGTCAAACGTGTGATGAAGAGCCCGAAGGCTCCTCACTTAGTTCGTAAGACGAACCTCTTGGAATGAAATTCCGGTTTGCGTGTAGATCAGTTCGAGACCGATGAACTCGACGGTTCGTGTAGGCTGCAGATAGATTTGAACGATCAGTTCGTTCGCATCGATCACTTCGGCTGGGTTGTTGTCGCCATCACAACGGACGTCGTATTCGTAAACGCCTCGTTGTGCGAAGATGTCGCGCATGAACGGATTCAGTAGATTGCGAACAGATGCACGAGTGATCTCGTCATTGATTTCACCGATAGCAAACTTCAGAGCATCAGACACTCCGCGCTTGATGTGAATCGACAAGAATCGAACATTCGCGCGGTTGAATGCATCCTCTGTGCGAGCGAGAGTCTTCTGACCAAACAGGAAGAAGCCAACACCCTTGTTGCGTTTGACGTAGTTGATGTCATTCGCGTAGAGAGTGTTCTGTTGAGCTTCTGATGGCAAGAATGAAACTTGACGCGCCCGACGATAGCTGCCGCGTGTGTAACCAGCAGTAGCCGTCCACAAATTGTTGTCCCGATGTGTTCGAGCGTAAAGACCAGCGTCAGTACCGGTTGACGGAATCCAGCGTTCCTTCGCATTGTAGCGATCATAGATGCGAATCCACGTTGGGTTGAAGATACCATACGAAGAAGTCGGCAGAAGTGCAGCAAAATCGAGAATGCTGTTCAGTTCTCGGCCAGGATTTGCGACTGTGACATCTTGAGTTGATCCGACGAATGCAACTGCATCTTCACGGGTTTCCGCGATGTTGATCAGATATTGCGAAACGTTCGCACTCACACATGGATCGATCAGATACTGTATGTCGAAGTCCTCTTTGTTGGACATGCGAGCGAAAGCATTCTGATAGTCAGCATCTGTCAATGCAGAACCGTTGGCACCACCTGTGAGGATGCTGTCGCCGAAGTTCGTCATATCGCCAGTGATGCGGATGTAGCTCGAAACACGTGAGACATACTCAGGGTAGTAGTTGCTGATGCCGTTGGCGAACTTCGAAGTGGATTCAGTCGAGAGATTCGTGTAGCGCTCAAGGACTTTGTTTGTTTCGCGATCGTATACGACAACGTGAACACCAGTTTGAGTGTGGAACACTTTCAGCGATTCGTCACCAAGTGGTAGACCGTAGGTGACTGCAACGTTGTCGACACCGATGATTGGGAAACCCCATTCGATCTCGATGTTGCCAATACCGCTTCCAGGAGCTGTGAAGAAGGTGAAGTCATATCCGCCAACAGCAGATTCAACTTGAACTTCACCAGCAGCAGGTGCGATCGCGACAGGTGAAAGCTCGACGCCGTCAACATATACGCGAACGTTCGCTGCAGTGATCGAATCTGTCGTGGTGATCGAGCGAACAGTTGTCGTGCCGTCGCCAGACAATGTTTCAAGATTCGTACCGACAGTCAACAGTCCGGTTGAAGGATCGATGTCAAAGTATCCGATTGGAATGTGACCAGTCTTGTTGAAGTCAGCGATCAATGTGACGCCGTCGACAACCACGTGAGATGTGAAGAGGTCGAGTTCATTCACGTTCAGGATGACGAATTCGCTAGTGATTCCGTCGCCATTGAAGTTCTCGATGTCAGGAGTGATCGAAAGAACCGATGCAGTTTTCTGCCATTCGCCAGGATTGACACCTTCAGCAATTGTGACACCATTGACGGTGACTTCAACATCTGTTGCAGTCAAGAAGGATGCGCCGAGTGTGAATGTTTCGGTGATGCCGTCGCCATCGAAGAATTGCTCAACAGCCGTGGGAGCTTTGCTGAACGAAGTTTCGAATTGGTTTCCGTAGAATTCGGAAGCACGAACGACTGTCACACCGATGTTGTTGCCGAGTTCACCGGGATAGGAAGCGATGACTTCAGGCAATGTGAGGTTGCCGTCGTTGTATTCGTCGAAGTTCTTCACGACAAAGTCGTTCTTCGAGATGAGTGCAACACCAGTTCCTGCAGCTGCATAACCGGAGCCGTTCGATTTCAGATCGATTCCAGTGATCCCACCAGCACCGTCGATCGCTGTGATCTGAGCTTCAGCAAGACTGACTGATCCACCAGTGATTGTCACAATATCGCCGACTGTGTAGCCAGAGCCTGCAGTGTTGATTGCAACAGAAGCGACTTCGCCATTTACTACATTCGAATCGACTGTGCCGGCGATGCCGACTCCACCGAGAGATGCGTTGTATGCATCAGCTGGTACGATTCGAGTGACGAAACAACCGGCATTCTCTGCGAGAAACTCTGCGGACAGAAACCATGTGGCGAAGTTAGCGTCATTTGGTTCGCCGAAAATTTGCACTTGTTCGTTTTCACTGTCAAGCAATGTAGGAACATCGACAGGTCCCCATCCATAAAGCCCGCAAACGGCAGATTGCAGTCCGCTATTGGCGCTGACAGTCTGAGTGAGATTGATCTCCCGAGTCGTGATACCCGGCGAGACGCGATTTACTCTCGTCATCCTGAATTCCTTTCATCCATATGTGTTCGTGTATTTCGTATATTTTGCTCAAAGTTGATATTCGTTTTCAGGGCATACCAAATTTGCGAAGCTCGTTCTCAGTAAAGACAACGAATTCTGCTCCACCTTTCTTTGCTGCAGCACGAGCATACATCCACTTTGCCTGATTGACGGCATAGGTTTTTAGCTCATGTTGATGACGGTCAATGGCCTTTCGAGTTTTCTTCTTCGGTAGAGGTGGTGGGACAGTCTCCTTATAGGGTTTGACTTCAACCAACACATGACGACCGTCTGTCATTTCGAGAGTGAAGTCCACATAGTAGCGATGCCAATCCTCATCTAGTGGTGAAATGTATTTGATGATGGTCTCTTCTGAGTGCCACTTCCTCACATTTTTGTTGACATCAACATAGTGGCAGAAAAACCTCTCCCAGGACGAGCGACAGATGATGTTCGTCGGATCACCAACATACTTGTCTGGATTCTTCGGAAAGAATTGTGTTTTGCGAGGTCGGGTCATTTCAACTTTTGATCTTGAATTTGAAATCTCTCGCAAAATCGTAGATAAAATCGGTCGATACGATCTTGATGCTTCGCTTCGACTCGTTGTCTGCGAGCATCTTGTCGCGGAGAGAGTTCTTCTGTTCCCATTCGTAGAATTTGCCAACCTGCTTTGATCTCATCACTGCCATTCGGGTAGGAGATGCATACATCGCGAGAGCTGATTGGTGAGATATGGCTTTGCCATCCGCTGCGAAGCTTGATTCGAAACGAGTGGACTTCACTGGTGAATTGATCTGGTAGTTGTTGTACATCGAGAGGATTTCGTCGTTTATGACGGAATCGTCAAGTGGCCAATCAGCATCAGTGAGACCATTCAGAATGTAGAATGTCCACCACAGATTGACGTCACCATAGAGCTGGTTCGCAAGCTGGTCAGGACGCACACCAGATTGGATATAGAAGTCCTCGATGTAGGTGAGATTGTACCAGTTGTTCGGGAAGTTGCTGACTCGTTTAGTGATGTCCTCAACTTCGTACTCGACCCCGTTGATCGAAAATTGCTTCGTTCCAAAGTCGCTGAAGAATGCCATCAGAAGTCGTTCCTGTCATTGATGTCGATTTCAGTGAAGGTCATCGCGAGATTGATGAACGCTGGATTACCATCACTGTGAATGCGAATCTTGCCTGAGTCGCTGTAGTTGTCGGAAATATTGGTGCATGCACATTCCTTGATCACAGGAAGGTCAATGTCATTGAACGAAATGCGAAACGAGTCAGGAATTCGGAAAAGTGCGCCTGCTGTCTTTTCAGGTGAGGCTGCACGCTTTGTCAGTGCGATAAACTCTTTCGTTCGAACGTATTCCTGTGGTGACCGAGGAGCAAACTTCCATTCCCAGGTGAACGTCCGATTCTGCACACCATCGAAGAAGATTTCTTTCAGTGTGTTTTGTGCGACCCCAAGATTTTGACCAGCTGATCTTGTACCAAACAGATCACCAGCTCGAATCGCGGTTCGTCCAGCAATGTTCGTGATTGCCTTCTGAAAGTCTTCGAACGAGGAACCACGAAGGTCACCGACATTAGAGACGAGGTTCTGCACGATCGATCGGTCTTCAACTGACCAATTCCAGTCTGATGAAAACTGCATCTGATCTGGAATGGGAAGAGTCGCGATAAGGTTGGTACCAAGAGATTGACGTTCACCGAGTGTCAACTGAACCTGTGATTGACGCTCACCAGTTGTGGCGAATGACTGAAACGCCAAACTCTCGATTGTCACCGATGGTAGGTTTTCGGATTGGGATAGGTCGAAAGACTTCACTCTGTTCTCATTTCCTCAGGTTGTGACGTGATCTCTGCTCCGGAAAACTGAGCAGTCGCTACACGTACGGCGTTTGTCGTATTTTCAGCGAAAACGACAGTTCGGACGACCGACTGATCGGACATCCTAAGTTTGATGATCCACTGCTTCATCAGAGTGTGTCCTTTTCAAGCTCTGTTGGTTATTTTACACGATCGAGTCGAATGAATCCCCGGCGACAACCTTCGTCTGATTGAACACGTTGACGCCATCTGCATCCCTGTGAGAGAACTCCATATGCTGAGTTTTGAGTTCGCCTTCGAGTGAGAAGAGATCAACGAAACCCCCGTTAGGGAGATTTCGTGTTTTGTGAATCTGGAATGAAGACATGTGATCGTGCATTTTCATGTTCTTCATTTCACATACGCCCGGTGGACCCAACCACCGCCCTCGATCTTGAGCCAATCACCGCTCTTCCGAGCGATTGTGATCTTCTCCCCATTCGTCTTGGCATCGATTCGTTCGTAAGTCGTGCCTGGACCTGAACGAACATTTAGAACTGAACTCACATCAACACGCATTTTGATTGGGTCCATATACTCAGAGTCAACTTTCGTATTTGGTTTCCGTGTGTTGATGAACTCGTTCATTTTGTCGTAGAAGCCGTAAGGAAAGATGATGCCATTGCCGGGATCGATCTTTCGATCTGGAGAGATATCCTGATGACCGACAAACTCAATGAATGTACCGTGGTAGTCAATGAGTGCCTCACTCAAAGTGCGAAGAGCATCAATCTGACGAAAGCCATACGGAAGATATGCCTTATTGCCATTGATGACACACTCAGACAGCGGATAGCGATCACCGAACCATGCAATTGCTTCGTTACCAGAGATGGCCATTTCACCGGGGTTCGTCAACTCAAAACCAATTGAGTGAGCGTTCAGGCCGTTGAAACCTTTCCATGTGGATTTGCCGGCATGCCACAAGATGTCATCGTCCGAACCAATCTTCGCGACATCGCCAGCTGGTGAAATCACGTAATGGCAAGAAACCTGTGCGGCATCGACACTGAGGAGCTCAACATCACGCCTGAATCTCGAACCTGCTGTGTAGTGGATTACACCAAATCGTTTAGTGTTGACACCACGTGACTTCTTCGTCGTCTTGTGGTATTCAGAAATGATGGGATGTTTGAATTCACCCATTTTGCGCTCCTTCAGAATTGTGAATGACGAACCGTTTGCGGCATTCATCGGCAAGGTTTTTTGCAGAGAGGACGAGGGATTGGAGTTTGGTTTCTTGGTGGTACCAGTCAGCTCGGTTTGGTTTTTTCCGAAACTCAGCAATTTCTCTGCGATATTTAACGAGCTCACTTTGAGCGTTGACAGATAATGTATGAAATTCATCGATTGCACTCTTTTCTATTTTAGACATTGCTTCACCTCCTCGGCAAATACTTTGCGACGAGCATTCTCATCATTGACGAGATGAGTAAACTCTTCACCTTTCGTGACAAGCTCTTCGATCTCCTCGATCACTTTGTCGCGATACTCTTCTGTCCACTTGTACGTAGCGAACTCAACAATCTGTGGACGTTGCCGACCACAGATTTCTTCAACCCGATCAGTGAGTGACTGACGTGTTTTGTGTTGTGTGATTTCCTTCGGTAGATTTGCATCGAAGCATTTCATGACATCACGAAGGAAATCGAGTCGATCATTGTTCAGGCGAAGTAGACGTTCGTAGCGCTTCACATAGAATGAAAATCTCCAATCGCACCATTCAGAGATCAAATCGTGATGGTTCTTGTATATTTTGACATGCCCGTCAAAACCTACTACGATGAGACGTTCGGTCATTTTCGAGCGAGTTTTGAAGAGCATGTTCAATGCTTCTTCAGTTTGGCGGCTATCAAGTTCTTTGCGAGGCATCTTGACGATGACACTGAATCGCTCGGACACTTGGTCTTCGTATCGTGTGATGAGACCACGTACTTCTAGATCATCGAGGCGTTCTTTGAGTGATGTAAGCGTCATACCAGGTGGGATCGAAAGGATTTCGACGGTCGTGGTGTTGTGGATTTTGACCTTGCCCGAGAATAGGTAGCTCAACGATTCGCCGATGCGCTTGATGTTGACATCATACTTCTTGAACTTAGGATCGATGTCTGCGATCTTCTTCCCTTTCAGGATGTCGAGTACACCTCGTTGCAAATCCTCTGCGGAGTGTGGAAGAATGTCGGTCGAATAACCGATTGCCATACCGGAGCTGCCGTTCAGGAGAACAGTCGGAAGCAATGGCAGAAACGATTCGCAGATTTCGGAGTCGCCGTCCTCGGATGGAACGATGGTGTAGATGTCGCTGTCCTTGAACATCACCTTGTTAGCGAAGTCGGACATACCAACGGATGTGTAACGTGGTGCACCGAATGAGCGAGGACGAACGATCGTACCGAACGCACCATATCCTTTGAAGAATGGCTCATTGTTGACGTATGGACCGGTCATCATTGAGATCGTTCCCGAGAGATCGGAGTGGTTGTAGAGGTTGACGGCGGTTGCTGTGCCTGAAAGACCAATCGTTTTGATCTTGTTGCCAGAAACATAGCGCTTCATCGTCCACAATGCGATGCGCTGAGAAGATTTGAGACCGTCCTTTATCGATGGGATCGCACGTTCTTCAACGACGTAGTGAGCGTATTCCTTCGAGATTTCGAAAAGGTGTTCAGAAGAGTTGACTGCAGCATAATCTGCGAGAACTTTTTCGAGTATGTCGTTCATGAGTATTCCTCAAATTCAATCGTGTGTTCACTGTGAAAGGGCATATTGAAGCCGTCAAAACGAATGGCTCCATGACCTTTGCCAAAATGATCAGGATAATACAATGCTACAGCGATTTCTTCGTCAGAAGGATCGATAGCATTCACATAATGAGGTAACGTTTTTTCTTCCATTACTTCAAGGCCTCGTTGAGATCGTTGACGGAGATGATTGGATGACCTCCGAGTAATTCATTTGACTTTCCAACTTCGATGACCATTGCATAGTGAAGAGCTTTGATTTGGCTTTCATCACTGAAACTCTTTGTGATTTTTGAAAATGTCGAAATAACATTTGCGACATCAGTTATTTTGACAGCATCCCGAATTTTTGAGATTTCAACTTCACTGTCAATCTTAGTAAAAAGTTTCATTTATGCTTCCTTTGTTTTGGTTTATAATTCATCATAACACAATATGTGCTAGAAGTAAACTACTCTTTTGGAGGAAGTGGAACTTCATCCGTCAAGAAAGGGCATAGACCATCAGCGATGCCAATGTTGTTTCCTGTACTGCACACTCCAAGCCAACATGATAAGTAGTGAGGAGCGACATCCCAACAATCGGAGTCGCAGTCGACGCAACGCTTGATCGGCTTATCGATTTTTGTCTCCGATTTGGGGATTGTCTTAGTGATTGTCTTAGTAGTCATTAGTCGCCCTCATTTGAAAAGTCATTGTGATCATTTGCGTTCTCAACGGTGAGTTCTCCTTGGAGCATTTTCTTGCGAAGAGAAGATCGATCACCAAAGTTTGTGTTCAGGACAGCTTCGAGGCGACCATCGTCTAAGACAGGTATTTTCGACTTCTTGTCATTGACGTGAGCGACCCATTCTTCGTTGTCGAGAGCACCAAGACCTTTGAAACGAGATACGAACTTCCATCCTTGCTTCTTCAATTCATCCATGTCGAAATGTTCGCCAACGTAGAAGTAGCGACGTTCTTTGCCTTTCTGAACAGCGAAGAGCGGTGTCAGGGACATGACGATGAAAGGCTTGCCCTTGTTGTTCTCTTCCAACCATTCGCGATCAAAGAGCTCCGGCCAGAAGTTGTAGAAGAGCGCGATGATCAGTCCTGTGATGTTCGAACCATCATGATCTGCGTCGGTGTAGATTTGGATTTGCGAATAGCGAAGATTCGCAGGATCGGCAGATTTGCCAGGAACGATTCCGATGGCTGCACAGATTTGATCGATCGTTTCCGACTTCAGAGCAGACTTAGGACGAAGACCCCACGTGTTGCGAATCTTACCGCGAAGAGGCATGGAAGCTTGAGTTTCGACATTGCGAACCGAGAGATATGATGATGAAGCTGAGAAACCTTCGAAGAGTGCGAGAGTGCATTTTGTGCGATCCTTCGCAGTCGCATCTGAAAGTGATGGAACTTTCTTCTTCTTCAGCTCCTTTTCCTTCTTGTCAATTTCAGCTTTATCCTTACGACCTGTACGAGCAGAGCAACGATCGTAGATCATTTCGACGATCTTTGACGGAAGATTGTAGCGAGACATGTCGGATGGGTCGAGATAGTCGTGGATTTGCTTTGCGAGCTCAGGATTGAGGAGTCGCGACTTTGTTTGACCATCGAATTCGGGTGAGTTCATGAAGATCGTCATATAGAAGAAGCAGCAGTTCAAAACGTCTTGACTGTTTGGATTGAGCTTGCGCTTGCGGCTCTCTTTCTTCAGATACTCGAGAACGTACTTGCCGAACTTGAACTTCAGAGCGTCAATATGTGATCCACCATTGATGGTCGGAATGTTGTTGACCAATGAGAAGTGCTCGAATGTATCTGATGGAGCAATGAAGAGGTTGATCTTTCCGCTGTCACCAAGTTTGAGATGGTGAACATCTTCCGACTTTCCGAAGAGAGCCATCTTGGGATCAACCTTATGAGCAATCTTCGAACCGTTGAAGTAGACGTTGATGTCAGGTTGGCTCACCGAGATTTGGTAGAGCAACGATTCGACGATTTCTTCAGGGAGTGTGCCTTTGAAGATGTTCTTCGAGAGTTGGAATTCGATTGTAGTGCCGGTTTTGCGGCTCTTGCTTTCACCGATGACTGGCTCGGAGATGATGAGATCAATTTCACCAGGATCGAATCGTTGGAAGAACGACTTTCCGTCGCGTTCGATGTAGGTTTGGAACCAGTTCGAACACATGTTGACAATTGAGATGCCGAGACCATTCATGCCGGCCGTTCCTTCACGCTCCATGAAGTTTCGACCTGTGCGTGTTTCGCTGAGTGCTGCTGTCGCTTTATAGGTGCCGAGCTCTTTAGAGAATTCGATTGGAATACCGCGACCGTTGTCGGAGATTTTGAAGATAAGAGACTTGTGGTCGTAGTCAACCTTCAGATCGCCTCCGCCGCATTTTGTCAGTTCGTCGAGAGCATTGTCGATTGCTTCACGAAACGAAACGAGAATCGCTGGGACATATTCGAATTCGCGAAACTCGATGACTTTCGAATCGTTGATGATTGGAAAGCGAAGCTTCTCGGAAACTGTTGAACCGAGATACATGGTCGTTCTCATCCGAGCATGTTGGAATTGAGTGAGAGCGATGATCTCGTCGTCTTTGATCGGTGTCTTTTTTCTTCGTGCCATTTAGTTATCCTTTGCTTATGGTTTTTTATATCAAATTCTTTGTTACATGTACACAACTCATTTGTGTACTTTTCTTGTCATGTATGTTACGACTATAAAATGACTATAGAATATCACACCCGTATACACCCGTACACACAGGTACACACGTGCAATCCTAATATATGTATCATAATCAAACACGATGATGAGACCCAGCGAGCTTGGTTGAAATGCTGATGATCAGGACAAGTGGATCACACACGATAAATTCTTTTGTAAGAATGCATTTTGTATATGTACATTAGTTTTGGAGTGTTTTATATCTTCTTTATCCAATCCAATCAATCAATCAATCAATCAAGTTCAAGTATAGTCTAGGTCTGACTTGATTTGTATTGAGAAGGTGGGAGCAGCGCAGCTGCGGGCGGGAGTGTTGAATCGATTCGCACTAGAGCAGCATCAAACCCAAAATCTTGAAGACTTCGTGAGGCGCTTGCGCATCGCGATGCTTTCGCACGCGAAAGCCAACACAATCAGTTGTGTACATTGAGTTGTGATTGTGATATTCTGAACCTACAAGCTAAACACAAAAGGATCACGATCATGGGTACGAAAACGAATGACGAAGGAATGGAAGTGGAGATCACTATCACTCGTTACGATCTCCAATCTGGGGGAATGTCAAAGCTTCTCAGTGATGTTTGGAGCATACGATCGCCAATGTACGACTCGTCGTTCGATCTCATTATTCGTACGACTCCAGACAAACTTGCTGAGTTTCTCTATCTTCGCAATGATCGCAAAATGCGCAACAGCATGAAGAGTCTCAATCTCAGACTCTTCAAACCAACCAAGTCGACGCCGTCCACACAACACATCAACGCTCTCGAAGATCAGCCGAGGTTGTTCTGATGAAATTGGAAACATCTGACATGGACGGAAACATTTTCTGCGTCTCAGTCGACGGCATTCACGAAGGTGGTTTCACCAATCTTCATGATGCCATTGAAGCTCTCGTGGAAACAATGGACCTTGATTCGACAGGCTTCGTCTGCATCCAGAAGCGATCAAGTTGGATGGAAGATGACGAAAAGGAGAAAGCTGATCTCGAACGTCTCGAGCTGATGAAGACCGCGTGTATCATTGACCAGTATGTCAATGCGGATGACGCTTCCTTGGATTCACCGAATCTTTTCGATTTTGCGTCATGCATCGAAGTTCGAAGCATTCTTCTCTATGGTGTGATCAATCAGACTGCGAAATGCCCGATCATCAAAATTGGGCAAAGTCTCGAAGTGGTAAAATATCATGAAGATTTGCAATTGCCTGTAGGCAGTAGACTTGTATGCACCGAAGATAATCTGATCGACCTCAACATCCGCTATCGGAATTTGACCGTCGTCTGACTCTTCGAATAACGGATTGGACGAACTGAATGACACAAGAAAGCCTTCTCAGCCACCTCATCAAGATGGTTTTGGAAGGGGGCGAAGGAGCTTCCGCACCAACGAACTCAGCTGATGGAGTAGCAGGCAAAACCAAGCCTCTGTTTAGGAAGAAGAAACGTTCGAAAGACGATGATGACGATGAAATCGAAGAGAAGCTCGAAGATATGGAGCAGAAGTTCCCTGTCTCTCACATCAATCAGGACAACGGCCTGATTTCTTACGGATTCGCTTGTGTCTCAAAGTGCATGAGCGAAATCGAAGAAGCTGCTGCAGATCGAGAGTCATTTGTTCAAACACTCGAAAGGGACTACGTCAGATACGTCAATCTCAAAAATGTGAAAGGGAGCCAAACTTGGCTCTCTAAGATGGGTGGTGGTGACACACTGCTCAAGAGCTCCCGCTTCATGGTCGAGCTCGAAAAACGACCTGTTCTCGTTCGCTGGAATGGAGAACTCATCATACTCGACGGACATCACAGAATGAATAAAGCGCTCGAAAGGGGCTTCTTTCGAAAGAAGTGCTATGTTTTCGATGTCATCAACCCAGGAGATATGAAATGACAAATTACGCAAAGATACTGAACGAAGCCATCCAAGCGGTCCTGAACCCGAAGATGGAGAACTACAAGGACATAAAGGACCTTGCTGACATGAATGGAAAATCTGCCGGAGTGAATCAGAGTCAGCTCTTTCCTTCATGAATAATCGTGAACTTTTTCGAGCCTTTGTCGATGCTGTCGACCACATGATGGACGTCAATCGTTCTATGAAGACCAGACTTTCTGATGGTGGTGGTCTGACACGTAATGAGATAGAAACTTTGGTTGACATAGTTGCTGACGAGCTTAACGACCAATTGGGACGTTTGCCTTCTCAGTATCGAAAGTTGATAAACAACACACAGGTGTTAAACGTAGTTGCGCAAGCAGTTGGAGCTGTGAAATGAAGAAGCTACTCGTCATGTTGACCTTCCTGTCGACGTGTCACCCAGTCTACGCCGCTGAACGCGAGACCTACTATTCGACCCTGATTTGTGCCGAACTCTACCATGGGACTGAACCGTATCTGTCAGGACCCCGACTGTTTCCCGACTGTGCAACAGAATTCGTCGTCATGGAGTTCGACTGGGCGTATCGACCCAAACACTACGAGTGCATCGGACAGGCGCTGATCTACGCGCAAGAGACTGGGAAGATTCCCGTTTGTGTGTTGCTCGCACGAAACGATGAAGAACTCGCATTTGGATACGAGCAGAACTACAACTCATTCGGCGTGCTGACTCGTGTAATCGACACACGTCTTTGGGACCCAAAATAGTATTGTACATTTAGCATAGAATTTGTTATATTTGATCTATAACAAAGGAAATCATCATGATAACTGCAGCAACATATCCTGACACATCCCAAGGAGCAGCATCGTTCCTTAAGGACAACATGATTAGCCATGAGTTCCTCAGTGCCAACCCAGATCCGTCAATCCGATTTATTTGGTTGGTAAATGTCGACATGAATGGTGAAGAGATTAAAGTAGTTGTCCACCTTCCTGGCTCACTACTCGGTGGTGAGTTTGGTGACTTCGAGGTTGTTGAAACATCATGAAGGAATTTCGAGTTCTCATTACTGGTTCGCACACTCACGTAGATCACGATTTGGTCTATTCCACACTCGATCAGTTAGGTGGAAAGTCGTTTGGAGATATTTCGAACCCTTCATGGCTTCCACGACCTGATCTCGTCATCATCCATGGCGATGCTAAATGTGTTGATAGAGCTGCGGATGAATGGGCAGTAACCAATTGGGTAACCGTTCGTCCTTACCCTGCTGATTGGGGCAAGTACGGAAATCGTGCTGGTTCTATACGAAACCAACAAATGTTGGATGAAGAAAAGCCAGATTTGGTGATTGCGTTTCCGGGTGGTCCGGGAACTGCAGATATGATAAGAAGAGCACGAAAGGCGAAAATCGCTGTCGAGGAAATTATAGGAAGATGAGAAATGAAGAAACCTAGCAAAGACAGCGTAAAGGTCGGGGACATTCTGGTCTCGGACGGAGGGGAATTCCAGAAAGATGGAGCCAAAGGAAAGGTCCTGAAAGTGAATCCCTTTGGTGTCAGTATTCAGTGGGGATCAGCACCAGCATCTTCATTTGCTGCGTACTCCCACCTCAAGTTTGACGAGTCAAAGAAGGAGAGCGTTTTCGAGGCAATCGTGTCCGTTATGTCTACGTTCTCATAGTCGACGATTTCGAAAGCCGACCTGAAGAAGGTCACGGCCGTTCTTCAGAAATACACGAATAAGATCAAGACTTCGTGAAGATTCTAAACAATACCTTCGACGAAGTCTTGGCGCATCAGATGATTTGCTGATCGAGGATTGGGCGACCGACGCCAATTCTGGTTCGACATCGATCAATATGTGTTCCGCGTCTACTGGGATACGACGAATACCGTCTCAATTGATCAGTGAATTAATCGTCATGTGATCTTGAATCGCCACGCATGAGTGGCTATCAGACATCTGGAAAGGAGCAATCTCGCTATTTGCTCCTTTTCTGCTGAGATAAGAACAATGTTCCACTGTTCGAATGACACGTCGTCGAATCTCTCGTGAAAGCACCATCTCGGAATGATCTGATGCTCGATCTCTCCATCACTCTCGAGAATTTTGCAATACTCTGCGAATTCGTCGTTCACTATAAATGGCGGACATATCAAGTATGGTAGAGCATTTTTGAGTGCAATCTTCATCGTAGATTTTAACTCGGCGTGAGTGGTAAAATATATATGAAAAGCTCCGAATTCCAGACAATCCTCGACTGTTCGAATCCCGTCCACATAGAAGTGGTCACGAACAACCATGCGGTTGAGATGGCTCTCTCCGATGAGTTCACATTCAATGTGCCTGGAGCACAATTCCAGCCGAGATACAAGAAAGGCAAGTGGGATGGAAAAATTCGAATGTTCGATCGTCGTTCGAAGAAAATCTACACTGGTCTCGTTAAGGACATCTACGACAAACTCAAATCGGAGGATTTTGGAGAAGTATACATCCACAATTTCAATGGACCAGAAAACCTTCGCTCTGACTTCATGGAATGGTTCGAGAAACAAACTTTCCCCTTCGAACCTGACGAATATCAGATAGAAGCTGCCATCCAGATGATCTGCGGAAAGAGACGCTTGATCGAATCGCCTACCAATTCTGGCAAGACGTTCATCATCTATCTCTACGTCGCATATTGTCTTCATGCTCGCATATTCGACAACAACATCCTTGTGGTCGTTCCTTCAATTATGCTTCTCAATCAGACGTACGAAGACCTGATTGAATTCGGCATTGATGAAGAAGACATTCACAAACTGCGCGGTTCTAAGGACAACTCTGCGAAGATTACCATCACGACATGGCAATCGATCTTCAAGCTGGAGCCTGAATGGTTTCAGTGCTTCGATTCTGTCGTCGTTGACGAAGTCCACCTTGCCGAATCTGCGTCCATTCGTGGAATCATGGAGAAGTGTCAGAATGCTCATCATCGAAATGGTCTTTCAGGATCACTCCGTGATTCAAAGACAGCTGAACTCGTTCTTCGTGGACTCTTCGGTCCAATCATCAAGACGACTACTACAAAGGAGCTGATCGATCGAGGAAGAAGTGCGAAGCTTAAGGTCATCTCTTCTCGATTTGGTTATGATCGTATTCGCGCTGATCGTCCTGATCTTTTCGAGAATCGTCTTGAGTATATGGATGAGATCAAGTTTCTTCTTGCCATCAAGGCACGAGATAGAGCAATTTTTGACATCATTCAGAATCGCGACAAGGATGAGAACGTTCTCATTCTCTTCCGCTTCAAGAAGCATGGTAAACGACTTGTCGATCTCTATCGTAAGCTGTACCCTGACGAAGAGGTCTACGTCATTCATGGCGGGATCAAGGGTGCAGATCGCGAGTTTGCAAAGAAACGAGCAAACGAAGGCAAAGGTGTCAAGCTCTTTGCGACATATGCGACACTCTCAACAGGTGTGAGCATCGACAATCTCAACGTTGGAGTTCTGGCATCACCTGTCAAATCGAAGATTACTGTCATCCAAACAGTCGGTCGATATCTGAGAGTCTCTGAAGATAAGGACTCTGTAGACATCTACGACATTTTCGATGATCTTGAACTTGGACCGAATAACCAGTCATATTGTGCTAACCATGCAGAAGAACGAATGCTCCGCTACATCGAGCAGGAGTTCGACATTGAGGAGGAGTATTACGATGTCTGAACAAGAACACAAATTCCTGTCGATTGGCGACTTCAAATTCGGTGAGATCATTAAGATCGTTATGGGTGATCCTGACAGTCCTGAGGAGTTCCTTGGTCGATTTGAAGCGAAGCTCTACAATAGCGTCAAGTTCTCGAATGTTGTCCACATCCAGACAGGACAGAAGCACAAACAGGCCATATTCGCAATCATGAATGAAGGTGCTGGCTGCTTCAACTTCCCAACTGAAGTCGAACTCTCGAACTGGATGGACAAGGCATCCACGAACTTAGTAACATATAATGGAAAGCCAAATTAGGAAATAGAACATGAACACACTGAAACTTTTGAACGAAGCCATTGCCGAAGTAATGGAAGCTTATGAGTCTAAAGAGGTCACAGAGTACAACAGGATCAAAGATTGGGACACTAAGGCTCTCGCTGGGTATGCTCGCAAAATCGGCGTCGACAACGAAGCCGTCGATTCGCAAAAACGTGATCGTGAGATGTTGATCGAAGAGATCATGGGCCACCTTTTTGGAGAGGACTTTATGACTGTCCTAATGAAACACAAGGCCGTGTAGAATGTCGAACGAGAAATCAGATCAAAGGAACGAGTTGATGGAACTACTGAAGAGTGGTACTCCATCCGCGACTGTTGATGTCGAGAAGCTGCCAGCAGTGACGATTGTGATTTCTCAGGACGATGACGAAGAAACGAAAATCGTCAAGAAGAACCTCGAGTTCACGACTAACACCGTGCGTGACGCAATCCAATCTCTTCAACTGCTTGGTGAACAGACTGGCAGTCCTCGGTATTTCGAAACGATTGCGACTCTTTTGAACACACTGTCAGGTGCAAATGGTCAACTTCTGCGAATCAATGAAGCGAAAGCTCAGAAGAAGCCACAAGGCACTACCGAACCTAATGGATCAGGTACGAAAGGTTCGACTACCAACGTTCTCATCATGAGTGGTCGTGAAGCACTGAAAGATCGATCAACGATGAAAGAGCGAGAAGATCGAGAAGATGCAGAGGTGATCGACAATGTCGAATAAGTTCAAAGAGTCTGTCATCGACATAGACGGCAATTTCGAATCGAATCCCATCAGTGGAGATTTGAAAACGAAGAAGAATCGCGAATCGATTTTCCAACATATCGATCTGCTGTTGATGCAGGACGAAGATGCTCTTATTGGAAGACCTGGAGTTTGTGCTGGTCTACGGTCACTTCTGTTCGAAAACTTTGGCACCCACGAGCGGAATGTCGTTCGATCAAAAATTCGCAATACGCTACGATTTGAACCACGAATCCGAGTTCAGGATATTGTGGTTACGCAATCCAGTGCTGATCTGAGCATCAGAGTTGAGTTCGAGTTCATCGAAACTCGAAAGATTTACACGTACGAAAGCACTTTGAGGAGAGTCCTATGAGCAGCACACAGAGATTTAGAGGACACGACTTTGAATCGAACCGTCAAAGATTGCGTCAGCTCCTTAAGGAGCAAGAGAGCCTTTCGGATTTTGATGTCGAAGGTTCAGTCTTTGACACGATCATCTCCGTTCTTGCAGATGTTACCGAGAAGAACTCGATTTCTGCAAACACACTTTTCGCAGAGTCTCAACCGAATACTGCAACACTGCGTCGCAACCTTTCGAATCATGCTCGAAATTATGGCTATGTTCCGTTTTCCTCGTATGCGTCGAGAGCAAACGTCGACTTGGTGTTGACTCTCACCGATTTCGAAGACCTCAATCAGTTCACCATTTCGAAAGGTGCTGTATTCGACGCAGGTGACATTGACCATCCATTCTCGATTGTCGAGACAGTTTCAGCTGATCGTTCCGTCACCAACGATTTCCGTTTCGAAGACGTCGATCTTCGTCAAGGTATATACACGTCGTTCGAACAAATCTACTCGAAAGAGACAATCAAGATTGATTTTGATGGTGTTGACGTATCTCTTCTCGAAGTGTATGTACAGGAAGAGCTTGACACCAACACGTATTCACAATGGAGTGGGTCATTCGACCGAATTCGCACTGGTGCTGATGACCCTGTCTTCTTCTTGAGTGAGTTCGGCGATGGCAAATACCAGATCGAATTCGGCGATGGCGTCATCGGTCGCAAACCCAAGAATGGAGCGATCATTAAGGTCGTTGTGTTCCTCACAAAAGGAAGTACAGGCAATGGCTTTACCTCGTTCGAGTTCGTTCTGACGCCTGACAACAGCTCACTGCTTCGTTCAAACGCAGCTGATGTGAGTGTGCTCACTAAAAGCAAGGCTGCAGGTGGAACAGACAACGAATCTGACGATTCTCTGCGGCGCAACATATCTCGTTTCTTGACTGTGCAGAACAGAGCAGTGACACTTCGCGACTATGACGTGATGATCCGCAATCGATTCCCGTACATTCGATCGACGTCGGTTTGGTCTGGTTCTGAATCTGGTTCTGATCGCTTTGAACAACCCGGTCGCATCTACATCTCTCTGAACTCGACAGAGTCCTCGATCTTGACAGAGTCTCAGAAGGAAGAGATTTCAGATTCGGTCCGGAATGATTTCGGCATCTTCGCGATCACTCCCGTACTCGTTGATGCAGAGGTGACTCGTGTTGACGTTGATGTTGAAGTGTTCGTCACCAACCAGAATGACTTCCGCAACTCAACACTCGTTGATGAGATTCGTCGGTATATCCAAACCTTCGGCATGACTAACCTGTCTGACTTCAACAATGAGTTTCGCCTGAGTCAGTTCAGCGCGGGAGTCGACAGTATTTCGGAAACCGTTTCGAGCAACCTCGTGAGTGTGATGTTGAGCAAGGACTTCTCGCCTACTCTTCAGCAGAACAACAACTTTGAAATCGACTTTCACAATTCGATCGAAACCTTCGAGTCGAACGAGTTCACGATCTTCCCATCACTCAGGAGAGTGAAAGTTCAGGTAGATGGTTCGGACATTATTCTGACAACTGTTGATGACGATGGGAATGTTGCGAAGATCGACGAGAAGGTTGGCACAATCGATTTAGACACCGGTCTGGTTTCTATCAGCAATCTTCGAGTCCAGCGATTCAATGACGTCACAAAGACGATCCGATTCTTCGCTCGTCCGAAGTCCAAAAATATCAAGCCTCGTCGGAACAATATACTTCAAATAGGCAATTCAAAAATCCGAATCGGTAGGAGCTGAACATGGCACTTCCAATCATGGACCCAGAAGCAATGATTAGAGCATTATCCTCGATCGCTTCAAGAAAGGTCGACTCTACATTTGGTGAGGTCACTCGTGGAATCACTCGAACTCTCGAATCTACAACTGATCGAATCACTCGCAGGATTACAGAGTCTGAAAAGGAATCACGAATCGAATCCGAAAGGAATCGTAACCCTGATCAAGCAGGTGAGGCAAAGGATGTTCTCGACAGATTCTATCGTGACAGGGATGGCTTTCTCGAATCAATCGATGAAAACATCGGAAACCTTGTCGAACTTTTAGGCGGTGAAGTCAAGCGTCGCCGATTCCACGATCAAGACGTGAATCGCACTGAGAGTGAAGGACCTGATCTTCCGAATCCACTTGAAGAAGAAATTCCACGTCTGGGTTTTCACGATCTGCTTCCTCTTGGTCTTGGAGCTGCGATCGCAAGTTCGGTTGCAAGCTACATTCCTGTGGCTCTTGCAGCTCTTGTCTCAACTGGCACAATAGCAGCAGTTGGTGCAGGCATTCTTGGTGGCAAGATTAACTTTGACATTGGTGCTGAAATCGGCAAATTGCTCGGTAGCGAAGACGGTCTTTCGTCTGCAATCCTCGCAGTTTTCACAGGTGTCGACGGATCCATCCTTTCATCTGCAGGCACGGTCGGCACATACGCTGCAGCTGGTGCTGTTATTGGTTCGGTCGTTCCAGTCTTCGGTACGTTCGCTGGTCTCATCGTCGGTGCTGTGGTAGGTGGTATTATGACCGTCATCACGAACCTTGTAGGTTTCGATCGACTCAGTATGGGTTTCGACAGAATCATCGATCACTTCAATAGCACGATCGAACTCTTTTTCGACAAAGACGAAGCGCGAATCCTTGGTCGAATTGAAGAAACCCAGCGTGGTGCTGACAACATGGTTGAAAGACTTGATGAACTGAACGCAAAGCGAATCGAGCTTCTTGTGGAGCTAGAGACTGCACAGGTGAATGGTGATCAGCGTGAAATCGATCTAATTCGCAGTCGCCTTGAAGATGTCACACGTCAAATCGAACGGACGAACGAAAATCGTGAAGAGTTGCTGAGACAGAATCGCCTTCTTCAGGCTGAATACGACCAAGAACAGCGAACCATCATGGAGGCAATTGACGACGTCTCATTGTACATTGTTCAACTTCCAGTTCGCCTCATCGATCGTGCTTGGCAATTGATCACTGGTTCTGGTGACCCTGTTCTTGGTCTGACCGTAGAAGATTACAACACTAGGGCCTTTGAATTCGTCTCCAGTTTGAAGGACAAATTCATCGGATACATTGATCGATTTGTTGATTGGGTGAAGGATATCGAATTTCCAGAAATTGACTTCTCGGTTATCATGGACAAGATCAAGGCGATTCCCGATCTCATCTATGACGCACTCGTCGGAATGGTAGAAAACATCGTTCAGGACTTCCAAGATGCGGTTGCGTCGAAATCTCCTCGATTGGCAGCTGCTATGTTTGGAACGGAAACGGATCCGACACAAGCATTCTTGGACCAAGCAACTGGCGGAAGCGCAGGTTTGGTCCCAACGATGAATCTGATGGAGACGACTTTGAAAAACGAGTCGATCAAACGTCTGTCTGCAATTCCTTCTTCGACGCCTAATATCAACTCTGCAACGATCACCAACAATAGTACGAACGTTGTCACACGACCTATGGAGCCTGTCTCTCGAGACAGAGACGAATTGTTCCTCTACCTTGACGGAGTCAGCCGATGACCGAAACAGAACAGTTCAGTACTGATGACAAACAGTTCTTCGAGAAAGTTTCGAAGGAGCTTGCGAAAGTTCGGAATGCTGGTAACGTCAAGAAGAAGACTCGAGAGGCAACAGAGTGGTACTACAACAAGGTGAAGGCGACCGCTCCGACAATCGCTCAGCATGCTGTCATGTTCAAAGGTCGTCAGGCAGTTTCGAAGATGATTCCAGGATCGATGATGACGTTTCGGTATCAGTCGAAGCTTTTCGATGAAGGTAGTCTGCCATATTTCGACGCTGCACCACTGATCATTTTTCTTGACATCGACAGTCATGAGAACCTTCTTGGACTGAACGTTCACTATTTGCCACCTGTTGTGAGAGCGAAAGTGATGTCGTTCCTCATCGGAAATGTCAGATCGAAAGTGGTAAGGCACGACAATCGCCTGCCCATCAACTACCAGAAGGTGCAGGCAATCTCAAAGCTCAAGCCACTGCGATTTGCCATCAAGTCCTACATCCCCAACCGAGCAATGGGTAAGGTCGTGAGAGTGCAACCGGAAGAGTGGCATCACTCGATTTTTCTTCCAGTTGCCAAGTTTGTTGGCTCCTCTCCTCGGAGAGTGTGGAAGGAAAATCCATACGTCTAAAAAGAATACCGAATCCGTCTAAAATAGATAGAAACAAACGAATTGGTGAACACACATGAAAATTATGGGCTACGACATGCCTTTCACGAAGGTCTTTGCGAAAGCTGACGAAAAAGAACGTCAGCCCGGCACGATCGAGCTCGAAAAGGATGGCTCTTATGATTCTGTTTCCAGAGGTGCTGGGCAATACTACGTTGATCCAACAAACTTTGTCGACACGACCGAAGCAGAGCTCATCGACAGCTACCGTCGAATTTCCCTCTTCCCTGAAGTGGACTGGGCAATCGCAGACATCATCAACGCAGTCCTTGTTTTTGAAGAGGACAAGAATACGGTTGATCTTCTGACGGACCACCTTGTTGAGGACAAACTCATCACGAAGGGTATCGCGGATAAGTTAGTTGAATGCCACGAAGAGATCATCGATCTGCTGGACTTTGAGTCTAAAGGATACGACATATTCCGCGATTGGTATGTCGATTCTCGCATATGCTACGTGAAGAACTTCTCGAAAAACCCGAAAAACGGTATCTCGTCTCTCACTCAGCTTGATCCTCGCAAATTGCGCAAAGTTCGGATCGTTGAAGAGCAGGACTCGGAGTATAATGTTGTTGAAGAGTTTTGGGTCTATCTAAGATCGAGCGAAGTTCGTTCTTCTTCGAACATGCTGAACGTCACCAAATCCGTCTACGATGGAACGATCAGTTCAAATGTGGCATTCAAGATGCCTTTGGAAAAGGTCAGTTCGATCACCTCAGGATTGATCGACAAGAACAGCAATATCACATACGGCTTTCTCCACAAATCCATTCGCGTAGCCAACCAGCTCGATCTGGTTGAGAGCTCACTCATTGTGCACAGGCTTTCTCGTTCACACGACGTCCGAGCCATCTACGTTTCGACGGGCAACCTTTCGCCTGCCAAATCTCAACAGAAAATCGACCAGGTAGCTCGCAAAATGAAGCGTGAAGTCGGATTCGACACCGTTCGTGGTCAGCTCACTTCACGAAACCGAGTGATGGCGATGGGCGAAGACCTTTTCTTCGGCAGAACAGGTGATCAGAAGTCGACTGAAGTAGAGAACCTCAGCCAAGGACCTGATCTTGGAAATCTCGATGATGTCGAAATGTTCCGCAATAAGCTCTATATGGCGCTCGACGTACCAGTGAGCAGATTCACTGATTCGACCAGCCTTTTCTCGCAAGAGTCTCAGATCACACGGGACGAATTGAAGTTCCATCGCTTTATCTCAAGAGTACGTTCGAAATTCTCAAAGCTCTTTGTCGATCTTCTCGAAACACACGTTGTCGCCAAGAAGGTGATGACGATTTCTGAGTTTCGAGAAATTCGCCGCAAGATTCGCTACACCTATAATCGAGACAACTTCTATACCGAACTGAAGGACCTTGAGTTGATGAGTATGCGTCTGAACGCAGCAAGTGAGGCTGAACCATATGTCGGCAAATATATCAGCCATAACACGGTGCGCAAAGAGGTCCTCTACCAATCGGAAGAAGATATTGAGCGCATCGACAAACAGATCGCGGAAGAGAAAAAAGATCCGCGCTATAAAAACCTGGAAGAGGAAAACTACTGATGAAGATTGCCGATCTTAAACCAACCGAAGCACCAAAAGTCTTCAACGAATTCAAAGTTGAGACCGGTGTGAGCCTTTCTCTGAATTTCAAGACGCCGAAAGCTGCGGTGAAGAGTCTCGAAGAATTGGGCCGTAAGGTCTTCTCGAATCCGGACATGAACGAAATGTTCAACAAGCTCGACATGACGTACGGACAGAGTGGTCCAAAATCATTCTCATTATCATTCCGGGAAGTCAAAACCCGAATCGACAAGCTTGCAAAAGCAGTGGAAACACTCGAAAACACACAAGGCGATTGGAGCTTCTAAATGGCAGAAAACAATTCAGGACTGCCAGAATCTTGGGGTGATATCCCTGCAGAGAAACGCAAAGCGCTTCTCGAGATGGCAGAAGGTAACATCTTTTGGAAAAGAGCTGCGAAGAAGGTGGGGACATTCGGTAAGGTTGCTCAAGTTCTCCTCGCCATCATCGCACTCTATGCCGTTTTCAAAGATGCTGCCGCGAATCTCATACAGGGTATATTCAACGCAGCCGGATCAGGAAAAGTTTGATGAAGATCACATCATATATTACAGCGTTGGCCGCTGCCATCTGGGTTAGTGTTTTCGTCATTTATCCGTTCATGACCTACAATGAAGGTACCGCAGAAAACGTCCGGAACGACGTGCTTTACACACCATATATCGAGGCGGACAAGCTCGTCTACCGATGGTCTGGGGATGTTGTCAAATCTTGTAGCGTCAGCTTTAAGCGAGAGATCATCGATTCTGCAGACATTGTCCACCAACTGGTGTCGACTCCTATTCTTGCAAAGCTGCCGTCAGAAGACCTTGGAGCTCACAGTTATGAAGTTTCGGTCGACATCGGTCGATCAATCGATTCGGGTAATACGACCTACCAGGTCTATGAAATTCCTCGATGTACATGGTTGCAAAGGATGTTTCCGAATCCTATTCCGTACCCCCCTGTATCATTTTACATCTCAAGGAGATTTGACGAATGACCGAAACCTTCAAGACCATCAAGGCTGGTGACTACCAGAAATTCAAGCAGATGTTCGACGAAAAGTTGAGCAAAGGTATCGAAACGAAGCGGGACAACCAAATGCACGAAATGGGTAAAATAACAAAGAAAAACCCAAAAGGATAATCACATGACTAAAGTCGCTCTGAATCTCTTCTCAGAAGACGTGGGACACTCGAACCTGGAGTTCTTTGAGAATAAGAATGATTCAGGTGTGAGCGCCTTCTACATCGAAGGTATCTTCGCCCAAGCCGATCTGGTGAATGGAAACGGACGGAACTATCCTGAGGATGTTCTGTTCCCTGCCGCCGAAGCTTATATCGAAACACGCATCAAACGAGGCATTGCCCTCGGCGAACTGGACCACCCAGAAGGATTGACCGTCGCTCTTCAAAACGTGTCGCACCTTATCACCGAGATGCGGTTCGACGGAAAGAACATCTACGGTAAAGCGAAGATTACTGATACCCCTATGGGCAATACTGCAAAAGGTCTTGCCACATCCGGTGTGAATTTGGGAGTCTCAACAAGAGGCGGAGGAAAGTCGAAAGTCCATAAAGACGGAATCGAGTATATGGAAATGTACATCATGACCGCCGTGGACATCGTCTCGAATCCATCTGCTCCTGATGCGATGGTTCGTGCATTCGCTGAGAACACTGAGTTCTTCGTTGAGGAAGGAATCATCACAAAGTCTACTGCAAGCAAACTGCGCAAAGTGGACCAACTTTCAACAAGCGAGTTCAGGAAACTGATCCGCAACATCACAAAATTCTAGAAAGAGAGGCCATTCCATGGATAGAATTCTGAAAGCTTTGCAGGACCTTGCAAGCAAAAACCCAAGCAAACTGAATGAGATCACGACCGCTTTTGCTGAGAACGCCGACAAGGGATTCGCACTGCTTAACGAATCCGTTGATGACGCTCCCACGCTGACAAAAGGCGAATCGTACAAGATTCGTTCGATCTTCGCCAAGATGGAAGCGAAGAAGAAAGAGTCCGACAAGGACGACGACAAGGACGACGACAAGGACGACGACAAGGACGACGACAAGGACGACGACAAGGACGACGACAAGGACGACAAGGACGACAAGGACTACGAAGAGAAGAAGAAGAAAGAGTCCATCGACGGTCTTGATGATCCACTCATCGATGAAATGGGTGATGAGGACGACGAAATGGGCGATGAAGATGACGAGTTAGGCGATGAAGACGATGAAGCTCCAATTCTTGGTGAGTCTGCTCCAATCTCCGTGGTCGACAACGCTGTCGTCAAGAAGGTCATCGAATCTCTCGACCTTGATGAAGAACGCTCTGCCGCCTTTGTCGCTGTTCTGAAGACCGAGATCGCACGAGTCGCTGTTGCCGTTTCTGAAAAGGCTCTATCGAAAATGGAGCGAAAGTACGAAGCCAATGCGAAAGCCCAGGAGAAAGAAATTGACCGTCGTGTTTCTGCATACGTCGAACGTGCAACAAACGACTTCTTCGAATCTCATGGTGATGTCATCGTCGATAAGGCACGTCTTGCCAAACTGGAGACTCTCTTTGAGGAAACTCAGACTCTGTTCTCAGACACCGACTTCGAGATGAAGGCCGAAAACAGCTCCAAAATTCAGGAACTGCAGTCTGATCTGAAGGACAAGACCGATTTCGTCGAAGAGCTTTCTACCAAGTTGGATACCGTTCGCAAAGAAGCTCTTCTGCTGAAGATTGAACGCTTCGTTGAGAATGCTTCTGACGACATGACGGACTCTGTAAAGGAACGCTTCGTCGAATCTGTCAACGAGGTCGACTTCAGCTCGTTTGAAGACTTCAAAGGCAAGGCCACCATGTTGAAGACCAAGTTCTTCACCGAGAAAGACTCCGAAAACGACAACTACATGAAGCGCATTGTCGAGAACGCTGACACTAATTTCAGTCTCAAGAGCGAAGTCAAGGGTGACCTCTTCAGTGCAATCGATGAAGCAATGGAAAGCTGATATGCGGATCAGCCAAATCCTCGAGGATTTGAGCGAAAGAGGGTGTGACAATCTCTTCACGGAGTCTGTCACATCCTTGACGCTCACTGACTCTGAAGTCGAATCAATTTCGAAGGTCATCGAATCATTTTCGAAGACCTTCCTCGAGTCTTCCGGGTTTGCAGTGAGCACCTCGGTGGATAATGATGGCGAATCCATAGTGATCGAGAACATTCTTACGACCAAAAATGGAATCGCAATGGGTTCTGTCCGTCACACGATCACGCAAGGATATCGAACTGAAGTACATATTGCAGAGTCCTGCTCTGGGATTTCGTCACCCGAGTTCGTGAAAGCCTTTCGTGAAAAGGGCAACAAGATCGTCACAAGGATGTTGAAGTCCTGATCTAAAATCGAATGCCAGCACGAGTAAAATATACGAATGATCATGCAACAAATGATCCAACACCCTTAGGAGAAAACACGATGGAATTTTATGGTGAAAACGACCATTTCCTTGCCCAAAAGTGGAAGAAAGTGCTTGAAGCACAGGACGACACGATGGAGCCTGTCAAGGACAAAACCAAGCAGATGGGCATCGCCCGTATGCTGGAAAACACACGCAACTTCCTGGCCTCTCAGAAGAGCGTCTTCCAAGAAGCTGCACCGACAAACACTGCTGGCGGCGTTTCTGGCTATGACCAGGTGGTAATCTCTCTGGTTCGCCGGATGGGTCCACAGATTCTGGGTAACCAGCTTGTTGGTACTCAACCACTTACTGGTCCAACCGGTCTTGCTTTCGCATGGCGTCCACGGTTCAATAACCAATCTGGCGCTGAAATTGCGCTCAACAACACACAAGCTGACTTCACTGGTCTCGATTCTGCCGGCGCTCGCGAAGCTGCTGTTGTTGCCACTGACCGCGCCTCTGATCCAACTGCCGACGCTGGTACTGGTATCGGTTCCGGCTTTACGACTGGTGGGTTCATGTCCAGTGGCGAAGGCGAAGACGACGTGACCGCTCAGGTCGCCATGACTGTGGACTCCGTCCCTGTGCAAGCCAAGACCCGCGCATTGATGTCGAACTTCTCGATGGAAATGATTCAGGACCTTGCAGCACAACACGGTGTCGACGGCAAATCCATGTTCGGCTCGATGATGTCCGAACAGCTGACTTCCGAAATCAACTACGAAACGCTTCGCAAGTTGTACATCTCGGCAGTTCTGGGTTGCTCCGACACAACCACTCCTGGCGTATACGATTTGAACGCTGACACCGACGGTCAGTGGATTGGTGAGAAAGGTCGTATCTTGGCAATGCGCATTCTGCATGAATGTTCGCAGATCATGTTTGACACTCGTACCGGTCATGGTAACTTTGCCGTGGTTGACACGAAGACCTACAACCTGCTCGCCAACTCCGGCTTCATCAGTGAACTCAGCCCTGCGAACAACCAGTTCTCCGGCGCATCTGAGGTCATCACTGACACCACGACTGCAGTCGGCATGCTGATGGGCAAAGTGCGCATCTACCGTGACGACCGTGCGCAAGTCTCTTCCCCCAACGCAGGTTTCTGCATGGTTGGTTGGAAAGGCGATGCCGAATATGCAGCTGGTGCATTCTACTGCCCATACGTCCCAGTCTGGAGCGTTGAAACTGTGTCCCCAACATCGGGTCAGCCAGTCATGTTCTTCAAGACACGGGCCGGTTTCGTTGTCAACCCTCTGGCAGACACGAACGGCGCAGTCGTAGCACGGACCAACAAGTTCTACCGCTTGTTCCGCGTGACTGGTATCCTGTTCTAAGTCGAACAGAAACACTGATCAAAATGATGGCGAGCCTCGTGCTCGCCATTTTTGTGTGTACAAGACGTACAGAGTGTGATATATCTTAACTATCGAAACTTTTGAAATCGTCTTTCAAACGCTTTTAGAATAAGGGGAGATTGTCATGCTGTAATCGTCTAAAGCAACATTTATAAAAGAAATGGCGAGCCTCGTGCTCGCCATTTTTGTGTGTACATCGCATTTGCTTTGTGTTATGATTGAATTATGAAACCTTAAACAAAGGAAACGTAGACATGAATAAAAAAGTCCAATCGAAAGAACAGTTTGATCTCATTGTGAAATTGCGCAATGCACTCACACAGGCGTTCATTCACTCTGACGTTCGCTGTGGAATTGCAGGTTTGGAAGCTCAGAATGCGATCAACGATGCGAATAAACACATCGAGGATGTGACGAATTCGATCAATGCGGCCGAAAGGATGGAGGAAGTTTGATGAAGAGCATCACAACCTACCCAATGTGTGTTGCATCTCTTGCATCGCAAAATTCGAAACATAACGGTGCTCATGTTGGATGTGTTATTGCCTCCAAGTCACACCACATCATCTCTACTGGATGGAATGGAAATTGTCCAGGTATCGATGATGACGCAGTTGAAAATCTACAACGCGACGATCGTCTTGTCTTTTCAATCCACGCTGAAGAGAATGCACTCCTGAATGCTGCTCAATTCGGTACTCGTGTCGAAGGATGTGATGCCTACGTAACTGGTTTCCCATGTGGAGGATGCATCTCCAAGCTATTCAAAGCTGGGATTGATCGCATCTTCTACATTCCGAACGAGGAATTCGAAGCTCGCTGGAAGAACCCAAACCTATATATTTTCGGAGATCGTGAATCGTCGATCATCCCGATGACAATCACTGATGATAAACCAGTGAAGGAAGTCGAAAACGACAGTCTTCTTACCCGTATCAAAAGTATTCTCGCAAGCCATCTCATGGTTGATATCGATCTCGTTCACCCCAATTCAGACATCCACACTGATTTGGGAGCTGACAGTTTGGATTGTGTCGAAATCCATATACTCATCGAGGAAGATTTCGAACTTGAAATCGACGATCACGAGGTCGAAAGTGTCCAGACTGTCGATCAAATTTTGAAACTTATCCTCAAGAAGCAATCTTCTGAGTAGACTTGGACTACACTTTAGGAACAGAAATTATGGCCAAAGCTGATTACCTTCTCGGTAAAGCGAGAACTAGAAAGAGACTGAATATGTTAGGAACAACCACAGTTTCAGCATATTCGAGAAATGACGGAATTCGAATTCAAGGTCGTATTATGCGCTACACTGGTCCTGTGATTTCCAAAAAATCCACCAGTTGGTCCGTACGTCAAGTATCGAATTCGCGTCACACTCAAGTCAGGTGTCATCCTTCACGAATAGCGTTGACAATTTTCTTGTTTACAATGCGTGCTATGTATGATATAGTGGAACTATAAACAAAGGACAATATGATGAATCCATTCGAACTTATCCATCGCGATCTATCAATGCTTGGTTCCACAAAAGGAACCAATGCAAAAATTGAAGCTCTTCGTGAGATTGATGCACACACCGTGCAAGTCATCACCTGGTCATTTGATCCATTCCACAACTTCGGAGTCTCAAAACTTCGCCCAACCCTTCCAAATGTCGAATCTGCCATCACCGATGAACAAATCCTCACGGCCTTGGGAGAGTCCGACTTCAAATGGCTTCGCAATAACTGCGAAGATTTCTCCGACTTGCAGCTGAATGTGACCAACTCGATTCTTGGGCGATTTCAGTCATACCAACTCGGAATTGGTGGTAAATCGTTCCGTACCGTCTACAAAGACGCGTACAAGACCTTTAGCCTTCAATTGGCTGGGTCCTACACGAAATCCAAAACTGAATTCCCTTGTTACGCTCAGCCGAAATTCGATGGAGTTCGCTGTGTCGTTCTTGTAGATGCACATGGAGCCACTGAAACTCTTTCGAGAAACGGCAAGCCTCTCTACAATATCGATCCGGAAATTCTCAATGAACTTTCTGCGTATCCCAACATGGTCTTCGATGGTGAAGCAATCACTGATGGTGGTGACTTCAACCTTTCAGTTGGTGTTATCCATCGCAGCACTTCAGACGCAGTCCTTTCTAGCCTGAAACTCTTCGATGCAATCACAATGGAAGAATTCAAGTCTCGCAAAAGCACTCGCGAATACGAAGAACGATATGCAGCTCTGAAATCAATGATCTTAGTGACTCCACTCGCCGAACATGAGATTGTGAACTCTCTCGAAGAAGCTGAAGCTGCCTACAATCGGTATCGCAAAGCCGGTCATGAAGGTGCAATCCTCAAGAAGAAGAAGGGCAAGTACTCATTCAAGCGCACACTCGACTGGATGAAGGTCAAGCCTCTTGTTGAAGACTCTTTCGAAGTCACCGGATTTCATGAAGGACGAGGTCGCCTCAAAGGCAAGCTTGGTGCGTTGATAGTTAAGACCCAGAAAGGCACCACAACGAAAATTGGCGGAGGCTTTTCCGATAGGCAACGCGAATATCTCTGGGAAATTCGTGATCAGTTGATCGGTGAAGAATGCGAAGCGGAATTCATGGAGTACACTCCAGCCGGTCGTCTTCGCCACCCAGAATTCTTGAAAATGCGGTTTGACAAAGGAGAAATGTGAATGTCTACAACCAACCGACTCGAAGCCATCGGCGTATCGAAAGAGCGCTACTCGGTTATGTTCCTGCAGAAATGCATCGAACTTCAACGACTCAAGGGTCAGGATTACCAAAATCCAAACTCTCGCGTCAAGCAAGCTGACTATTATCCGTCAGGCATCAAGACGATCGAAGAGATCATCCATGCGAAGAAGCTTCGGCTTCAGTCACTGATCGAAACATGGGAATCGAACAATAACGCTCCAGTTTTCGAATCCGTCGAAGACACCCTGATGGATATGGTCAACTACGCAAGCTTCATGGCTGCGTTCATCAACAGAGAGATCGACGGCCAAGACCTACAGGCTGATGTCTTCAATCGCAAATTGTCAGAAGAAGAGGAGAGCGTCCAATGAACGTACAAGATATCCGTAACCTATTCATCGAGAAGAAAGCTGCTGGTGACATCGTCAATCTCGGTGGAACGAACGTAATCGAAATCCTCGGAGCATCGTTTGAAGCTGATGAAGCAACCATATTCGGTGATCTTAACACGAAATACATCGATGCCGAAATCGATTGGTACGAATCGATGAGTCGTTCTGTTAACGATATCGGTAGATATTACGACATCGTTCCAAAAATCTGGCAAGACATCTCATCCAGTGACGGTCTCATCAACTCCAATTACGGATTGCTGATCTTTTCGCCGTTATACCATCATCAATACGCCAAAGTTTTAGAGGAACTTGCGAAAAATCCGAGTTCACGTCGAGCCGTCATGATCTACAACCGTCCATCTATTTGGGTCGAGTATGCTCACAACGGTATGTCTGACTTTATCTGCACCAATGCTGTTTCCTACCAGATTCGTGATGGTAAGCTTCATGCTGTAGTTCAAATGCGTTCGAACGATGCCTGGGCTGGATATCGAAATGATCGTGCATGGCAGATACATGTCATGAGCATGCTTGTCTGTGATTTGAATGCACACACACTTTTTGACTTCGATCTAGAGATCGGTACACTTCACTGGCAAGTGCAGAACATGCACTTCTATGAGCGCAACTTCAATCTCATTCCTGATCCCTCGTAATGGGTGCATCACCAAAAACCGTATCTGACTTCGAGCAGAAAATCTTACAGCACTTCTCGGATAATGAGTTCGACTCACTCTTTGATGCTGCTGTGGACTACTGCGAGCAACACGATGTAGATTACGAGGAAATTCACAAAACGGTGAAGTTCTCCCAAACATTCATCGAACGGGTTTCTGCTGAAGCCAGAAAGAACAACTTGCTCAAGCAATCGAAATCCACTCACATAGAACTGGACATATCATGAGAACGACACCATACTACGCAGCCATAATGACTCTTTTGACTTCGAAATCGTATTTGGATTTGATGGTCATCGGCGCAAATGATGCGAAATACAACGATCCGCTTTACGGCATTCTTCCTCAACTTCGAGACCGCTCAAGCTTGATTCTCGTCGAGCCAATCTCGTCACTTCATCCTATCATCCGCAATCACATGGCTGAAATCGACTATGAAGATTTCGAGATCATCCCTTCAATCGTTTCGTCGACAGATGGTGAAGATGTCGAAATCTTTTGCATCAAGGAGGAATATTGGTCGAAGGTTGCACGGACATACTCGAAACCTGATTGGCCTGAATATCGTGCACCACTCGGCGTCTCAACAATCCATTATGGGAAGTTGCGAAACTGGTTCCATCAAGCACGTCAGAACCCAGAAGACCAGGCCGAAGACGCAATCGAGAAGTTCAACTTCAAGACTCAGACCATTGAGTCTCTCGTGAACGCGTCTGGGACTCAACCCGATATCATCCAGATTGATATCGAAGGTGAAGACGCCGACGCAATCATTGCAACCGACTGGAACAAGATTCGTCCTTCTATCATCTACTTCGAAGGCAATCGAGTGACGAAGAGTGCACGTGCTGTCAAGGAGCATCTCGCGAAATACGGCTATCACACACTATGGACCACCAACAATGGTTTGGCGATCCGCGTGAACGACGATGGCTGATAAGAATGATCTCTTTCGGTCTGCTCACGGATATCGAATGATCTTCGTGGCAGACCATGATCTTCCTCTCGACCAGGAACTCGTTCCTAGGTTCAAGTATCCGAAGATGTCGACTGCACAGAGAGGATTTGCACAGCGTAACCTGAAGCAGATCGTAAGGAAGATGAACGACGAGTATTACTTTGCGTTCTTCTTCATCAACAACATCGCGAAGACTTCGAACATGCCTCACATTTACGACAGCGAGGTTTCAACGAGTGTCGTCGACAAATTGCATGACATCTACCAATCGTTCGTACAATCAGATCATGAGGAAAACTTTATGTTCCTTCGTGATTCTTTTCGAGCGATGCCAAATCTCGTCGAAAAGAACGGCAAAACCGGAATTGTGAATGGCGTTATCTCTGGTGAACTTTCGATTCTGTCTGCCATGAAGTATCACAGTGAGGTCGAAGAAGTCGATCTCAGCGAACTGCGGAAGGAGAAAGGGCTGCTTTCGAAGAGAGCTTACCGAATTCTTCGCCAATCCCTACGACTCGAAGATCAATACGCATTCTCTAAGAAGGTGCTCAACGTAATTAAAAAGGTCCAAAAATGAGACATTACAACAAAAACGTCACCATTGCTGATGACGGAACTGCACTCGACATCTCTGGAGTACCTCTCCATTCCTATTATCGCACGAATTCTCAGCTTGAAGGCTATTTGAACCGCAATGTCGACTTTGTCTCATTCGAGATTGCAGATGTTCGGTTCTTTGCGAGATACCACCAGAATCGAATCATCTTCTGTTCACCCTTTGCACATCTTCATGGTCAAATCATCGATTGTTTCGATCGTTTTCTTAACGAAGAATGGATCAAGTCGATGATTTTGAAGGGAAACTTTGAAGCAACTGATGGAAGCTTTGAGTATCTCGAAGAGACGGAGGAACACTTGACCTCCTCTGCTCCAGGCACAAAGAAGTAGTTGGAAAACGTGGAATGAAGAAGACCAAATCTTTCTTTGAAATGTCAAAAAGTTTGATAAAGGTTATGTACTTATAGCCTCCACTATGATATAATTCTTCGAAAGTTTGTTCTGAAATATGTAAGACAAGATTGACAACCTTGATCTAACCAGGGGAACTCAGTGAATCGCTGAGTTCCTCTTTGTCGTTTGATGTATATTATATTGTCAATACGATCGTAAGACTCAGCGAGCTCCAGGTTTAACGAGGCAACAGTCACTTTACTATGTACATCATGCACGAAATGTGATATCATGAATTAAGAAATAGGAGATCAATATGACCAAAGTCCGAATTATTGGCGATGTCCACGCTAAGTTTCAGGAATACTTTGAAATTGCAGAAGTCGTTGAGAACTCTATTCAGGTTGGCGACTTTGGATTCGGTTTTTTCAGACCGCATGAAATGGTGGAAATCGTTCAATGGGTAAACAAGAATCCCAGTCATTTGTTTATTAGAGGCAATCATGACCACCCACAAATTGCTGAAGGAATGGGAAACTACATCTCAGACGGCTACTACGACAGGAAACGCTCAATCTTCTACTTCGGCGGTGCGAAAACGCCTGACAATCCTGGAAAGGTTCTTATACCAGGCATAAATTGGTGGCCTGATGAGGAAGTCACTGAAGACAAGTTTCTCAGCATACTTACCCGTTACGAAATTGCGAAGCCTCGAGTGGTCATCTCACACGACTTTCCACAATCGTATGTCGAAGATCAATTCGGTCATGAAATCACAAACACTCGCGAGATACTTCAGGAGCTTTTCGAAATTCATCAACCCGACTATTGGATTGGTGGTCATCATCATATTTCTCGCCGTGAGAAGAGGCAAAATACACAGTTCATCACCCTGAAAGAACTTGAATACTTTGACCTGGATCTACCTGATGCTAAAGATTGAGACCTATTCCGAACTCGTTGAAGTTTTCCGTGCGTGGAAATCTGCCGACAATAATGTGAGATTCGGACAATACATTTTCCGCAATCACTGTACCGATGTCGAAGACTTCGAGCATCCACTTCGTGAGAAACTCCTTTTCGAGATGAACGAACACGAAGTGTTTGCGAATGCCATCGAGACAATTAGATGGCAAAAACATGGCATTGACTGTGTACAAGCTGGCTAAATTGTGATACACTGAACTTAAGAACAAAACCTCTATGGAGATACCTATGACTGCAAAACCGAAAATCCTCGTCACCGGAATGAACAAAGCTCAATGCAACCGAAATGCACACTCGGCTTTTCTTCGCTTGCAGATCGTTCCTTCGCACTACTCACTCGTGAATGGTCTCGAAGCAATGGGATACGAAGTCGAACAACGAGTCGTCAAACTGGGCGAAGACCTTTCCGAGTATGAGGACGTGATTGCGATCGTCCACCCAACAGCAGCCTTCACACAGTATCTGTGGTCAGGTCTGTATGCTATCGGCGCTCGCCCAGATTGCATTGTTGCTTTCGATGATTGGCAATTCCCTGGTATCTTCAAAGACATCATCGGCTACAAGAAGCAGCTCGAAGAAGGAAATGGCTATCGCGACTATCTGTGGTCGAACTGGGGTGGCAAGGAGTCACTCGAGGAAGTGCAGAAGTACGAATCGTTCTACAAGGATGCTTGCGACAGCATTGTCAATGGCAAGAATCGCCTTCTGATGAGCGCATTTGCTGGTGGCGATCTGAGTCTCTTGAGTCTCGAATGGCCAAGTGAGCGTGTCTTCACATACAACCCAAATCCGTACCACCTAAATCGTCGACCTGACAACAATTTCGGTCTCGAAAACGACACTGATCTTGACATGTTCGATGAGCCTGACACCATTGGCATTCGTCCTGAGAAAAAGCTTCGTGAATGGAACTTCGCATCTCTCGTTCATAACAAGACACGTAAGTGGATGAAGAGCAAGAAGGTCGAATGGAAGGTGAACTTCTTCGGTGCATCACGTGGCGAATACAAATGCGAACGAGTCACTGAGACCGAAATGTGTCGCATCTTTAACAAACAATGGGGTTGCCTGATGCCTGCGTACAGCCATGCTGGCTCTGGTTGGTGGCGTGCCCGTCCGCTTCAAGTTGCTGATGCAGGATCGATTCTGCTTTGTGATCAGAAAGAAGCTGAAGTCTACGGTGAAGCGTACGAAAACCTCACTGCCGACAAAATCGAGGGTCTCGATACAGCTGGTCTAGTTGCTCTTGCGAAAGCACAGAAAGACTGCCTCTATGAGAAACACCCACTTACGAAACGAGTTCAACGTGAAGAACTCCAGAAAATTTTGGATGCACGCAAATGAGCAAAAAATGCAAATTCATTGTCGTCGGAGCAGGACTTTCAGGATCAACAGTTGCTCGTCTTCTCGCTGAAAAGGGACACAAAATCGTCGTCATGGAGAAGAGTGACCATGTTGCCGGCAACGCTTTTGATTATGTGATCGATGACGGACATCGAATCCACAAATATGGTCCTCACCTGTTCCACACGAACAACGTCAAAGTCTTCGAGTTTCTGAGCCGATTCACGGAATGGGTGAAATATGAGCACAAGGTCAAAGCTCTTCTTGAAGATGGACGTCTTGTCACGCTTCCTGTGAACAAGGAAACGAAAGAAATCGTCGGCGAAGAAAACGTTATCGACATCTTCTTCCGTCCTTACACCGAGAAGATGTGGGGAATGTCACTTGAAAGGGTGAGTCCGAGCATCATGAATCGTGTTCCCATTCGTGACGATATGAATGAGCTGTACTTCCCAAACGACGACATTCAGGTGCTTCCTAAGGATGGATACACCAAAATGGTTGAAAACATGCTCGATCATGAGAACATCAATGTTATGACAGGTTGCGACTTTATGGAGTTTGGTAAAACTGGATACGGTGGTGATTTCATCGCAAGTGCGGACTGGATTTTCAATTCGATGCCTATCGATGAGTATTTCAACTACATCCATGGACACCTTCCGTATCGTTCTCTCAAGTTCCATCATGCAACACTCCCACTCGAGAATGTTCTCCAGGCTGCAACAGTGAACTTCACTAACACTGGCCCATACACACGGATCACAGAGTGGTCGAAGCTTCCGAATAGCTATGGATCGTCCGAAACATCTGCCGTAATGTGGGAAGAGCCATGTGCTGCTGAAGAAAATGGTGATCGCAAATTCTATCCTGTCAAAGATGTGGACGGAGAGAATCGTAAGCTCTACGAAAAATACAAGAAGATGGCGCGGCCATACTCGATAACCTTCATTGGTCGCCTTGGTCTTTATGCCTATTTAGATATGGATCAAGCTGTCAATTCAGCAATGCGAGCAGCAGAGGACTTCAAATGAGACCGTACGAAGACGAAATCAACAAGTTACCAAACGATCTGATGAAGGTGGATTACGCTCTCAATCTTCTAGAGTATCATCTCGAAATGAGCGAACATACCAAAATGGCGCTGATAAATATCGGAATCGATCCGAACTTTGGTATGGGCATTCCGAAAAATAGTAGAATTTCAATGAAGGTCATTCGCAAACGCCGACTCTTTTCACATCTTTGGTTGTGCGCACCTGATGGTCGTTGCAAAGATGTGATGTGGTCGAACATGTTCTACGACACCCTTTTCGAGTCCGGTTCTGATCTGAGCACCGTCAGTATGATGATCTCTGATATCAACAAGCACCTCAAGGAGAAAGGTCAAGAAGATTGGATGATTCAACACAATCGGAACTTCGAAGAGAATGTCTCGTACTTCATGTGTCCACCAAAACCGTATCCTCATCGTATTCCTCATCCAAAAACTGTTGTACAAGATGAGCAGGATGTGATATAGCTAGACCATGAGTATTTTCAAGAAATTCAGAGAGTCGGCTGAGCAACAACCAAGACTGGTCCCATTCACTCACGACTGGGATCAGTTCAAATTTCGCAAAGACGTGCATAACATCGACGCGTACAAGGAAGGCAAATTCCCTGGGCGCTACTACATCATTCCACCAACTGACGACAATCCTGAGAAACGCGCATATCCATCTGCAACGACGATACTCGGTCAGATTGCTGATCTTCAGGGTGAGAATGGTTGGCTTCAGGCTTGGAGAGATGCTGTTGGTGAAGAAGAAGCCGATCGCGTCAGTCATGAGGCCCGAACTCGTGGTACGTCGATGCACGATATGGCCGAACTCTACATTCGAAATGAGGTCGTCAAAGACACTCACATGCGAGGATGGAGTCTATTCAGGAAGCTTCGTCCATACCTCGACAAAATCGACAACGTTCACTGTTTGGAGCATGCTCTCTATTCGGATGTTCTTCAGATTGCTGGTAGAGTTGACTGTATTGGGGAATACGACGAGGACTACACACTCGAAGGCGTTTTGAACAAGGATGGAGGAGCATACGATGTCGAGTTCAATGGTCTCATCACACTGATCGACTTCAAATCGTCTCGCAAAGAGAAGTCTGCGAAAGACATTGGTGGATACAAACGTCAAATATCGCTTTACGCGATGGCGTTTGAGGAGATGACAGACATTCGCATCGATTTCGGAATGATCTTGATGGGAATTGATACGATGACCGAAACGAAGCAGCCTGGAGCGAAGCCATTCGAAGTCTTCCTCGGCGACTATAAGAAGACCACAATCGACGAGATCGCAAAGGTCCATGAACACTTCGGTAACGAGTCGTTCTCGATCGAAAAAGCCTATGACAAATTTCTCTGAAAGGAAATAGGATGAGCCCTGAAGAAATGCAAACGATCGTCGCAAGGCTGCGCGATACTAGCCTTGGAATCGATGAACTGAACGAAAATCTTTCGAGCACTCTCGGAACGATAGTTCAAGCTCTGGATGGTAATGAGCCACCTGTCATCACAGAGCTTGTGAAATCGTTCGTTCAGTTTCAGAACAAACTCACAGCGAATTCATTTTTGCTGACAACACAAATTTCAAATATCGGCGACAAGGTCTATGAACCAGAGGAGATCAAAGAATGATGAACATTTTCGACATAGTGGAAGAATTCCATGAAAAGATGGGTCACGTTAACCGCTACGACGAGATCGCAAGTGACCCTGAGAAGCTTAAAGCTTTCATTGAACTTCGTGTTCGTATGATGGAAGAAGAGCTTACTGAACTGAAGAATGCAATCGCAGATAAAGATGCAGCCGAGATTGTTGATGCACTCATCGATGGTCTATATTTCAACGTCGGAACTCTCAACATTCTGATCGGCACTGATATGTCACTTGGGGCTTTCATCGAGGTTCACGATGCCAATATGGAAAAGGAGATTGGTGTCAAACCTGGTCGTCCAAATCCTCTCGGCCTTCCTGATGCCATCAAGCCTGAAGGTTGGAAAGCACCCGATCTTTCGTCGTACGTTATTGACTCCAAAATGCTGAAAGGCATTTGTGCATGAAAATCCTTATCGTCTCGACTCACATCACTGGTGGTGCGTTCAAGGATCACCGAAAGCCTCGCAACGGCATCGAAGCTCGTCAGCATTCGTGGATCAAAATCCTTAAGAAGAAGGGAATTGACGTTCACGTTCTGTGCACTGGCAAGATTGATCCAGTCTTCCTGGAATATGCGACATTCCACTCTGTTAGTGAGTTGAGTCGAGACGAAGTGTTGGAACTTCATGGACCAAAGGAAGCAGTCGCCATGTCTCGAAGGGTCGGAAAGGCCTACATTGATCAGGCGAAGATCATCAATCCTGATTTCTGTTGGTCGAATGCTTCAACGACTACAGTTCCAGCTGCCATTTCGAAGTTCATTCCAACGACCCATATGATCCCAGATTGGATACCAAGTCCGATGTTCCTGCAGGGCATCGTCAGGAATTGCATGACCATCACAGAGAATGGTGGCCGAGTCTATGCTTCACCATGGATTCGCGCAAAGCATTTCGAGTTCTCTGATACGATGGACAATCCTCCGCCACACACTTATATTTCTGACGATGCTGACGTCTACACGACAATGGATCCGAAGATTTGGGAAATGGATGTCGTGCCGAATGAAGGCAAAACGTTGATGGTCGGTCGATGCCACCCACAGAAGAATTTCGGAAAGATTGCAAAGGCTGGAATCGAATTTGACGCATACGTCTCCGGTGCAGACTTCCCGAACATCATCAAGACTCTCGACAAATCTGAGAACACCGTTCTTCATCACAATGAAACGAGAGATCAGCTTCTGCTCGAGTATCAGAAATGCTCGACATGTTTGGTCGCTCGACCCGATGAGTCGCTTGGTTTGATTGCAATCGAGACACTGCTATTTGGTGGAATACCGATCACGTTCGTTGACAAGGCAGGTCAAACTCATGCTGCCGATCACTACATCAACCAGGTGACGGACCTTGGTGTCAAACCTGTCGCATATGATGATCCTGAGTGGGTACTTGACCTGAAGATCAAGCTCGTATATGTCAACTCACTATCGTTTGATGACAGAAAGTCTATCGCTGAGTCTGCACGCAAGCACTTCTCTGAAGACTCATGGTACGATGAGTTCTGGAAAGTCCTCTCGAAATCAAAGGTTCCTGCCGCCCCTCTCGATCTTTTCTGAATTTTTGTCAAAATTTTTGTATTTAGTTGTGTACATCAGGACTACCGTATGATATTCTATAAATACAAGCAATTTGATAAAACAAGGAAAACGAACAATGGATGTCAAAACTGCAAATGACCTCACAGCTCGGATGATCAAAGTTCTTTCGAAAGAATTTCCCGAACTAGAGTTCAAATTCAAAGGTGGAAAAGTTCATTCGAATTCTTTGATTGCGAAATTCAGCATTATCGAAGCTGGCAAAGACTCTCCTGAAATGGAAAATGCCCGCAGTTATGCACCAACAATCGGCATCAAGTTGGAAACCGAAGACTTCAAGATCATCGGGAAAACACTTCGTCGCAATAAGTTTAGCTGGCTGTACATGGAAAAGTCAACCGGCAATCGTTTCAAAGCAACCCAAGAACGCATCAAGGAGCTCTTCGGATCATGAACTACAGACTTTTTATTGACAATAAAAGGTCCCCAACCGGGGCCTTTCAGACCTTCTTCGAAACCTTCGCAAGTGGGGTGATCGAAGAAGATTGGGTGGTTGTTCGCTCATACGATGAAGGTGTTGATATCGTCGAGGAGTTTGGTGCACCTGAGTTCGTTCAGTTCGCATACAACCTTGGTCCCGATTCGAAGAATGGCGCTGAATTTGCAGAGTATCTCATTCAGCGCGATCGTGAAAATCTCGGTTTTCCGAAAGCATTCGCCATTCACTCTGAGGATCGTCTCGGTTCTCGCAAAATCCGAAAGCTCATGGAAGGGCACAGACTATGAATCGCAAGCTTCGCACCGACATGTATATGAAGGTCATTCGTGATCTTCGCAATCGCATGTCGTCAATGATCAACAAGCACACTGGACCATTCCCGAACTTCATCGGTGTGGCTTCCAACTTTTGGCGCCTCGACAACAACTTCTGTGGATCAACAACTCCACCTGAGGAAGCAGTCGAGAATGCAGCAAAATTCTTTGGAGTCGAGATTGACAATCCGATCTTCAAGCTTCGCAATCCCGATGGTTCCAAGCCTCTCATAAGTCCTTCTCTCGTAGAAATTGAAGTCGCAGTTGAGAATCTGTTGAACGAAGAACCATGGAACTTCAACGAAATCCACAAGACTCAAACACGGAAGGAAACCGCATGAGTAAGGTACCAAGCGAAGAGCTCGTCCAATCATTCATTGACCGCCACAAGGTTCTCGATGAACGTACATCAGTCATCAAGAAGGACAAGTCCGAATTGATGAAAGAGGCCAAAGAACAAGGTCTCGAGCCGAAGTATCTGCGGAAGGTCATTCGCCTTTCACGGATCGCACGCGCAAAGCGTGATGAGGACGAAACCATGACATCTCTCTATATGGAGGCAGCGGGACTATGACGAGAGACGATTACCGGAAGATCCAAATGTACCTTGATGACATCGAACGCATCGAACTCATCGATAATCTCAAAAACACCACTCCAGGAATCACGATTCCGTGGTGGCTTCTCACTGTTTGTGTAATCAGTGGCGCAACCATTTGGTTCGCGACCGTCGTCTGGCTGCTTGGATAAGGAGAACTCCATGTTGACGAAAGCCGAAGAGGAATGGATCAAGAAGGTGCAGAAGGTCCTGGACGAGTGTCCAACTGACCGAATGACGTTCTACACGATCGGAGATCGTGATCTTGTGATCTTCAATGTGTACAAAATAAATGAGATAGAGAAATGGCTCGATTGCACAGGCCACGAATTCGGAACATGTGTCGATCGGGCGCATGCGCGAATGGGAAAGCTGAAGTTCCCTCATCTCATTCGCTCAACAGCGGGTAATTAGTCGAAATGAGCTGTTTACAATCATTCCAGATTGTGATAAGATCAATTAGTCTAAAATAGACACAATCAAAAAGGCATAGCCTACCGTGGCAAAATCAGTCCTTTCATTTACCGGAGACTACCATGTCATTTTCCAACCTACGTAAGACCTCAGGCGACCTCGACGCAATGAAGGCGAAACTTCAGTCCGCGAATCGCGAGCAAGAAGAGAACTTTGTGATGGGTCGCGATCCATCGAATCAGGGTTACTCACGAGTCCGTTTGCTTCCTGCTGAAGACGGCGTCAACCACATGATCACGTACATCAAGTTCGCGTTCAAAAAAGGTTCAAAGGCCTACAACAACCTTTCTCGGCGTTCGATCGGTCTTTCTGATCCATGTCAGCAATACAAGTCTGCGCTCTGGGGAGCTGGCGATGTCAAAGGTTCTCGCGCAATTGGCAAGAAGAACATCACCAAAATGTTCGTCTACGTCTACGAAGACAAGATCGACCCGAAGAACAACGGCAAAATCCTGCCTTTCTACTCTCCACAAGCCATTCGCAAGATGGTCGAAAATGCGATCAACCCTCCCGAGGACAAATTCGCAGAAGAACAACCGAAGCCTTTCAACCCATTCGACATCTTCGGAACGACCGGCCGCGATCTGATCATCCGTATGGTCGACAAAGAAGGGTATCCGAACTACGAACAGTCCTACTTCGCGAAGGAATCCTCTCCCTGGTTTGACGAAGCCGACGAAGCAAAATTCGAGAAGATGTACGCCGACAACGTCAAGCCACTTGGTGACCTTCTGAAGGAAGATCGCTTCAAGAAGTACGAAGACTTGATTGCCGAATTGATCGAAGTCGTTGGTATCGACGATCCTGTCATCCAGGACACATTCGCCGACAAGATCGAAGAGTTCAATATCACTTCGAAATCCCGCGCGAAGCCGAAGGAAGACATCAAGAGGGACGAAAAGCCGAAACCACAGCCCAAGGAAGATGAAGCTGAAAATCCGAAAGAGGGGAAGAAGTCTTCTCCGAAATCATTTAATGATGAAGCTGAATCGAAGAAGGAAGAGAAGAGCCCAACTCCTCCAACTGATGATGACAGTGGAGATGATGACGATGACGACGATTTCGACGGGTTCGATTTCGACTAATCACACCATCTGTTGACGAAACGAAGGGTTGCAATTTGTTTGCAACCCTTTGCACTTTCTAGTGTACAAAGTGTGCCCCATATGATATTCTTAAACTATAAACAAAGGAGAATATCAAATGCAACAAACTCGTGTCCTCGCAGATTTTCCTGGATTGCTCGTTATGAGCAACTTCAAAGGAAATGAATTGCTTGAACTTCGTCCGAAAGCTGGATATGAAGATATTAAGCTTCGTACGACCGCAACTTCAATTTGCATCAAGTCGTTCCCTCGTGACAATCACGAATGGATTCGTCAGTTCACCATCGGCCACGATGTCGAAAGTGGATATTGGACCTACTCCAATGCATCAATGATCAGTGACTCTCATCAAGAACGGACTGTCGCATTTGGTTTCGAACTCAATGATGAGATCGTTCTCGACGGAAAGACCTTCAAGATCGTTCAAGCACCTAACCAAAACATCGCACTCGAGGAAGTCACAACATGATTTCAAGCTTTCGAGGGGAATTCCAGTTCCTCTCAAACTTTCACCCTTGCAAAGTCCGGCACTTATCGCTGGATTTTGTGTCTTCTGAACATGCTTACGCTGCGTCAAAGACCCATGACAGAGAGGTGCAGATCGCGATCTCACTTCTTCCCACTGCTGGAAAGGCAAAGCGTTTCTACCGCAAGACTCAAAATTTGATTCGGAGTGACTGGTGCCAAATCAAGATCGCTATCATGACTTCCATCATAGAAAAGAAGTTCAGTCAGAACCCAGACCTCGCAAAAATGCTGACGGAAACGGGAGAGGAAGAGTTGGTTGAAGGTAACGTTTGGAATGACAAGTTTTGGGGCCAATGCCCAATCGGAGATGGACAGAATCATCTCGGAAACATACTCATGAGAGTGAGATTCGAAATTCAAGAGGGGATTCTATGAGAAAACGATCAGCCCATTACGTTGACGGAAAAAAGCTCACATCCGTGCTGAACGATTACGTTGAAAGACGTGATGCAGCAAGAGAAAATGGGACAGAGGAACCGAAAATTCCCGAGTATGTCGGGGATTGCATTATCAGGATTGCACGTAACTATGCTCGGTCGTACAAGTGGCAACGAATTCCACTTCGCGAACGTGATGACCTGATTTCGAGTGCCTGTCTGGTTGCCATCAATGCGATTCAGAACAAGTACGATCCTTCGAAGATGGCTTCAGGATCAGCTTTCTCATTCCTCACAACGACGGTCTACTACGGGTTTCTCGGAGTTGTGAACAAAGCACAGAAACAGATGAACTTGCAGACTCGCTACACTGGAGCCTTCATGGATGGTCAAACAGACATTGGAGTCGATCCGTCGCATCAACAATTCTACAATGCTTCGCTTGTGGACATTCGCAAGCTCGCTGACAACTACAAATCGGACGAGGAATCGGACAAAGACCTCAATTACGCGAAGCAATACAGCGATCGCCTCAGGAAAGAGAAAAAGGAGAGTGAAATCATGAAAAAACGTGAAGCTGAAGAGAAGCGTGCAGCAGAAGCCATCAAGGATGAAGGAAATCCATCATGAATGGAATTGCAGTCCTGACCGATCTTCATATCGGGAAAGACAACGATTCTGCACTTTTCGCAGATGCCTTTCTCGAATTCGTCACATTCTTCGTCAAAAACGTTCCTAAAGATGTTCGAACTCTCGTCATCAATGGAGACACCACACAAAATTACGCTGTGACTCCGCGAACGTCAGCAACATTTCGTAAATTCGCAGGTCTCATTCGTGACCGTTTCGACCATGTGATCTTCAATGTCGGCAACCATGACATCAAGGGCCGATCAGTCACTACTGAAAGCTCGATCGATTCGCTTACCTCATTCGGTGAAACTCGAATTCTCGGCAATGACACAAAGATTTCGATTACCACGACGGTAACTGAGTTCATCAAGCCGTTCGAGTTCATCGTCTATCCCTACAACACCTTCACACAAAAAACGCTTGATGTATCGATGCTGGAACCAGTGTACGCATTCACACACCAGGACAATAGCTCGAAGCTGCAAGCTGATGGCATCACTATTCTGAATGGTCACGTCCACCAGCGAGGAAAACTCGGAAACGTCTACAACCTTGGTGTTGGCTATCAGCTTGGTTCTGAACAGAGTGTCGAACATCTTGGTTTTCACATTGCGTGGGAAGACGGAAGGTTGGAGCACATTCACTATCCTCAATCACCGATGTTCATTCGAGTTGCCATCAACAACAACCGCATCGACAATGAACATGCCGTCAAATGGATTTCGGCAAATCGGGATGCATTGAAGAAAGCTCATTCGATCGTCGTAAAAGTCGACCATGACACGTCGAAAGCCAATCTTGAGAAGTTCAAGGGTGTGCTTTCGACGATCAACTCGAACTTCGAAATCATCGACGAGGTCAAGTTTGTGATCGACATCGACGAATCAACTGAAACCCGAAACTTCATTGTTGTTCAGAAGGAAATCCTTTCCGTCGACACTCACGAGAAGCTTCAAGAAATCCACACGGAGGCTACCCAATGAGACTCGAATTCCGTCAAATCAACATCAGGAACTTCCTGTCGTATGGCAATACACCGACAGTCGTTGATCTCTCGAAATACCCAGTGACGATTATCCAGGCCGACAATGGTCGAGGAAAGACCGCATTGATCTTCGACTCGATCTTCTTTGCATTGTACGGCTCTCCTTTGCGTGACATCAAGAAAGGTGGAATCGCGAACTTCATCAATGGAAAGGACTGTGTTGTCGAGCTCGAGATTGGAGTCGGCACGTCAGATGTCACTATTGTCCGTGGAACACGTCCTGACAAGTTCCAGGTTACTGTCAACGGGGATGAAGTTTGGACCGATATGAAGATCATTGACAAACAGAAAGCTCTCAATGACCTGATCGCGGTTTCGAAATCTGTTGTTGAGCAGATCATCTTCATCGGCACGAAGAATACTCCTTTCATGCAGCGAACGACTGCAAGTCGCAGAGGTTTCGTCGAGTTCATTCTCGATCTACAAATCTCCAGTCGCATGAACGACATCGCGAAAGGCAAGATCAAGCGTCTAAATTCGACTCTTTCTGACAACGAGTTCGAAACGAATCGAGCTCGAACAATGCTTGAAACCCATTCGAGTCTCCTCGATTCATGTCGTGTTCCCGATCAAGACCTCATCAAGGAGCTCGAAGAGTTCATCGAAGCCAATGCTCCTCGACTCGAAAAAGGTCAAGAGAAGCTTGAACAGATTTCATCATCCGTTAAAGATGCTGGAATGAAGATGAACAGTGCTCGAATGAAACTGACGTTGCTTACACAAGAGCTTGAACAACTTGAGTCAGCATCTGAGAAAGGTGTTTGTCCCACATGTGGAGCTGATCACACTGTTGACGAATCAGATTTGAATCGGATACGTTCATCAATTACCGAGTCGCAGAAAGAGGTCGAGAGCTGTGTGAGTGAATACGATGTTCTTCTCGAAAAGAAGAATGCTCTTGAAGGCAAGGTTGAAGCCGCAAGATCGACTATTCGCGACAAGAGAGATGCTTTGAAAGTCGAAAGTTCATACAGTAATGATCAAGCTGATGATCTGAAGGTGAAGATCAAGGAGTCCGAAGAGAAAATCGCAGAACTTTCGACTCAATGGGAAATCCTCACAACTGACATTGCTGAGTACTCGACGATTCAGAAGTCGCTGCAGAAAGGTGAAGCCAAATCTGTCATCATATCCGAATACATTCCGTTTATCAATGAGCGGGTCAATGGGTATCTCGATCGATTCGGTATTCCACTGCTGATCGAGTTCGATTCCGAGTTCAACGAGAGCTTTCGTTCTCGTTATCGCGATTCTGCCTCATACGAGAACTTCTCAACTGGCGAACAGGCGATGATCGATCTCTGTATGCTTCTTACATGGCGTGATCTCGCAGAGAAGTTGACATCAGTCAGCACGAATCTGTTGGTCATCGATGAATACGGCAACAACCTCTCAGATGTGAACGTCATCCGCATGAACGATGTTGTCAAATCGCTTGAAGGCATGAACTTCTTTGGTATGACTCCGAAATTCGGCTTCTCTGATCACTTCGATCACACCATCACCATCGAGAAAGAGCAGAACTTCTCTGTCATCAAGTAAGGAAGACGAAATGGAAAGAACTCACCCACAGACCATACAGAATGCCACGAATAGAGAGCTCGCTGAATTGATCAAGGAGCTTGAGACTCATCAGGATGCTCTCATCAGATGTCTTAATCCATTTGCGCTTGTGTGTGTCTTGGATTCGATTGAAGACGAGCGCATCGCTACCGTTACTGCACAATTCACCAAGAAGGAAGCTCACAACTTCAACAATCTCATCGAAGCCAATGGTCTACCAATCAAGAAGGCAGACCTCGAGAGAGGCTTCGACTTTCCGAACCACACCTTGTCGCTTGATGGCATTCGCTGTGGACATTTTCGTGATGCCGCAAAGCTTATCACCTCCATCACAGGAAATAAGCCGTCAAGGGTGCACAAAGATGTGTACAAGACAGACCTTTCGTGTTAAAATGAACTATCAAACCTAAACTCCAATGAAAAGAAAGTAAGCACATGAGCTACAAATTCCAAAAAGCCGTTATTGAGACGTTGGCGCACTTCAAAGGTTTCTCGAATGCGACCGTGATCTATCCAGGAAAAGCCATCTGTGCTTCCTCCGAAACGAAGTCAGTGACCGGTCATTCGGATGTTAACGTTGAACTGCCTGACACCGTCAATGAGGAAGTCGGTCTGCCCATCTGGGATATCAAGGCATTCCATTCTATCATCGAACTGTTCGAAGGCACTGGCGGATACAACGCCGAGTTCCAAGAAGATCGTGTTGTCTTCAAGTCCGATGACGGCAAATTCACACAGGAATACTTCCTGAGCGAACCATCCTTGCTGGAAGGCATTGCGCCGAAACCTGAAAAGGTCGAGAAGTATCTCAGTATGGAACCACTCATGTCGTTCGACCTCGAAGAAGACACATTGAAGACGTTCGAAAAAGGTCGCAAGACTTCTTCATGCAACACGATCGGCATTCGCTCAATCGGTGGCAAGATCGTTCTGTACTCTGCGGATGTTGATGACCAAGGCAATGAAGTGAAAAACTCGTCGGTCTTCCGTTTCAACACAAACGTCGACACGAACAACGACTTCACCCTCGGGTTCTCTCGTGAAGCATTCCATGTTCTTCCAGGCGACTACACTGTACGAATCCACAACAAGTTCGTGGTATTCAAAGGCAAGGTCATCTCGTATGTCTTCTCGATCGCCAACTGGAGTGAAGTGTAATGCTTCATCCATCTATTCAGATGGCCCTGGCTGAGAACGGCTATTCTCTCGAGAAGCACTTTGACGAGATGGTCAAGTGCACCAATCGGTATCCTCGTCGCGCTGAGAAGAAGTCTGACTTTCTTTTCGACGTAACGTCATTTATCGCCTGGAGCGAAGTTTGTGATATTCTTCTTCTCAATTACAATCTCATCACTCAGCCGATTCCGATCAATCTTTCGGATAAGCCTGCTCTGAAGGAATTCGGAAAGTACGCGAAAAGTTTCCTCGTTAAGGAGAAAGGACTCGTTCGTACAGACTCTTCGAGCTTCTTCTTCATGCAACGAATGCATGGCGACAAGTTCGCTGGTCTTTCTCGCGGCATTACAGGTCGCAACATTCCGATTATTCCTGAAGAGCTGTGGGAAGACGAGTTTTGGTCAACATTCTCATCTGCCCGCTTCTTCATCGAGCAGATCGACACTCAAGGTCAGTTCGCATGGATGACATATGTCAACGATAAGCGAATCGACAATGGGATGGAAACGACTCAGGAAATGGAAGACTTCCTGGTCCTACTCATCAACGGTCTGAAAGAGAAATCGATCATTCCTCACCACCCTCACTACGTCGAAACACGAAAAGAGGGACTGCTGAATTTCTCCATCATGCTTCAGCAGACAGTCGACGGCAAGGTGTCATTGTTCGACTCTCGAATGATCATCGACCCCGAAACAATCAACGAAACAGTCAAACTCATCAAGGAAGGGAAATATTGATCATGCGTATCTCACGACTCAATTTCAAGAAGACCGGTGCAAACATCTGGACCGCAAACTCCGAACTCGGAAACTTCGTTCTTGAACAGGACGACATCGGTTGTTTCAAGATCGTCCGTGACAAGCTCGTTATGAGTGAAGATGGTGTCAACTCTGTCGTCAAACAGGACGTTCTCGCCCAAGCAGAAACCCTGGACAAGGCATCTCGCGAAGCTCAACGGCACTTCGCCAAGATTCTCGAAACCGTTGTTCAAGCGTAAGTAGCATCGCTAGTTCGGTGAACAATTTGCCGAACTAGCACAACAGAAGGAAAATCAAAATGAAGAATGAGAATCTAGTTATTGCTGTTCTATTTGGGATCATACTTTCTTTGTGTATCTCAATCATCGTCAAAGTCGCTTATGCTGAGGAGTCAGTAGAATTCGAAGTAATCGGTGAAGGCCCTTGTGAAATTCGAATTGACAAATCGAAGCTCAGCAAAAGGTTCGAAGCCACAGCTCTCGCCTATGTTGCACAGTGCGAAAAGGCGTACACATCGTGAGTGAATTTGGACTTTCAATAGACGAGTTGAACGATCTTCCTTTGTGTGTGATTGAGATAGGACAACCTTTGCGGTATCTCATCCGGTTACCTGTTGCCCATCTGACGAACACTGTTCCGAAGATCGGTGTCGAATACTCACACAAAGCAATCGTCCTAGACACCGAGACCACTGGGTTTGATGACGATGACGAAATCATCGCACTCTCCTATCTACTCGTAGAGTTTGACGAAGACATGACTGACATTCGTGTCGTATCATCTGACACCTTTTACAATGAGCCTTCAAAGCCAATCACTGAGGAGATCACAATTCTCACAGGCATCACAAATGCTATGGTCAAAGGAATGTCGATTGCACCTGCGATGATTCAGATGATTTTTGAAGACTGTGACTTCGTTGCTGCTCATCACGCTGCATTCGATCGTAAGTTCATTGAGAAGATCAAGCGGGTCGACATCCCTTGGATTTGTACTGTCAACGATCTCAACATGCAGGAACGTTATGGCTCTGCAACTTCATCTCTTGCTTCGGTTATGGCACAGGCATTCGGCTACTACATGAACCACCACGACTCCCTCGAAGACTCGTATGCGTGTTTTGTATTGGTCCGTGACAATCTCAAGACACTTCTCACAAAGGCATTCACACCTTCGCACATCGTTCGAATTCGCAATTCGCCATTCGAAGTGAAGGAAATCCTGAAGAGTCGCAAGTATCGCTGGAACCCAGATGAGAAAGCCTGGGAGAAATCGGGTATTCGTATAGATGACCTTGATGAAGAGACCGAGTGGGTTCGTTCAGTTTGTAAATGCGGCATTTACATCGAAGAAGTGTTAGTCAATGAAAGGTATCGGTCATGAGACTCTCAAAACGAATCAGTTTTGTTCGTGACGGCAACGTTGTTCTGCGCGATCATTCCACACCAATGATCAACCATGGCGGCTACACAAATGGTCGCCACATGGGTGGTTGTGCACAACTTGCATTCATTTTCTTTCCTGATAGCGTCACCGTCCCTCTTTTGCAATATCTCTTGTTTCACGATACGTACGAGCAGATCACTGGTGACGTGAATGGCTGGGCGAAGGGCAAATACCCGGCGCTGGGTGTAGCCACACAAGAGATCGAAGATGATCTCGACCGAAAGTGGGAATTCCTTCCTACCGTGGCATACGAGGTTGATGAGCCTGGTTTCACTGAGTGTGAATATCACATATTCCACTTCATTGACAAGGTCGACCATCTGATGGTGCTTTCAGAGCAACGCAAGATGGGTAATCGTGCTGATCGCTTAGAGCTCATCTACCATCGTCTACAGTCGATCGTTCAGCGACAATTAGTGAAGCTCGAAGAACTGTGTATTCTCACGAACGCGAGGGCACTCGAAATAGATGTCGCTCTCTCCGAATATGTAAGCTAAAGGACATAGTAAATGGCGAAACTGATTATCGGCTTTGTTGGCCACAAAGACTCTGGCAAAAGCTCGACCGCACGACTTCTCACCGACGAAATACACCGATCTTTTCCAAATTGTGTGGACAAAGCTTCCTTCTCACAGCCGATCTATGACATGCTAATCGCACTCGGAGTTCCTCGTGGAAACGTCTATGACAATCGTATGCGTGATCACACTCTCCACGATTTTGGTGGAAAGACTTCTCGTCAACTGATGACAACTCTCGGCACAGAGTGGGGTCGCGACATGATCCATAACGATCTTTGGATAGACCGAAGCATTTCGTCAATGGAGACTCGCGATGCAAAGGTCTTTATGGTCGATGGAATACGTTTCCACAACGAAGCCGACAAAATCCTTGATGCTGGTGGCTGTCTCGTTCACGTTGCGAATGAGAAGACAACACCTGAAGGCGAAGTCCATGAATCTGAGAAGCACATCGAGGCTCTTTCGATGAAGTGTGACTTCGGTGTCGATAACACGAATTGGCAAATCAGAGAGGAAGTTCCGACACTGTGCGATCTGATCCTTGAAAGATACGCCAAATTCTTTGCAAAGATGTTGACAAAGTAGTGTACATTGTGTCTCCAGCATGATACTTTGAATTATAAGTTAAATCAAAACAAACTGGAGATGATCATGAACAAGCATCAAGAAAAAAGACAACTTCGTAGTGAAATCAAAGCCATCACTCACCAGAATGTAGATGGTCGCACTTCTCTTGATGATCTTCGGAAAATGCTCGCTGATGTCCAGACAGAGGAACTTGCTCGCAAAGAACGTGTCGCTGCTAAAGAAGCAGAGCAAGCTCAAAAGAAAGCAGAACGATTGGCACGCATCGAACGTCGCGGACCACTCGAAGAGTTTATCAAGCTCGACAAGAACGAATACATCGACAAAAGTGAACAGCGCTTCGCCAATCTTCTTTGGATTGCAAAGCACACCATTGATTGTTTCCCGAAGAAAATGGAAGAGTTCACCACTTCTATAGCTGAAAACCCCGAGCATGCCATGAGCTGGTCTATGGGTTTCATGCAGGCCACGGCACAGTTTAAAGTTGCTAAGGAGATGATGAATTTCTTCGATCGCGGTGCTACTCCTCAAGGATGGAAGGAAAATTGTGAAACGAAGGTTCTCAACTACGCCAAATGGCCTGCTCGCTCGACCCTTGTGACTTCTAACCTCATGGAAGAGTGCATGATGGAAGCATGGGCCAAAGCTCTCGACACAGCAATCTACTCATCCTTCTGAAGAAACGAAAAGTATCGAAATGTCAAACGCTCGCGAATTCGTTGAAAATGTCCTAATGCAACGTCTGGAGAAAGCTCATTGGGCTTCTCCAGACAAATTGCATTTTCGATGTCCTCTCTGTGGTGACTCGAAGAAGGACCCAAACAAAACTCGTGGCGGCATTCTTCTCAATGGCGATGCTGTTGCATACAATTGCTTCAACTGTCTGCCCGGTATCTCGTTCGCTGATTTCCTGAAGCAGTTCGACTATAGTCTCTATCGCCAATATCGGCTTGGCAATCTTCGTGGTGATGTAGAGAAAATCAGTTTGAATCAGAAAACTGATGACGAAGATGAGGAAGTGAAGCCAGTCGAATATCCTGACGTTGATCAGTTCGATCTGGGAAGTGTCCTCAATCTCAGCAGCACTCACCCAGCCGTCGTCTATCTGAACAGTCGCAAAATCCTCAAGAGTCGTTGGGAGCAAATCTACTTCAGCGAGAACTTCTTCGAGATTGCTGCTACGTATAGCGATTCGAAATCGAATGCGTCTCGACCTGCGATCGTCTTTCCCTTTCGAAAGAGAGATAGTTCGATCTTTGGTTTTCAGGCTCGCTACATGGAGGGCAAATTTCGCTATCAGACAGCCATCATCGATCGAACAATTCCAAAGGTGATTGGTCTTGATCGACTGAATCTCGATAAGAGAGTTCACGTCTTCGAAGGCTTCTTTGACTCATGCTTCACACCAAACTCTGTTGCGGTTCTCGACTCTGCGATCTATCAGCGAGTGCAGAACATCGATGAGATCGATAATGATCAGACGATTCTGTGGTACGACAATGAACCATTCAATCGACAAATCATGAAGATGAAGCGTGAAGCAATTGATGCTGGCTTTAGAGTCGCATTTTACCCATCGGAATTTGCTGAGCATGGCAAAGACCTCAACGACTTTGTGATCAATACCGATCCTAAGACCAGAACAAAAATCCTCAGCAAGATGCGCTTCGAAAAGGGTGTCAAAGCTCGCTTGCTGCACATTGAAAACCTGAAGGGAACCTGAAATGTCAGAAACATCATACCTACGACTTCTTCGCCAAATCATGGAGGAAGGAGACACAAACATGGACCGCACAGGGGTCGGAACGAAATCAGTCTTCGGTGCACAGATGAAGTTCGATCTGTCGAAAGGTTTTCCTCTTTTGACAACAAAGAGGGTTCATTTGCCGGCGATCATTCACGAGTTGCTCTGGTTCCTTCAGGGTGACACCAACATCCGATATCTGCAGGAAAACCACGTGCGCATCTGGAATGAATGGGCAGATGAGAATGGCGATCTCGGTCCCGTATATGGAAAGCAATGGCGCGACTTCGGTGGCGTCGATCAGATCAGTGAACTGGTTGAACAATTGAAGACGAATCCTGCCAGCCGCCGAATGGTCGTTTCCGCTTGGAACCCACCTGAAACGTCTAAGATGGGTCTGCCTCCTTGCCACATGTTCTTCCAGTGCCGAGTCAACAACGGAAAGCTCGACCTGTTGATGTACCAGCGCAGTGCTGACATGTTCCTCGGCGTTCCATTCAACATCGCTTCATATGCTCTTCTGCAGCAGATGCTTGCTCAAATCTGTGGCCTTGGCGTTGGCACATTCACCCATTCCATTGGCGATGCTCACATCTACTTGAACCATTTCGATCAAGTCGCTGAACAACTGTCACGCATACCGAGAAAATTGCCCATGATGGTTATCAATTCGAAACCTGATTCCATCTTCGACTTCAAGTACGAAAACTTCGTGCTGTTTGGATACGAACCACATCCAACAATCAAAGCTCCGGTGGCGGTCTGATGTTCGCAATCGTAGCAACAGATCGAAATGGTGCAATCGGCAAGGACGGCAAACTGCCTTGGCACATTCCTGAAGACTTGAGGTTCTTCAAGCGAAGTACAACAGGCAAGATCGTCATCATGGGGAGGAAGACGTACGAAAGTCTTCCTTTCCGACTCGCTGATCGATTCATGGTCGTCATAACGAGTCAGAAACGTACACAAGAGAATGGTGTCATCTACTGCACTCCTGAACAAGCTATCGCCTGGTTTGCTGACTATGACAACGTAGTTGTTGCCGGAGGAGCAGAAATCTACAAGAGATTCCTTCCTCTATGCAATCGTCTACTTCGAACAGTGGTAGACACAGAAGTCGTTGATGCTGACGCACACTTCGAATTCGATGAGAGCGAATGGAAGGTTGGGTCTTCAATGAATTTGGGTGACAATGCTCGGGTTTTCGAATACCGTCTGAGTTTTGATCGACTGTGGGAGACTCGATTTCCTGAAACCGAGGTCCCAAAACAAAGACCTGTCAATGGGACTCGGTGAATACTCGAACCAGCATTGATGAATAATATATTGTCAATGCCGTCGAGTGTTACCAGCGAGCTCCAGGATTAACCAGAATGATCCTGGAGCTCACTATTTAGTGAAAATTTGTGTACAAACAACCTAAAGTGTGATACTATGGTTGGAGAGTGCGCACGATATCTCCGATTGTTGTTGAATCATTGTTGACGAGCTGCTCGATGGAGTCTGAGTTTGCCACACAGATGCGAAGATTCGTGTCGTACTCGAAAAGGAGCAGAGAAATCTGACGATCTGTCAATCGGCCTTCAGGAATCTCGACTCCTTCACATGTGAGCAGTTTTGCAGGAATCTTGCGCTGAAGGTACGTTTCTCCACAGGCTGATAGAAATATGAATGTTGCGATCAGGAATACTCTCATCATTGTCTCCTTCTCAGAATGTCGATTGCGTTGTTAAGCTCGATGCTCGTAGACTGACTGTCTTCAACATCCGTAAGCTGCTGAATGTCGGTCGCGTTTTGTTCCAATATTCGCTGAACCTCTGCGGCGTTGTCAGACAAAACGACCTCGAGCTTTTGGTTGTAGAGTTCTGCGGCTTTCAGTTTTTCAGCTGCGATCCTGTCCTCGATCACGTTTTGCGCGTAGACATAAACGGCTGTCGTGTAGCCACCGATGAAAGCGATCACTGCGAGGATCTTCCAATACGAACGAACGAAATTGACTACTGCTAGCATCTGAGCTTCCTCATTTCCAAATCCCACTTCACTGTGAATTCGTGATGTGGTGGCATTCGACCAAGAACCGTGTTGATGATCTTCCGCTCTTCAAGTGTGAATTTTCCATCAACGACCTTTTCGATGAATGCACTGTCGAATGTGTTCTGGATTCTGCGAATCTGATTCACGATCTCCATTGCAGACCTTCGCTGGTTCTTGACCCACTTTCTGATCTTTCGCTGTAAGATAGCGAACTGGAACATCTCCCGATGGAGGTGCTCTTCAGAAACGAATGCGATGATGAGATGATTCTTGTTTTCCATACGTATTTTGCAACTCTCTTGTTTACATATTGATCCCCGTATGATATAACTGAACTATAAACAAAGGAGAATACCAAAATGCCAACATACATAATCACTTCGACAATTACCGTGGAGGTAGTTATGGACATAACTGCTGAAAGCGCTGAAGCCGCAAATGCACTCTTCATCGAGAATGTTAGTGCAAATGTGAGTATTCCAGATGTTCAACATATCGTCTCTGAAGAGTCGATTGTTTCAGTCGATGAAACGACGGTGGTACAGGCATGATTGGCAAGTTCCTTTTCGACTTCGCAGCATTCGTGATCATTGCGTATGTGACTGTCCACTTTGTCCTTTCACTTTAGGGGAACACCATGTTCAACAAGCCTGCAAAAACACACATCAGTGTTCGTGATCATCTTGCGATGAATGCTCCAATCACAATTGATCATGCCTCCATCGCAATTCACGGCCGTCCACTTAAGAGTGAAACGCAACCTCATGTGATGCAACGGATCATCGAGACTCTTGTCACAATGCAATATCAGTATGCTGATGCGATGCTTAGCCAAACTCGTGGTGTTGAAGCCAATCCCGAGGTTTTCACCTCATGATTCTGTCAGCACCCATCACATGCCTCGCACTGACGATGTACTTCGAAGCTCGAGGTGAAGGCATTCAAGGAATGACGTATGTAGGCGAAGTCGTAATGGCTCGGAAATTGTCTGAAGCCTATCCTGACACACTTTGCGAAGTCATGACTCAGAGAAGTCTAAGTGGCGTCAGTCAGTTCTCCTTTTACGAAGGACAGGAAAACTTCGTCATCAATGAGCCTGAACGATTTGACGAAGCTGTTGATATTGCAATCGACATTATCGAGCATCCGAATTATGGGATTGATGCAACCCACTTCCATACGACATCTGTTCGGCCATATTGGGCTGACAAAATTCAGTTTGTCGCTCAAGTCGGCAACCACCTATTCTACCGAGAAGACTGAATACATTTTGTCAAAATACTCATAGAATAGAGATTGGAACCAAACGATGAGCCAGCAGAATAACGCACAAAGCAACAACTTCATTCTGAAGATCAACCGACTTCCTGGAGTCTCGTTCAGTTGCACAAGAACCACCACCCCTGGAATTTCAATCGGAAATGTGAGTGTCAATCGAGGGATTTACGAGATTCCATTTCCCACGGGCTCATGGGAATGGGTGCCATTTACGGCACAGTTCATCGTTGACGAAGACTTCACGAACTGGCTGAGTGTCTTTGAGTGGATTGAGGCAATGCGGACAGCTGAAAATGTAGCTCTTGAAGTGTCTGACTTTTCAGTTGTCGTTCCGAACAATCATGGCTTTGATGGCATCAGTTTCCGATACATCAATGCGTTTCCAGTCACCCTCGATGCAATCGACTTGACGTCGAACGTGTCGTCCCCTGAATCGATCACGTGTGGTCTCACCATGTTGTATCAAGAAGTGAAGATCGAAAAATCATGAAGATGACAACCGAAGATATCGTCAACGAATGGGAAAAGGATTGCGACATCACCCCTGATCTCGCAGATCAATCTCGCAAGATTCCGCACCTCCACCACAAATACTTTACGCGCCTCATTCGTGTCAAGAGGGCAATTCGTTCTCTTGATGACGAATTCGAAACTGCTGAGTTCAAGAAGCGTCTCTATTACGGTGGTCAAGCTTCTGCTGAGGAATACAAGGCGAAGCCGTTCAATCTGAAGGTCATGAAGTCTGAAATGCCTTTGTGGCTGAAAGCTGACGACGATCTGAAGAAGATTCGTCGTCGAAAGGAAACTCTCGTCGAAATGAAAGAAGTTCTCGAAGAGGTCGTTCGACAGATCAACACTCGAAACTTCCTCATCAAATCCATCCTGGACTATCGACGATTTGAAATGGGAGATGTACGATGAAATTTGAAGATGCACGAGCAGAGGCCGCAACTCTTCTTGAAATTAGTGAGGACGCAAAGTATGCAACGTCAGGTGCCATATGGGACTACCCTTCCGCACTGAAAAGAGCTGCTGAAACAATTGAGGCTCTTTGTATTCGAGCTGAGCAATCTGAAGCTCGAGAACGACAATTGCTTGACAGCAAAAAATACGAACGTGCTGTCACTGTTGAGAATGCTTCTCTGACCTTCGAACTTCAGCAGTTGAATATGCAAGCCATAGGTCGAATTCTTCGCAATCCAACAAAGGTAGAAATTTTTGACGGAATGAAGGAGACAGGTTGATGAAAGTCATGGTTTTTGGAGGAGCTGGATACATTGGCTCACATGCATGCAAAGCATTAGAAGAGCAAGGTCATGAAGTCATCGTATATGACAACCTCGCAACTGGTCACATCGATGCTATCAACTGTCGAATATATCCATACAATATTCTTGACATTGAGAGGCTTGACCATACAATAGGCTCTCAAGAACCTGATGCAGTCATGTTCTTTGCTGCTATGAGTATCGTACCTGAAAGTTTTGAGATGGTGCATGAATACTGGACAAACAATCTGGTAGGATTCATGAATGTGGTCAATGCTTCGATTATTCATGGTGTCCGAAACATCGTATTCTCTTCTACTGCTGCTGTTTACTCACCTTCGAAAAAACGTCTTCGTGAGATGGACGCGACTAAGCCCTTGACGCCTTATGGTGCTTCAAAGCTTGCGTGTGAGATGTATCTGGCGAATATGACATACCAGCATGATGACCTCAACGCGACTGTTTTCCGGTACTTCAATGTCGCAGGTTCTGATCCTGATGGCAAAATTGGTGAATCGCACTTTCCTGAGACCCACCTCATTCCAAATCTCATCAGATCACTTCAAACTGGTGAACGTTTCAATCTTTTCGGTAACGACCATCCGACAGCTGATGGAACAGCTGTACGTGATTACATTCATGTATGCGATCTTGTGGATGCGCATATCACCGCGATGGTCAAAAACGACACCTCTGATCCAGTGCCCGGTATCTTTAATCTTGGAAGCCAACATGGAACTTCCGTAAGACAGTTGATGAATATTGTGGAATCTGTCATGGGTAAACGTTTCGAATCTGTCAACTCGAAACATGCTCGTCGGGGTGATCCACCCCATCTCGTATGTGATTGCACTCGTGCTGTTTCCCTCTTAGATTTCAAGCGAAAGTACAACATCAAGGACATGGTAGAGCATGCTATGCTTTGGCAAAACAATCGCAAGTACTGACGGATGTAAAATACCCGAATACATTATGTGAACTATTAGGAGAATACACATGGAAACCAAATTTGCCGCAGCACTAACAGCAGCATCTACCGATCTTGCGAACGTCGTCATTGCAAAACTCGATGATCTGCACTTCGTCATCGCGGACGAACTCAACACTGTATACAACTTGACCATGATCAACAACTCACTGGTCATTCCTGGTACCGGCACTTCCGACGGCACTGAAGTATCAGTCGGTGAAGGCGCATCATTCTATGTTGCGAACCTTGTCTCTGATGGCGACGACTTTTCGGGCGCAATCATCACTCGTGATCGCGGACTTCCCGGTCTGACTCTCGGCTCTGCCTATCGAATCTTCCGTGCTGGAATCGCGAGTGTTGGATACGATGGAACCGGTGCCTATGTGATCGAATTTGGTCCTGATCCTGCAGCTGTTGCCGTCGCTGGGACCGTCCAGACCACGAACACAGTTACCCGAAACGGTGTTGCGAATGCACCGACTGTTGAATATGCATCTGCTGATACTGGTATCGCTACTATCAGTGTGAGTGGTTTGATCACTGGTGTTGCACCTGGTGTGGTTGTCATCACTGCTACTGTCCAGGGTAATCTTGCCTCGGATACGCTGACGCTGACAGTCACCTAATCTAACGAGAGATTAGGAACGAAAAAGCCCTCTAATCTCAGGATTAGAGGGCTTTTCTGTGCATAATTCTCAATCTGTTGTGTACATTTTGCACGAAATGTGATATGGTAGAATTGAACATAAAATACATTTATGTGAAGTACATTTCTGTGAAGGAAAAGAGAATGACAGAATCCCTCAAGTTTCACCTATTGAAAGCCCAGTACGATATCACGGCCGCACTCGAATCTGGGGAGACATCTGACAGCATTGCCAAGCTGGAAACAATTCGCGACTCGATAAAGAAGGCGTTGGATTACTCGAGGATGTCCCCCGTTGAGAAATTCGTGGAAGATTTCAGATATGAGCGAAGCAGGTGGGGAACAATCTCTGGGTGGCATCTCATCAGCAAGGAAAAGGAAGGAGATTGTGAGGATTTTGCGATCACTACACTATACCTGATCGAGGGAAGTTGGCTGAAGCTGTTTGTCTCATTACTCACATTTCGTGCAGGTCTTTGGTTATGCTATTCGTCGTCAAACACACTCATCCCTCGTCACATGGTGCTTTGGCATCGAGATTATGGATGGATTGACAGCACCAAAACCTACTGGCGTTCAACGCCAATCCACACCCGAGTATTCCCATGGCTTTTGCCACTTGTCGTCTTCGATGTTCTTCGCGGAAAAATCTTTTGAGGATGTACAAGAAGTAGTGTACATGTAGCACAGAATGTGATATTTTGGAACTATAAACAAAGGAAAATATCAAATGCTCAAAACTCTTTTTGCTACTGCTACATTCACCCTGATAACTTCAACTGTGGCTGCATCCACTGATTATGACGACTCATTGTGCGACAATGTGGTTGTTCACGGATTGTCGTACCACACTGATCGAAACCTGATCAAAGATGTCCGGGAAATCAACTTCGGTTTGGGATGTCGAGTTGAGAAATATCCACTAGGCTTCATGGAATACGGCTTTTTTCTGAACAGCTTTGACGATTTGACAGTTTATGCTGTCGCAACCTACAATGGTCACGACGGTCTTGGATGGGGATTTTACGGAGGTCTTGGAACTGGGTATTACGAATTTGCACCAGGACCATTTCAGGATATCGGTCTCGTAGGATTGTTCGGTGTTGCATACGTCGATGAAGATTTCACAGTTCGCATCACACCGAGCTATGACTGGAAAGATGACGAAATTGGTCTCGTATTTGGACTATCCTACAGCGTGGAATAGTCCTCACGTCGAAACTCTGGACACTAAGGAATCAACCAGGTGGAAATATTCATCGCAAACAAACGCCTTGGAGAACCATACAGTGATTATGTAGGCAGAGGCCATCCACTGGGGAATCCATTCAGTCACTTGAGTAAAAAATCCCATGGCGCCAAATATCGAAAAACCAGAGAGCTGGCAATATTTGCTTATCGTGAATGGCTCACATTTCAAATTGAGAACAAGAACAATATCGTTGTGAATGCTCTCAAGGATTTGAGAATGAGAGCAAAAGGAGGCGAGGTCATCAAGCTTGGTTGCTTTTGTCACCCAAAACCATGTCACGCTGAGGTCATTCGAGAATTCATCCTCGACGAAAGAATTTCATTTGGAGAACAAAATGTCAAGTAATAGCGATAAGGAAGATGTCATGATAGATCACCAGAGCTTCACCGAAAACAATCGACCTCCTCCATCAGATTGGATGCCTATCGCGAATACCGATTTCCGCAGATGGGGTCCTTGGGTTTTTCATGGGTGCAAACGGAAACGACCAGATCACATTCAATTCAATTCCATCGGTGGTACACGACATGATATCTCTGATGTTGTCGTTTATCTCACATCTGATGGAAGTGGTTGGGGTCGCAATCATTCACCGGTATGGGAAGAGATCGTATGGTATCGTATGCGAGCAGATCATCCATACTACAAAGAGATCGCCAAAACCAGAGAATACGAAGTGGGTCCACTCACGATAAAGTATGTTTTCGAGAAATCTGGACTAACAAATCTCAGTGATAAGCAAGCTCTTCTTGACTCTATCGAAATTGCGCTAACAGAATTGACAAAAAATGGAGAATTATCATGAAGAAGCGTAAACCGAATAAGCGCAAGCAGGCTCAAATTGAGAAGGCAAAATTGGAATCAAACTCCAAGAAGCCTCTACTTCGACGAGATATAGGAATGATACTGGGGTTGCCATTGGGATTGTCAATCCTTGCAGCTCACGTGATTCGCAACAAAGGGCATAGGTAAATGAACAAAAATCTGACAAGCAGTCTGATGGAAATGTGCAAGTCGAGTTTCCCAAAGATCATCAAGGTCGCTCTCAATATTGCATACAGTAACGGTATGATCAATCGAGAATGCACTGAAGAACACTTCATGAGAGAGGTTGTTCGAATCATTTCGAATAAGTCGATCTTTGAGTTGACAGAATTAGAGTTTGTGTTGTCGAAGAAGACAAATAGCCAGCTTGGTGTAATTGCTGATGGCGAACATCGTGAAATGCAAGATCTTTTGTCAGACTGCACAGACATTATATTCGCAAATACTCTCTTTGAAGACTTCTTCGAAATCGAGTGAACATTTTTTGCAAAAATGTTGACAAAGTAGTGTACATCGGGTCTCCCGTATGATATTCTAAAACTATAAAGAAACAAAGGAACACATCATGTCAAAAGACTATGAACCACTCATGAAGGTCACTGAAGATCAAGTGGAGGTCTTCTTGGACCCAGTAGATGCAAAAAACTTCATTCGCCGTATTCGGAAGGTCAAGTTTTTCATTCACTACAATATCAGTCTTGTCACTGAGTTGAATGAATCCAATGAACAAATTCGTGGATACGATCACAGCTCGACATTGTCTGCAAGCGCTCGTCAAGTTCAGGAAATTCTGAATGACTTCGTTCGATTCAACAAGATCAAGGCTGATAATGGACAGGATACTGGCAAAATCTCTGTCACTCGCCTTGGTAGCTGTGTGTTCATCGGATAGGAGAAGAAAATGGGAAGAAGATTGCTCACTACTCGTTTGCCTAAGTTTGAAGGTGAACTGGTAATCCTCAAGCGTGAAAGTATTGCTTCAAACATTAACCCTGATAAAACCATATCCCCATGGGTTGGTCGAACAGAAAGTGGAGAAAAGATCATCGTGGACAGTTTCCGACATGACGCTCAACTCTTCCTTTCCACAGCTGGGTTTTCATGGAAAATGGAATATTCGAATGGTTCCTAGCGAATTCCACATCCATGTAGACGCAGACCAAATCCCTGGCTTTCACAGTCAAGAAATGATAGCGGCATCAGGGAAATGGCACCCACTATTCATCCGTGTGAAGAAAAAGGTCGTCAACGGTACCGTCAAATGGGTTCTCTATCGAACAAAGAACAGCACCATTGACATGTATGTTCATCTGTGATTAATTGATCTGACTGCTCTGTCAAAATACGTGAGTAGAAGGAACAATTCATGACAAAACGCTATGAGAAAACTTATGCATTGAGAACCGAAGGTTACTCAAATGCTGAGATTAGTATAAAGACAGGAATATCACTTCGGTCAGTTGAGCGGGACATTGCAAAGGCTAAAGCATGGAATGATGCACCCGATGAAATCAGAAGGGCTGCGAAAGTAGGCAACCTCGACGATCCTCGAAATTTAGGTCACTTTTGGCAGATACAGAAAGACGAAGACGGAAACGGTTACAGTCTGTTCATCAAGAACCCTGAAACCCACGAGAAAATATCATTCGAAACTATGATCCTCCAAGCCATCGATGATTCGAAATCTGATGGTGCAATCCCTTACGAACCACGAAGCGAACTCGCTCTTGGCGATCACCTTCTAGTTGTTGATCTTGCTGACGTACACTTCGGTAAGCTTTGTGTAAAGAGTGAAACTGGATACGTATACAATCGACAGGTTGCTCGTCACCGAGTGATCGAAGGAACGAAAGCACTCTTGAAGAAGGCAAAGCCATTTGGCATCTCACGAATCCTATTTGTAATGGGGAACGACATTCTCCACACAGAAGACGGCAAACGATCCACACGAGGAACCGATCAAGATACCGACGGTTCCTTTTTTCAGGTCTACAGTGACGCAAAGGCTGCAACTATCGACGCCATTAAGGAGTGTGCGAAAGTGGCTGATGTCGATTTGGTGCACGTCATGTCAAACCACGACTATCGATCAGGTTGGTGTCTCAGTCAGGACATTGCATCGCGATTTGAAAATTGGCCTACCGTCAATGCGTCTGAATACAACTTGAGCTCGCTCGATCGCAAATACTATGGCTTCGAGCAAAATGCGATTCAGTTGACTCATGGCGACAATGCGAAAGAAGAGAAGCTCTACGGTCTGTTCGTCTCCGAAGCAAAACAGTTGATCGGCAAATGTGATCACCTTTATTCGTACATTCACCATGTTCACCACAAGATACGACAACGCAGAGGTGTCGACACTTTCATATCTGAAAAGGACCACGTCGGAATCACAGCGATCTCATCAGGTTCTCCAAACACTGCGTCTGGTACACACCTCCAGATGGAACACGTTCGTTCACCTTCTGCACCTGACAGCTGGCACAGCAAATTTGGTTTTGTAAATCGTCAAGGTGTAGAAGTGTTCCTGCATCATCCCACCTACGGCCAATCAGCTCGATTCACTGAGTGGTTCTAGAACAAAACTGTGTACATTCCTTCGATCGTGTGTTATAATGAATTATCGAATCATTCAATCGAAGGAAGAACACACGGAGAATTTGGACGTGAGTGAAGGCACACTCTGGCTGCATCTCAAGACTGGAAAGATGTACAGGGTTATAGGTTTGTTTGTTTCTGTAGGCTCGAAAGCGCATGGAATCCTGCCGTACTTTACGTCTCATTTACCGAAGGAACAAATTCCAATCCCTATCCCTATTGCTCGTGATCGCAAGGAATTCCTTGATGATCGGTTTCAGAAGATTGCCCCGTTTCTGACAATTGATGAAAACACTTCTCCACCAATTCAATATGAACAAACCAAAGGACTCTGAACATGAAGGTAACTAAAGCCGTATTCCCCGTAGCGGGACTAGGAACTCGATTTTTGCCAGCAACAAAATCCATTCCAAAAGAGATACTCAATCTCATCGATCAACCTCTCATTCAGTATGCGATTGATGAAGCGAGAGAAGCAGGAATCAGTGAGTTCATCTTTGTAACTTCTCGTGGAAAGAGCTCTCTTGAAGACTACTTCGATCGATCACCAGAATTGAATGAGGCTTTGAGCAGCAAGGGTAAAGACGACATACTCAAAATGCTGAAAGGTATTGAGATGGAAAGCGGATCTATCGCTTATGTTCGTCAATCTGATCCGATCGGTCTTGGGAATGCAATCTATTGTGCTCGACATCTCATCAAGAACGAACCTTTTGCAGTAATACTTCCTGACGACATCATTCAGAATGATGGGATTGGTGATAATGGTTGTATGAAACAGATGGTTGATGCTTACGATGGTGGAACGATGATCGCATGCATGAGAATGAACGATCCTGAAGAACTCTCGAAGTATGGTGTCATGGACACTCACAATGGCAATACTGTAGGAATGGTTGAAAAGCCTGCGCCTGGTAATGCACCTTCAAATCTTGCAGCTGTTGGTCGATATATTCTCGATCCTCAGATTCTTAGCCATCTGGGTCATATCAAACCTGGATCAGGTGGAGAGTATCAACTGACGGACGCCATCAATCTTCAATGCAAGATTTCCTCTCTCGATCCGAAAGTTGTAGTTAGACCATTCGTATTTGATGGAACAAGGTTTGATTGCGGATCCAAAATCGGATTTCTGAAGGCAACTGTTTCGCTTGCATTGCAACGAATCGATCTAGGTGATGAATTTAGGGATTTTCTGATTGAAATCACAAATTCCGAAAAGGAGAAAACACTATGAACAATGAATGGCTTCCATTTTCGACTGCTCCTGATGAAGGAAATTTTCTCGTTTGGCTTAAAATTCCTAAATTCGGAAATCACATCTTCCCGATGAGAAAATCCAAAAATGTCACTTCAATAATCGGCACAAACTTCACATTTGATATGCCTACACCAACACACTGGAGACCAGAATTGGAAGCTCCTATTGACATGAAGGATAAAGAACATGACGACTAAAGAAGATATCATTGAGCTCAGGAATCGAGTCATTGCTGGTGACAAACTTCTCACTATAGACTTCGCGCACTATTTTTCAAGTGCGACATCAGCAATGCTTGCCTACAAGGCATACACGGGATCATCTGATTCTGCCTTCGATTTCATCAAAAGAGAACTTCCAGGGTGCACAACCATCGAGCTTTCTCTATTCGACGATGCATGGACTGCTGAGCTTTTCCATAATGGAAGAACAAACACATCTGAACACAGTCATGGAAGATCGTTGCTCATGATTGCGTTGATCGAGATCATCGACAATCTCTCAATGAAGGAACAGTAATTTTGACTCGTAGGTTGACGCGTAGATGCATAATGTTCGAGGTGTCCAGAAAGCTTGATGCTTCTCTTGGAGACATCTTCCAAAACGATATGGCCATATCTACAGAAATGGTTGATAACGAAATCTGCATGATTGACGAGTCAATCAATTCCACGAAAAGAGGATCGAAAACCTCAACAAGCTTAAATCTGCAATGATAGCTTTCAGGAAGAAAACTCTGTAGTGTACTTTCATTCTTCTGTAGTCTATAATCTAACTATAACAAATGACTACAAACCAACTATCACAATTTAAGTTGGTGAGTCTCTCTTTTCAGAAAGCCCGTATGGAAAATGATTGATCTCGTCTATTTCACAGATCGAAGACGTCATCTCATCTGTGAGCCGTATTCGATTGCGAATCTCCACAGGATGGCGGAAGAACTTGGAATCAAACGTTGCTGGTATCACTCCTACAAGCATTACGACATTCCAAAGCGTCGAATAAAAGAGATCGAAGCAAAATGCGAAATCATCACGTCGATTGAATTGATCGAGAAGGTGAAGAAAGGCTATGGACAATGAGAACATTTACGAAAACTATGTGGAATGGAAAAGTCTCGGAATTTGACGACGAAAATCCTCCACCTGGACTTAGTCGCAAGACGAGCGCGACAGACGATATGAGTTGGTACTGGGAGAAGGTCATCATGACACTTGAAATCGGTCAAGTCACAAAGGGGGACTTCTGGGACATCGAGCGTACATCGTAGATCAAATTTTATTGCTCAATTTGCAACAAAGTTGTGTACTTCGGTGTCAGAATGTTGTATAGTGTTTGTTCCATACTCTGTGATACAATAATGACTTCCAGATGCTTCACCGGTTAAACCTGTGACTCTCTGAGTACCTTCGTAGAGATTGATGTATATTATATAGTCAAACTTATTATGTAACCCAGATAACTTCAGGTTACATGAAAATAGTTGTGTACTTCTGAGTCCACCTATTATATACTTAAATTACTACCAATTTTAACCAAAACTGGGGTAAGTCAAATGAAAACCAAAGCGAAGAAGACTACTGCTGAAAAAGGAAAGGAACTTGTGGTCATTGACATTTTGAGCAATGACCATATGATGGTGAAGCCAGTACCTGTGAAGAAATCTCTTAGACGAGAAGTCTTCAATCGTGGTTTCAAGGATTTCATGGCTGGAAATCCATGGCCAGATGATGCAGATGCTCATAGGTTTTATGTGTATGGTCGCCAATTTGCTGCCTACATGAAAGCTTACGGGTACGCGAATGTCCGGCTGAAAACAGGACAGAAATTGAATAAGTGGGTTGAACCTCGCTTCAAAGATTTCTGCATGATCTCATTCGGTTTTGTTCCCGAATAAGTGAAAGTGAAAGTGAAAGTCTTTCGCCCATGAGTTATTTCGTGGGCGAATGATGTGTGAACCCCTCCCCTTCATTATCGCAATTGTCAAAAATTACAAAAAATAAGTTGTGTACTTTTGAGCTACGATATTCTATAATTGAACTATAAACAAAGGAGACTCCAGAATGGTAGTTCACGAAGAACAAGATGAACTCGAAAGACACCAATACGATCATGAAGAAACTACCGTGAAATCGATAGCTCTAACAAGAGCATTTGGAATTGGGTATCGTGAAGGTATGAAATTGAAGCCTTGGCGAAATATCGATGAGTTCGTTAGAATAGATTCAGTCATAAATTATGAAAGGGGTAGACAATTTGCTGCATGGATGAAGTGTGAAGGCTACGAATATGTGCCTTTAAAGCTTGGAAAAAAGCTGAACGATGATTGTCTTTATCTTGTCTACCACTACGACTTTCATGTCGACTTTATCTAGTTCCTGTATGTGGCCTTAAGTCAAAAATCTTGCGCTTGTCCATGTTAAAATACACATGGAAGAACCACAGAACATTCTCGGAATCGACTACAGCACATCAAGTCCTGCCGTCTGCATCAACGGCAAGGACTTCTTCTTCATCAATCGTGAACCGAAGTATGAAGGAATCTACAAGGAGGGCGACATCACGATCAAAGGTATTTGGTACGGACCGAAGAAATCCGGTCACAACCAATTGCAGATGTTTGGTCATCTAACTCACATTCTCATTCAAGAGATCAAGCACCTCACCCCAGGAATTGCGTATATCGAGGGGTACAGCCTCGGTTCAAAAGGCAATCTCACTTTGATCGCTGAAAACACTGGTGTGATGAAGGTCGCATTGGCGATGCTTGGTTGGGAGATTCGAATTGTTTCACCGATGACTGCAAAAAAGGAATTTGCCGGAACTGGTGCTGCGAAGAAAGAGCAAATGGCAGATGCATGGTTCAAGAAGTTAGGCTTCTATGTCCATGATCGAGTTGGTTGCGACAAGGGTGCATCACCTGCATCAGACGTTGTTGATTCTCTTGCCATGTTGAACTGCAAGTCATACAATCTGAAAAATAAGCGCAAACCTAGAAGGAAAAAGCGAAATGAGCCTACACAATAGCCTACACAATACCATCAAGAACGTGCTTGAAGGCAAAACCGAAAAATCGTTCAATGAAGCAGTTGGAATGGATGTCATGAAGCTTCTTGAACCAACTATTTCAAAGTGGAAAGAGAAAGAGCTTGCTGAAGTCTTGACTGCAACTGGCTACAAGACAAAGGCGTATGACATCTACAATATGAAGTATCAAGGCATCACCGGAAAGAACGCCGTGTTTAGTATCACATTCGAGAGTCCCAGAGACGACAAATCAGATGGCGGCAAAGTATATGTCTTCATCAACAAGAGCGGAATGCTTGAAGCCGAATTCTAATGGTTGACTTCATCTCATCATTTAATGATGGTCCTGTCACCCCGGTGGTTCTCACGAATCCCGGGGACTACAAGGTTTTGGACTTCACACTTGAAGGTGAGAATGGCACCATTTCGATTCCTGAGAAACTGCTCGGCTTCACAGTATATGAGAACCTTTCGAATCCGTACCTGACTGCCGAATTTCTGATTGTCGACACTCAGAACCTACCAAGCACTTTTCCCATCGAGGGTGGAGAGAAAGTCGAAGTCTTAACAAGAGACTGCCTTGGAAATGACCGAACACTCAAGTTTCGAGTCACCAAGATCACTGATCGTGCACCAACTTCTCCGTCGTCGATCACATACACCATTCACGGAACATCTGAACACGTCATTCGATCTCATTCAAATTCGATCTCTCGAGCCATCATCAATCAACAGGCTGAGAACGAAATCGATGCCATACTGAAAGAGCTCGACTTTCCGAACGAACTGAAATCGTCAGCTACAGCTCAAGAAATCTGTGGCATCATACCAAACTGGCGACCATTGAAATCGATCTCATGGTTAACGAAACGTTCATTCTCGGATGTGTTCGAGAACTCTCCTTACGTGACGTTCATGACCATCAATGGTGAGATGTTCCATGTCCCTGTCGATCTGCTGTACAAGACTCCCGCTCGGCAGACTTATCGGTGGTTGGCAAACAAGTCGAGTGTTGACGGAAATCTTTCGTTGACAAATGACACTCGCATGACTCGACATCTCTATTCGTTTCTCGACTTCAAGGTCATGAAGACTTCAAGCACTCTTGAGAACCTTTCGTCAGGCATGTTCAAGACTCGAGTGCAGATGATCGACCTGTTCGAACGCAAGGAAGAAGACAGCCTTTACGACTATGCCGAGTCATTCGATGACACCGAACACCTCGGTTCAAAACCCATTTCGATCTTTGATGCTGAGGTTGGTGCTGATTCGATGTGGACGACTGTCTTTCGACACAACGGTCTCTTCTCTCAAGAGAGTGAGCAGTCCCGTTATGAGACGAAGATTGCAGCACACAACTCAAAGAAGCAACAAATGAAGAACTTCGTGATCCATGGACGAGTTCCTGGTCACTTCGATCTCAATGTCGGTCAAAAGTACGATGTGCGAATTCCAGGCTTCTCAAACTCACTAGATTTTCAACAATCTGACGAGTATCTGTCAGGCAACTATGTGATCGATGCCATCAAGCATGATTTCTTTCCGAACTCACAGTATGTCGCAACGATTCAAGCATTCAAGGATTCTGTAGGATGAACTTCAAGAGCTCTTCAAAATACATGGTAGGCATGGTCGTGGATCGTGCGGACCCGCAACAAAGAGGTCGTCTTCGTGTTCGCTGGTTCGGATACTACAGTGACGAGATTCCTGTCGAACAACTGCCTTGGAGCCTTGTCGTTTCTCCAATCACATCTGCTGGTCTTGCTGGAGTTGGTTCGACACCGACTGGCGCAATGGTAGGCACATTCGTTTTCGGATCATTTATCGATGAAGCTCAACAACATGCTGTCATCTTTGGAACCATCAATCCTATCGAAGGTCTTGGTGATGGTGATGGTGATGGCATCATCAATGAACATGGTATCCTCGACACAAACGAGCAGTACGAAGGTCCATCGAATGCAACATTCAGTGGTACAGGTCCATCTTGGTTCCAAACTGCAGTTGGAGAGATTGGCACGAAAGAATTTCGGAATGGCAGTAATCCTGAGATCGTCAAGTACGCGAGATCGAATGGTTTCTCAGACGATGAGACTCCGTGGTGTGCATCCTTTGTCAAATGGTGTATGACTCAAGCAGGTCAATCAACAGACGGCATTACAGGCATGGCTCGCTCATTCACACGAAGTTCTGCCTTTGAGAAGATCAGTGAGCCTCTTCATGGATGTGTGGTTGTGTTCGATCGACCTCCCAACCCTTCTTCTGGTCATGTTGCATTACTCGACTCCATTCAAGGTGGTCGTCTTCGTGTGTTAGGTGGCAATCAATCGAATTCTGTCAACATCCAAGGCTATGCTACAAATCGTCTCGTCGGAATGTATTGGCCGTTTGGTGCCTCTAAGGACGGATTCGGTGTGTAAAATAGAAGAACAGTTTAACCAAAAGGGACCTCATCAATGAGCCTTCAACGACCTGCATCCATCAACGATCTCATCGCCCATGCAAAGATGAAAATTGGTGAACCTGTCATTCGTGTCAATGTCACCGAAGATCAGTGCATTGCTGCTGTCTATGAAGCTGTCGATCGTTTTACCGACTATCATGACGAGGCTTCTGATGAAGGCATTTTCATCGTCGAGATCACAGAGCAAATTGCAGCTGATCAAGGCTTCGAAGTTCCTGAAGAAACGATCGCTATTCTCGAGGTTCTCGGTATGAGCGGTGGAGGAACTAGCATTTCTGGTGGTGGAGAAGAATACTCGATATCGAATCAACACTTTATGATTGGTGGAGTCCACGACAAAGTAAGCATGTTCCTTGCTCAACGTGATCTTTCGTATCTTCGCAACGTATTGAGGCCACCACCCGTCTATCGATTCAACCAGAGCACTCGGTTTCTGCATATTGAGGAACGCTCGGAAGAATTTGTGGTTGGCTACAACATCATGTACCGTGCAACGTTCAGTCTCGGGGACATTTCAACTCGATTCTGGCGGGATGTATGGTTGATCAAATATACGACAGCTCTCATCAAGCGTCAATGGGGAAATAACATCACCAAATACACCAATGTCGAACTGCCTGGTGGCTACACACTCAATGGTGATCAACTCCTTTCCTCTGCGAAGGAAGAGATCAAAGAGCTCGAAGAAGAACTGTATGAAAACGCATCTGTGATGCGTACAGTCATGACAATTGCATAGGAGAAGCAAAAATGAATCTGAATGAATCTATCACATCTGTCCTCAACGAAGTTCAAGTGCGTATCGGCAAACCCCCGAAGGATACGTACAAAACCGTGCTTTCTCGTGGATACGACAACAATTTGAAGATTGGCGATCCATGGATCGATGCTGAAGGGAAACCTATCGCGAATACGATGTATCTCGGTGAAGCGGACTTCGCTGTGAAGCGTTCTGGTGGATATATCGAGATCGTTCACAACGATATCGATGGAAGCCAATCAAACACCATGTTGAGCACTCAGCAACTCAAAGCTCTTGCACGTCTCTGAAAGGACTCAGTATGAAACTCAACGACATCATCAAGGAAGTCATGGAATCGAACGAATCTGATCCAGGCTTCTCGAAGATGAATGAAAGCGTTCTCTACAACAAAGGCCAAGACTGGGCTGTTGCTGTAGTGAAAGCAAATCGCAATCGTGTCGGCAAACCCACTGTCGATGAAAAAGGCGAAGAGATGAATGGAATGAGCTGTCTGACAAAGGATGGTGCCTGGCACTATTATCCGAAGACGAACGTCCTTTCTCACATCTCTCAATTCAGTAAGAGCGAAGCATTGATCACTCTTTCCGACGAACTCAAATCCTCACTCAAGAAGTTCGTTCTGTAAAGGACTATCATGGCAAATCCACACTTCAACAACTTCCTCTGGGACAACGATGCGCAGATCATCGAGGACCTTACTTCCGATTTCATCTACGACCATGGAATCGGAGTTCAGTATATGCCAAGGGTGGACGCTCATTTCGATCCTGTCATGCAAGAGCCGACTGTTAGCACCTTCCGAGATGCATTCGGTGTCGACATCTTCATTGAGGCTTCGACTGGTCAGTACATGGGTCCCAACGCAATGTTCGATTTTGCAGGATTCTCGTATGGCAAAGACAATGTCACGATCCATTTCGATAAACGGAAGTTCATCGAGATTCTCGACAAGTATCCTACAGAGGGCGATCTCATCTATGTTCGCGAACTTGATCGTATCTTTGAGATCATTGATGTCGACACACCTGATCCGATGCTTTCTGGTGGCAGACACTTCTCAATTCCTGCTACGATGCGCGTCTATGGTGCTGGTGAAGGCACAACCAACTTCGATCCTCTGCTCATTGATGATCTTGACTCCAACAACCTCAACGAAATCCTGAAGGCTCTTGACCCATCAATGGACCTTGTCGATCCGACTGAGCAAGAGATCAATGACGCCCAAGTCAATAACGATCCTCAGACCCAGAACGAACGTCTCAAGGATGCAGAGCCTGGCACACCATCTGTCGACCCTAAAAGTAACCCGTTTGGATTCTCATAATGCCCATTGAAAGACGCTGGTTCGCCCATGCACACATTCGCACAACGATCTCGATGTTCGGCAAACTCTTCTCGTCGGTCTATCACTCTCATCTGAGTGCTGATGGCGCTACCGTTGAAAAGTTGTCGCGGGTACCAATTCGATATGTGCCTGAATCACGCTCTCACTTTCAGAAACGTGAATCAGACCCTGAAGACCTGAATCGCTTTATCGAAACATATCCTCGAATCGCCTACACCTTCACCGGTTTGTCGTATGACTCAAGTCGTCAGGTGTCGATGCATCAGAAATTCCGGAATCCTCAGGATGCAACACAGATTGGCTATTCGAGTGCGCCATACAATCTGTCATTCGACATGCGCATCCTCGCCAGAGACAACATCAAAGCCTGTGAAATCCTCGAACAGATTCTGCCGTTCTTCCGACCAAATCTCAATGTGTCCATTCGCAACTCTTCCTATAGGGAGTTGGATCACGACATCATGGTGACTCTCGAATCTGTCAGCCAAGAAGACAACATCGAAGACAACGAAATGCGTGTCGTCCAGTATGTGCTTAGCTTCTCTGTTCAAACCAATCTACAGGGTGTCGTCACCAACTCTGACATCGAGATCACCAAATTCGATGGCATTGTGGACGAAGGATCAGGTCCTCCACCTGGCACACCTCTGTATGAGATCGTGAATGGAACCATTCGAACCGTCATCCTTGAGCTGCATGACCTTGATGTTCCTGCAGGAACTGAATCTACACCAATCGACTCAACCATCATAGGAGAACCACTACCATGATCTACATTCTTCCTAAAGGAGACTTCGAATGAACCTCATCTTTCGTCTTATCAAAGGCACACCTATCACAGCTGAAGAGCATGACAGCAATCTAAATGAATTGCAGACCAAGATTACAGAGCTTGAAAACCTCATCATTGCTCTCGATGCACGCGTAACGACCCTCGAATCCGCTTGATCTCTCTTTTTCACCCCTTTGAAAACGGGTGAGCGGCATTTTTTTAGGTGCAAAAATTGGCATCTCGAAGGGCACTCAGGTCTAGGATCGGGTGCCCTTTGCTGTGCTGAACTGGTCTCTGAACCTGATTGACATGGTGATGCAAACGAACCCTTGCGTTGTGTCTGCACACCAGTTCTCACACCTACTCGTTGAGCCTTTTCCAAATCCGACTCGCGAGTAACCAACCCCCATTCCTCACTGCAACACGGTCGGCTTGATATATTTTCAACGAATTCACCCATCCTACAGCAGTGGTTCGATCTTGATGCAATGAGCTGTGTACTTTTGAGCTCCTTTGTTCTATAATCGAACTATAAACCTATACTATAACAAACAAACAGGAGACGACATGACTCACATTGACAAAGAAGCTATTCGGGCCATCCAGAAGCGCATCGGGTCAACACCTTTCCCAGACGGCTTTCAGGATACCGCTGATGACGCCTCAGTCATGATTTCCGATCTTGAAGAACGTGTTGAAAAGGCAGAATCCATGTTGCGAAACGTCGTCTGGCGCGCAACATGTGGAACAATGCAATACACAGGTCAATCCCTCAATGACATATGTGTAAAGATTACGTCAATGAGAAACAGTCTATATCTTGACGGAAAAGCACAAGGCGTAAGAGATGGCGCAGCTATACTACCCCACGCATATAGGGCAGGAATGGAGGCTTCTGCTGTCGAATGTGAAGAACTGGGCGCACGTACTATGTCCCAACACGGCAGTCAAATGCAGGAAGATTGCTACACGAAGGTGCAGGCGTTGGTGGATGCTTCGTCGTCATTGATCGCAGACGTTCGTCGTCGTTACCCGAATGAGGAATTGCGGTGTACGTATATGATCGCGATGGACGCCGCCCTCGCAAAATGACTGTATAGTCGGCTGGAATTATCTTCTTTCGAAGTATGCCAACACAAACGACAAAGAATATGTGGCCGAGGCATTTTCTCTTTATATGCACGCGCCTGTAAGTCAGCACTACAGAATACACCCTGCTCTTTTGCAGATATTTAAGGATGAGGATAGGTCAAATGTCTCTTGATGAATTTTTCGAGTACTTGAGCGCAAACCCAAATGCGTCTGATAGCGATGTTGATGATGCTATTTCTCTCATTTCTGACAATAATGAGCGCGATCTTGCTTCCGTATCCGCATGGGAGTTTTTGGCGTCATTGCGCGATCCAGAGGACATTTCCGCATGAGTAATTTCACCGCCGAGGCCAAGCTGGCACAGTTGAAGGAGACAGACAATGAACCTAAGTGAGATGATTGCGATAGACGTTAGCAAGGCTGAATGCTTTGATGATCGAGGCTACGGGCAGGGGTCTTAAACCCAAAAATTGTAGCAGCATCCATCATCGCCCGCCTGCATGAATGCGTGAAGCCTTTGGAGTGGGGACCGGAGGAGTGCGACGGTGGTTTTTACGTCAGCATCTGCATATCCGGCGACTTCTCTGCATTCTATCAAATTGACCAGACGGATTTCGACCTAGCCGAGGTGTCGTTTGGGATTGTATGCCATGAGTTTGGTAGCGACGTAATTTGGCGCGGCCCAAAAGATGACGCAAAGGCCGCAGCGCAAGCCCACTACGCCAAGCAGATCATCGCTAGGTTGGACCTATGACACCCAACCCATACCCACGTCAGCTGAATGGTGATCAACAGACTGAAATGACAACGAAATCGTGCGAAAACTGTGGAGTCCCGATGATTTTGAATGCGGATGCTTCTCCATTTGAACCAGACTACACCTGCTCTGTATGTGGAGGTCAGAAGATTGATCGCAACTACATTCCTGAGCCATTTGAGTCTACTCAAGAGCCTTCATTACTGGAATTTGTCATAGGTTTGACCGCAATCGTAGCTCTCATTTTTGCATTCGTCGTAGCGGGTGTCAATTCAATCCGGTGAGATGCAAAGCCACAAAGAAGTGATGAGAAAGGATTCTCTGTTATGAATGCAAGAGAAAAGGTCGCACGTAAGGTCAAGTCTGCTCTTGAGTCTGAAGGCTTCAAATCGATCTCTCTTCAGAGGGTCTATGATGGCATATGGTCTCCATCAGGTGGAGAGCGTCAACTGGACATTGCAAGATGGGATGTGACTGTCAAGTGTGAACATGATGACTCTGATCTGAAGTACAGCATCCACACCCATTCATAAGCTTTGCTACCCAGTCAACTCTTCACATGCATGGTATGCGACACCAACTCAAGCTGCAAAAGCTGTCGAAAATGTTCGCGATCATGATGATCCCAAATGGGATGAAGTGCTCAGGTGTTCGTAACTGAATACTGTAGACGATGTGGAGGGACTGGAGTTCTTGCTCGTCGTGGGGTCTCAAGATCAATCAATTATGTTGTATGCACTAGATGCAAGGGTCACAGAGGTAAGTGCATTAAATTGCACAAATGTTGCAATGAATTGTGTACATCTGATTCGAAGTGTGATATAATAGATGGTGACAACGAAGCTCTCTGGGTCACACCACCTGCTTCGACAATATATTATTCATCAACCTGGCATACGTTACTCAGTGAGTCACTGGTTACTCCTGAAGATTGATCGGAAGTCAGTATTGTCTCGTAATTTACGGAACAAGAAATGAATGGACGGATCGTCAGTCGGTTGTGTATGCGATGCAATCGGTTGTGTATGCGATGCAAAACGAGCTGTGTACATTGCGTCTCCGATAGTCTATAATCGAACTATAAACAAAGGAGACTCAATCATGACTGTCAAGCAACTGGAAGCACTCTTCGAATCGAACTCAGCATTCAAAGGAATGTCCGAAAACGTAAAGGAGACCGAATACGGTTTCTCATTCACATATGATGGTTTCCTACAATGTGCAATCGTCAAGGACCAAGGTCAATTCGTCGATGTTCAAGATTGCAACACAGATGAAGTTGATTCTGAATTCTACCCAACGACCTACGTCAAGGAAGGCAAATTCAATCGTTACGATTCGATCGAAGAATTGGTTGCATTCAATCAATCGTACTTCGATGAGTTCATGTCTTAAGCCAAACCAATTCGATTCTCCCTCACACTCAACACGAATGTGAGGGATTGTTGTGTGTTCATCCCTTTGAGGACGCTTCACTCGAATCGAATGATGACAGTGTATAGAGTGAGACGAGCTCTCCAAGGTTTTGAGTCGATTCGTCTGTAGTCTGAAGAGTTGCACTGATTCCACCATCACTCGATGAACCTGATGGACTGATTGGCACTGGGGTTCCAAGAGTAGCAAGACCTGCTGTATCAGCATACAGAGCCTTTTCAACAGGATGTGAGAGTCGAATGGGTCCTGAACCTGCAATCGAAACATTCCCATCAGATGAGACGAATGTTCCACTCGAACCAAAGAGAGTTGCTGACCCTGATCCACTGATTCCAACATTACCGCCACCAGCAATCGAAACGTTACCACTCGAACCCACTGTTGTGGATGCTGCACTGAAGATTGAGATGTCTGAGGTTGCGACTGCATTGATTGCATCATCTGACCTCAGACCAATGGACTCAGAAGCTTCAAGATTGAGTGTGCCTGATCTTGCGACTGCGGCGAATGCCTTTGAATCGAATTGAAGATTGCCTTCGATTGCTGCAGTCATGAAGCCACCAACACTCAATGCAGAATCAGCACCAATCGTTTCAACCTTCTGACCTTCGATCTCAATGTTCATGTCTGCAGCCTTAATGTTGAGAGACGAACCACATGTGATGTTGAGGTCCTCTTTCGTATTGATGTTGACGTTGTTGGCCACCACACCTGCATCACCTTCGACATAGATGTTGACGTTTCCGTTCACAATGATGAAGTCGTCACCACATACCAACGTGTATCGATCCTTTCGAATCACATTGCGTTGAGTCCCATTCTCATCGATCTCATATCCAGTCCCCGTACGGTGTCTCTCAGCAATTCGTTCAGAACCAGGTGTGTCGTCAACTTCACGATAGTGACCAGACTCCGAATGCTCCACATGGTTGTGTGGGTACACTGGAGATGCTGTTGATGAGGGCATACTGAATGGCATCGAATCAGCCATGTAGTTCGAAGATGCGGCACTCTGATTTGCTTCAGACTCTACACGATTCGATGTCTCCACAGGTCCATCAGCAAACTGACTGAAGATTGAAGCATTCGTTCGACCTCCAGCTGATTGGAACGAAATGCCTTGGTTCTGTTGGTTCGCTGCACTCAATGTCTGTATAGAGGCGATCGCAACGAATCCTTTGACCTTTGCCTTCATGTCTGTAGACTCAAGCACACCCATCGATATGAGTCGTGAGTAGAGGTACTTGCATTCAGACAGAAAGATGGGTCTCTGATCAGCTGAAAGGAATGAGTCTCTCGAACTGATGCCATCTTTGCCTGTCCACATCGATGGTACCTTGAGTGATAGGTTCGTTGTACCAGGCTTCACATACCCAAGTCGA